TCTTAGAACAGAATCATCACTTACATCATTTAGTTTTCTAGAACATGAAACTCAGGTGAATGATGCGAAAAGAAATATTAATGTTTTAAGACAGGAATATCTAAGTGTCTTCTTAGAGAATTTTGCAGAGATTATGGAATATAAACCATCAAATCAATTTGTGAGAGAGAACCTCAAGAAAACAGAGAATCCAAGATTAATTTCGCCATAAAAAAAGAGGTCACTTTGAGCGACCTCTGGCGTAAAAAATGGCCCGAAATTTTTTTCGGGGTATTTTCTAATTTTCAGCTAATTTTGCAAAATAGCTAAGTGCATCTTCTTCATCCTCATCTGTATTAACAGAGGATGGAGTTGTGTCAACAACAGCACGACCTTCACTTAAGTCCTCTAAGTTATTATCTTCATCAATAACTTCGGGGTCTTGTCTTTTTGGTGCAACAGTGAGACCAAGAACATAATCAAGTCTCTTCTTGAGATCTTCATATGACTTGAACTGATCTGGAGCAATAAGTTCTGCAAGAGAATATTCGTTCTTCCAAACTGTTTCCATTGCATCGTCATCATCTAGAAGTGGAGCAGGAGCAGCAAACTCAGATGAGTCATAGTTCCAGTATCCAGCAACCTTTTTGATTTTGATTTTGAAGTTTGCACCAGCCCAGAAATCAAATGGGTTGATTGCCTGTTCATCTTCAAACTCAGGTTGCATTGCAGCAGTTATCTTATCAAAGATTTTCTTTCCGTATCTAAACAAGAATACTTTACCTTCATTCGCTGGGTTTGAAGGATCTTTAACAACATAAACGTTACTGTAATAAGATAACTTACGTTTCTGTTTTCTTGCGACTTCTTTATCGGAATCAACACCTGAGTTCCAGAGTTGTGAATTATGCTCTGATACTGGGTCTTTCTGACCAAGTGTTGTTAATGAGTTCTCAATATACCAACCACCAGATGCTTGGAAAGCATGAGTATAAAGTTTTGCCCAAGGCAAATCTTCTCCGTCTGGTGCAGGGAGAAATCTGATTACTGCGTAACCGTTACCTGCTTTATCTACTTCTGGTTTCCATAAACGATCATCTACACCGTTTGAACCTTTGTTCATTTTTTCCACCTGACTAACAAGTTTTGCTGTCAGAGAACCAAGTGAGGATTGTTTTTTAAGATTAGAAAAAGACATTAGATTTTATTAGATTAATTTTTACTTTGTGTTAGAGAGACCATCTGCCCGACTCATAGAGTTGCATCTTAGGTCAAAAAAGAGGGAGGTTGGATTCCTGTGTACCAACAAGAGAAGGGCATTTCTACAGTTTAGAAAAACTTCTCTGCCTGAGACCCGACTGGTAAGTCGATTCTCCTTTCGGAGCAGCACCACCTGTGTCTCATCACCTTAACCAGCTATATGCCAGTAAGTTTATTCAGTCACTCCCATGTGAAGTGGCCTTCTTCACCCTTTTAATATACTACCCTTCTTCTTCCTTGTCAAGCTCAAATATTAAATCTTTATATTTTCTCCATAATTCACCCACTCTCTCCTCAGTTGCACGTGACTTCCATAGTTGAGCAACGATGTCTTTCATATCATCCATTGGTACCACAACGGACAGACTACCATGTGTCTCCACCTCTGGTGGTGCAACTAGGTCATCACCTGATAATCTATCTAACTTCCTATGCAATTCATCTATCTTATTGTCCATAACATAGAGTAATTCTTTTGAGGAAGCATCCCTATTGGCAGATGACCAGAAGGCTGCTATCTCTTCTTCTGGTCTAGGATTTATATCGTCTGGTATTAATGATATCATATGTCCCCTGGTGCTCTATTCTCTGAGTATCCTACCTCAAACATTTGATTAGGATAACGTGCTGCTAACTTAAGAGTATTAGTATAGATAACCTCATCTAATCTAAGGTCTAATGCTAGTGCTGCCTGTGCAACGTACCACATGATGTCACCCAACTCTTTCTCTAAGTGCTCTTTGTTTGCTCTGTTATATGGTTTGCCTTGAAACTTTAACTTCTTAACTATCTCCATAAACTCACCTGCTTCAGAGCACATACCTGATGCAGCAGTGTCTAGACGAGAGATGTTACACTTAGCATCATGTAACTCTTTGTATCTGTCTATTAAGTCAGGGAAATTCTTACTAGCCTTTGATGTAACTCTATCTACAAATGCCATGTAGTTATCTAAGTCAATCTCAAACTTCTCTTTCTTACCACCTTTCTCTTTTGATTTCTTTTTCTTATCTTGTAGTACTTTACGAGCAGCAGGAGCACTACCCATACGCTCGTCAGTATCATAGTCATCAGCACTCTTTGGTGCATCATCAGCCATCTTTTTGGCTTGGTCTTTATTAGAGTCTACTTTATCTTGACTAGCATTCGACAACTCTTCAGCAGCTTTATCCTGTTCTGGATCAGAAGGTGCTTGGTTGGTTAAATTCTCTGCCATTATACTTTAAATCCCTCGAATTGTTTCTTAGTATCTGTTGTTGGTTCGATATCACCTGCGTCAATGATATCATCTTGTGCACTTTGCTCACAATCATACAGCCTCATCTTCGCTCTGTCAATACCCACAACGAATCTCTTATACATTGTAGGATCATTATAGCGATTCTTCAACTGCTTGACCATTATTTGTCCGAGTTGTTCCATATCTTCTGTACTAATGAGAGCAAGCATAAGGTCAGCAGTGGCGGGAAGACCGAATGACTCAGAGGTATCAGTAAGATCGACATCACTGTTAGCAAACCCACTACGAGTTGTTTGGGTTGCGGATACGATTGGAACATTAAACTCCACTGCCAATCCCCTGAGTTCTTCTGCAATCGCTTTGACATAAGTGTAACTATTAACTATAGTCCCTTTATATCTAGCAGAAGCACATATATTTAAGTAGTCTATGAATATAATATCAGGACTAAATCCTTTCTTCATGGACAACTCATTTAAGAGTGCCTTGAAGTGACCCACATGTGCTGATGCTGTGGGATACTCCTTAATGATTAGTTTACCTTGAGTCTTCTTCTTTAATTGAAGCAACTTGGAGGAGTATTTTTCTTTTGTGAGGAGTGGGTCGTTGAGTGATTGGATTGGGATGTCCAAGAGGTTGGCATCAACTCGCTCTGCAATTTTCTCCTCTGCCATCTCCATTGTAATGTAGAGAACGTTCCTCCCTTGGAGCAACACGGAGCTAGCAACATGGCACATGAATAAAGACTTCCCGACACCTGTACCAGCAAGTGCGATGTTAAGAGTCTTATTAGGTAAACCACCTTTGGTAATTTTGTTAAGATACTCAAGATCAAATGGTATCTTCTCTTCCTTCTTGTGATAGAAGTCATATCTTTCGTCAGAGTCCTGTATGTAATCGTGTCCTACATGATCATCAAAACACACACCAAGGGCTTCAGACATGATAGATGGTATCGCATCTTTGGTACGTGTCTTGTCTTGTCCGTCAGCTATTTTGACAGACTCCATTAGAGCAAGATAAATTGCTCTTTCTTTACACCACTTCTCAGTGGTTTCGACAAGCCAGTCCTCGTTATACGCTTCCCTATCTAAATTATTAAGAAACTGCTCGACCTCCTGATATATTTCCTCGGAGATGTCCCGACGTTTCTCTACTTCTATCTTTAGGGCATTTGGTTCGGGGGTAGCCTCAAATTTATTTACATAATCTGATAAGGCATTAAACAATACCTTATGAGTATGAGTATCAAAGTACTCATCCTTTATAAATGGTAAGACCTTCCTAGTATATGTCTCATTAAATATGAGATTACTTAAGGTGATCTCTTCTATCTTTAAACTCATGTATAATGTAAGTAGGTTATAAGAGAATACTTATCCTGCTCTTTCGGTGCTCTATATGAATGAGCAAACGTCCATGTCGCAGGGAACATTACTATTCTACCACGTTTTGCAGGGATAGCATAGTCAATATCATCAAAGTGTATGTCTCCATCCTCAAAGTCATCGTTTAAAAACATGTGATAGGTAACAAAGCGTCTAGCAGATGCATAGTCACCAACATCTATGTGACGATTGAAGTGGTCAGCAGTCCTGTGCTGAAACTTCATCATCTTAACTTGCTCTAGTGAGTTTTGTCTAGGCCAGTAACGTTCACAATCCAAATCTTTCATATACTTCTCACCACATGACTTGATGGCAAGTAAGCACTGTTGATGTACAGGATTAAACTTTACATTCTGATTCTTTTCTACTTCCTCTGTGACATTTAACATAGAGAAACCACACAAATCAGTATCCTGACGAGTTATCTTATCAATCTCGTTATCGAATAAGTCGATAGCATTCTTGCAAAAGTTTGCATCGAGAACATCATCATAGGTGATGATATAATCTTTAAGATCCATATGAAAACTCCTTCTGAGCACACTCATCTAGTGCTTGTAAAATTTCTGACGAGAAGTATTTATCTGGGTCTTTATATACAACGGATGGGTATACCGATTCACCATTGATGACTATTCGATTACCTTTACGCTCGAAGACTCCATACTTCTCTCCTAATTCTATCAAACCATAGTAACGATCCAATCCTCTTTCATCATAATATAAACGGATCGCAACGAGAGCATTCTCTTTAGCAAGTCGAGACTTAGCAAGTTTTGCTTTAATAATATTACCGATAACCTCTTTACCATCCTTCTCCTTAGACTTACTAAGGTAGATGATATTAGTTGCAGCATATTTTAAACCACTACCTCCACCCATCTCTTTAGTAGGTACATAAGCACCCACCACATCATATGTATGGTTGGTAACTATTAAAGGAACATTTGCTTTACCTAGTTTGAGGGTTAGCACACGGAAGATAGATTTAACTACCTGTGCCCTTGTCATATCTCTTGTTTCTTTACCTGCTTCACTGTCTTCCATCTCCTTAGAAGTGGATAGCATACCTAGTGAATCAAGTACCATCATCATAGGAGGTTGATTCTTATCCTTCATATAAGTATCAAGAATCTTAATTGCTTGTGTCCGAAACTCCTGCACTGTAGTGACAGGTACTATAATCATACGCTTGGAATCAATATTCCTAGACTCGATCATATCTTTACTTAATGCACTCTCAGACTCAAAGTAAATAACCCCACCATCAGGATTAGATTCGAGGAAATGACGTACGATACCAAGACAGAAAAACGTCTTTCCTGTACTTGATTCACCTGCAATAGCAGTGATTTTGTTTCCTGGAACCCCTTTGTAGATTGAACCTGAGACAAGTCCGTTAAAGATGTACGAGCCCGTATCGATAAACGAACCAGTATCACCAGCTGCAACACCATCAGCAACGATAGTAGCATATTCATTATCTATTTCCTTTACTATATCCTTTAAAAAACTCACGACCAAAGTGCCTCTAATGTATTCATTTTCTCTGCCTTCCACCCTATGCAATCAAGTATAGCCTGTAAGGGTGCAAGAAAACTCTTCTCAAATTGTAGGTCATAATCAATAGAATTGTCAAGCCCAAATTCTGATGGAAGAGTCTGGAAGAATGAGATTATATTCTCATTAATCTTATTTGGGGTGCGAAGATGTAAGTATTTAATCTTCTCACCCTCTTGTATGATGGGATACTTGTGCTGTAGTTTCTTCTTCTTGATGTGATAATTATACATCAATGCACCACGCACATGCATCGGACACCCCTTACCATATATGGTAGCAGTGGATGTATTCTTTGCAATATTATTACAACCACGAGGGAATGCTACCTCTTCTGGTGACATCTTCTCAAACTTATCACGGAAGTCCTTGATATATTTCTGAGTATCAGTCTCACTACCTGTCATTATAACATTAAGTGCTTCCTTAATAGCATTACGACATGGCATAGGTGTAGATGACTTCACTGCTTCGATACCCATCATCTTTAGTTTAGGTTTCTCATACTGGACACCCTCACTATTCCATACGTTTAAAATATATCTCTTCTTCGCTGTCCATATACCTTTGTTGGCAATGTTTTCTCTCTTCATTACCATCTTCTGCTCATAAGCATTTACAACGGTTGCCATTTCTTCATAAGCACCCTCAATATAGCGATCAAGTTCCACATCACACACCTTTTTAAGGAACCTAAGTGTACTCTGATCGTCCTTCTCTCCACTGGGGAATACAGCTTGTACCAGAGGACCAAGATTAAGGTAAATACTATCAGTGTCACTAGCAATAACATAATCAGTCTCCTCTGTTTTTAATACTTTGTTTAAATAATTGTTTACTTTGTTTTCAATCCATCGGATTGCTACTTGTCCAGACAATGTGATCGCTTCAGCGTTCGCAAGATTGTAATATCTGAAGTATTGGTTACCGATAGCACCATAGGCAGAGTTAAGTTGTATCTTTCTTGCCATCTGGATGTTGTTGAACTTGGCGATGTCTCGCTTGAGTTGTGCTGTTGGTTTCTTTTCATACTCACTCTTTGCCTTAAGCATTTTCTTCTTATAGATTGTCCTCTCATCGTAGATGCGTTGCATCATCTCAGGTAAGAATCCGTGGATGTCCTTGCGGTATTGGGCTCCGTTGGCACACACTGCAAAGTCTTCATCGATCCGAACGTCTCCACTGAGCATTCTCTCAACGGTGGCGGTAGGGTGTCTTCGCTCGACGAGGGTTTCGGGGGAGATGTTGTACTGCATGATAAGGTGAGGGTATAGACTGTTAAGGTCAAAACTGACCACCCAATCATAGATGCCAGGCTTCGGCTCTTTGACGTATGCTCCTGCGTATTTGTCATCTTTTCTAGTTGAACTCCTTGGTGGTACTACAATATTTCTTTTACTAAGGTCATTATATATGAGAGTGTCCCATACTTTAACCTGAGAATACACATCCTCAAAGTTAACCTTGGCATCGTATGCCATAGCAACACACAACTCCACCAGTTTCATCTTGTCTTCCAGTTGGTCAACAAGTTCAACGTCATGGATGTTATACTCTACAAACCTATCCCAATCATTAGTATAGAAGTCTTTAAAGTTTTCATACTGAGAGTGATCTAACTTCTTATCATCTAACTCAACCATTGCAATGTGGTCTAGTCTATATGACTCTTGGTTTGTATAAGTAAACTTCTTATAGAGGTCAAGGTAGTCAAGAATACTAACACCAGTAAGATCATAAGCAATGTTCCTACGTCCTTGAATGACAATCTCCCTGTCATGTACCCTTTTCCAAGGAGACAGAGATTTCTTCCACTTCTCACCTAGTATCCTCTCTACTCTACGACAGATATAAGGGATATCATATAAGTTACAGTTCCATCCTGTAATAATGTCAGGGGTATTCTTTGCCCACCACTCAACAAAGTCTGCAAGCATCTTATCTTCCGACCAGAATACTCTATACTCATGCTGAGATTGAAACTCTCGTGTACCCCACGTGATTATCTTCTTAGTATTGAAATCCTTTATAGTAATGCATAGCATCTGCTCTGCACATGCTTCTACATCAGGGAATCCATTCTCACATGCAACCTCAATGTCAATCGTATAGATTTTCATCTTGGTCATATCATAATCTATGTCACTAGGATATTTCTCAGCGATATGCTGATACAAATACCTCTCATAACCATGGACTTCCATACCCGCAGCATCTTCATACTGCCTAAGAAACTCTCTTGCTTCTCTAGCACCATCAAACTTCTTTGGGTATGCTTTCCTACCATCTAAAGTCTTATACTTAGATGGTTTCTTTTGTGCATCTGGTACCAGATACAATGTTGGTTGTGACTTCTCTCTGTATTGTACAGGTTGTCCATTCTCATACCCACGGTAGAGAATATCATTTCCTAATAGACATAAATTTGTATAGAAATCACTCATTAATTTCAGAACCTACTGCTTCTCCATATTTCTCTGCAACAACAGCAGAGGGATCCAGTATAGTCAAGACCTGGTCAGATGTCAAGAACAAATCTCGTTGGTCTGTATGTAATGGAAATGTATCCAACACACCTTCAGGTCCAACAGAATAACAATTCTCAATCAGTAGACTCGGTTCCTCGTCCAGTTCCGTTATCTTCCCCAACAAATACAGCTGTGGGCGGTGTTTGAGTATGATCAACTTTAGCATCGTCTTTCTTTATCTCTTTATATTTTTTTATTGCCTGTTGCCATCCGTCAACGACGTTGGAATGTGGCTCTGAAATTGCCACTACTGAATATAGTGTAACAATATTTCTTCCAGTTGACAATGGTGACCACGGAAAGAATTCTAATTCTATATTACCAAGAGACTCCATGTCAACTTTATCACCCTCTTGAAACATATCTTCAACTTGTCTCAAGATTGTCACGGTGAATGCATCAATGAATTCATATGCTATAGCAGTTTTACCTGTAGCATCAGGACGTATCTCCTTGATATCAGCTATTACGTCCTCTCCGTTTTGCATTCTTGCGACTCTTACTGACATATCCTTGACCCTCCATTAAATTATAGTAAGTACCTCTAACTAAATCACCGAATGCTTTCCTAGCAGACACGTTTCGTTGGTCAGAAAGCATATGCACCATCTGCATAAACTCTTCTGATAACTCTGGCGGTAGGTCTAACGTCAGTGTATCTTTCTTTTCATTGGACTCTGGACATATATTAACATACATGTTCATAATAATCAACTCCATATAAAAAGAGACCTCTGAAGGTCTCTTTGGTTGTTAAATTATATAGGTGTCTAAACATCACCTGTTACTTTACCACTCGGTACCTTAGCAGGAGGATCTAATTGAATAGTTCCTGTATAAGATTGATGTGCATGCTCTAACAAATGATCTAACTTAGCGTTAATCTCATCTAGTTTTTCCTCTATGCTTGTGTCTGGGACATATGCAAGAGGGTCATTAGCATACTCTGGTGGTGTTATTATCGGGTCACTCATTAGTAATACCTGTTCCATTGTATATTATTTAGTAATCATCATTTGTCTGTGACTCTACCCACTCAGCATTGTTTCGACAGTATGCATCAGCATCTATCTCCATCCTCCAGTGGGTGAGGGTATGAAGGGTCTGTATCATGACCATCATACCCAGTATCAGCACAGGTCCTATCCATAAGGGGTGCATCACGACATCTTCTGTCTTCATGTTAGGTAGTCCTTACGAGCATGATGCTCAGGTACTATCTTACCTAACTTGATAACGAGGAGTCCGTTGTCGAAGGCAACGTCTGTGACGTGGGTGTCTTCTGCGATTGTCCACGACCTCTTGAAAGTTCGCTTAGCCAATCCCCTGTGGATAAACGTCTCTTCCTCATCTGGTTCAGATTTGGTTCCTTCGATATGAAGTTTTCCATACTCTGTGAAGACATTGACTTCCTCCTTTGTGAAACCTGCTAGTGCTACTTCTAATCTAGACTCGTGATTGTTTATGTGAACAATATTAAAGGGTGGATAGTTCGAAGTTTCCATAGCGTTGAAACTCTCGAAGTAATCATCCAGCCCTAGCGAGTTAGTAAAAATCTTATCCATCAACTGATTCAAATCAGCTGCACGGTATCTCTGTATCTTAGACATAATAGTCCTCCTTTAGTAAGCGAGTGTTAATTGGTGTCCCCGAAGGCGACACTATTATTTATAACACATACTCGGCCATTGTCAGTAGGGGTATCCGAAATAGTACATTTGTTACAATACTTTATTTGCTAAATAGAAGTACTTCTACTTAGGATAAATGAAAAGAGCGTTATTGCTTTTTGGTATGATTTTGATGAGTGGCACAGCAGCACGTGCCGATCTGACTCATAGACTTAGTAGCTCGACACAACTCCAAGTGGATGCGGGTTATACTTCAGTTTCTAGAGCAGCAAATACATATAGTACCAGTGGATCTGGTGTCAGCACAACTATTACACCGTCAGGTGGTAGTGCAGCTAGTAATCTAGGCGGTATATCTGCTGTCAGCACAGCAGGTGTAGCAACTTTTGCACTTCCTGACGTGGCACAGACGACCCAAGGAAATGCATACAGCTTTACACAATCAATAAGCACAGGTGACGCTATCGTTACTACTGCTGCTGATGTAGGTGATGTAAATGGTTATAGTAATACAGTATCGACTGCCCCTGGTACCGCTGGTTCCTTGGCTGGTACCATTAGTTCCGCTGGAGCGATGGCACTAACAGCTGGAGGTTCAGGTACATCGGCTACGGGACAGTTTGTCACAGAAGTGACCATACGATAAGGATGCTACATAATGAAACGAGTTTTAGTACTACTACTGCTTAGTTTCGGGGGTGCTGCTGCAAACGCAGTGCCCGTGGTACCAAATTTTCAGCAGGGATCTATGACATCCCACACGGAGACTGAAAGTACGGTCACGGAGACCATAAATTCGATTGACATGAGGACAGGATGGGAATACACAGTGAGTGGGGTAGGCGTTTCAAACGATGGAGCAGCACTAAACCCCAACGTGAATACATCAACGGTGACAGTCTCACCAACAGTAGGGTCGGGAGAAGGAGCATTAACAGGCACCGTAACCTCTCAATACGACAACTTAGACTTCAACACTCAGGGGACGTTCACAATAACGACTCCAGGGGATGCCTTCCAATTCGTACAGAGTTACCAAGGACCAGGGATGACCAACCAGACTTTAATACAAAGAGTAACCACCATCCGAAGCGTAACAGACACAACAAGTACGTTTACCCAGTAATTGCAGCACTTCTCGGCATCCAAATCTTACCTGCAAGAGCAGAAGTTGGTGGAGTTAGTGCTACTGCAAACCCGATAGCGAATAGTTCGGGCTCAGTAACCAACCAGGCAATACAAGTTTTACAAGGTCCATACATAACCAACACCTATGGTGGTGGTGTCCAGTGTCAGGGTGCTACGTTTAACCTAACACCCTATGTGCAATTTGCCGATTCAAGAAAAGATCCTTGGATCGATTTTTATGATGAACCACAATATAATATGACTGATACCAGTGGTAAGATGACTCCTACTACAGTGACAGTTAAAAACTATCCTTGGGAGACATGGTATGACACCAGAACCAAGTCAGATGGTAGTAGATGGTTTGAAGATGGTGCTGACATGCAGATCACAATGGATCTAGATGGTCCTGATGGTGTGCCTGACGTAGTAAGCAATCAAACAATGACTCCTACTTGGTTTAAACCAGTGAGGACTGACATGTCTGCTAACCAGTCATTCAATGCTGGTCTCTCTGCAACACTATCAATCCCTCTTAATAGAAAGTTGATGAAGCAATGCCATGAGGCAGCTGCTGCTCAGATTAATATGCAAAACCAGTTAGTATCTAATAAGAGACTGGACTTTGAGTTAGCTCGTCTTAAAAATTGTGGTGAATTAAAAAAAGCTGGTATATTTTTCCACCCAGCTAGTCCTTATCATTCTGTTTGTGCTGATGTAGTAGTAACAGCACCAGGTGGTACTTTAGTACCTCACGAGCATCAGTTACCTAAACCTAATTGGATTAACCCTTCTACTTCTTCTTCTTCAACGTCTTCTTCAGTGGAAGTAACCCCTTCTTCAAACGGTACTGGTCTGCCAACACTTCAGATCGGGACGGTCTCCGAGTCTGACGACCCATAATAGAGTTAACCTTAGTCATAACCTTCTTAACCACTGGTTTGATCACCTTCAATAGGAGATCTGCCAGTGGTTTTGCAAATAAAGCAGAGGTAGTTGCAACTGTTGCTATGACTGCTGTAGTTGTTACCACTCCTGCTGTTGGTAGAAACTGTTCCACTGCTGGTACAGGCTCCCAGATAGTCTCACAGATTTTACCGTCAGGTGTTAGTTTATATTCTTTTACTTGCTCATCACCCTTCTGATTCCTATCACCTATACGTCTAGCATTAGGTGGAGGACATTCTATTTCTTTGTCAGTAGGGATGTTTGTATCAGGAGTTGGTGTATCTGGTGCATCAACATTAGGCTCTTCTAAATTCAAACCTTCATCACCCTCCTCTTGGTCAGGTGTTACTGTCTGCCATGTCAATTCTCTAGCATCATAGTCTGGTGGCTCATAGTATGGCATACCTGCATCACATAATACTACGTTACCTTTAGGGTCATCGTTAACTAGATTCTTATTACTAGATGGATCTCTCTTAGCATTCTCTTTGTGTACCTTGACACAACCAGGCATGTCAACGACAGGTGTACCTACAACTGTCACCACTGGTGGTGCTAGAGGTGTAGTAACATGAGTTTGTGCTTCCCAAGGACGTATCTCACTAACAAACACACCACGGACAGGGTATATACCAGTGCCTTGTGAACGTATTAAAGGTATCCCAGTAGCATTTACATAGATGTTTGGGATACCTGTGTTGTTTATATTAATATGAGGGATAGTCATCGCCACAACCTAGTTAATTGTCTAACATCAGTGACACCATAGAGTGCCTTTACTGTTGCTTCTGCATCCTCTCTAAGATTAGATGGACAGAAGAATTCTACTTTGGTTAATCTATTTGAGTTGAGTAATATTTGTGCTGACCATTTAGTTTCGATCACTGTGATATCTCATCATAAGGTGGTTCCCATACTGGGACAATCTCATGCTTGCTTGTATTGATCTTCTCATCTTTCAACATCTCTTCCAATTCTTCAACGCTCAGAGTATGAGCTACCACCTCTGATTTCTTATCATATACGTGAAAGAGTATGTCGCTCATTGATTGATCCCTTTTATGTTGTTTTAAAATTTGCTTTGTCACAGTCATCTCTTCACTATAGAAGATTAAACTCTGATCTCTTTGATCTCCACTCATTTTGGTAGTTGCTCCTTGTAATCCTTCGGGTTCGGCAACGTCTTAACTGGGCCACTAGTAGTCGGCCATGCGTTGACTAGCTGATGATATAATTCTTCTCTGATTATCTCCCTCAGTCTAACCTCCTCAGCATTAGCTCTCTTCTCAGGTCCACCTTTAAAGTTATCAACTATGGTACCACCACCTATAGTAGCACCAGTACCTATGACTGCTGCTGCTGTGACTCCTGTTGTTACTTTCTGAAGGTCCATTAGAGATACGTTACTACTAATATTACACGTCTTCCTTTCTTAGGAGGCACCATACAATGTAGTCCATCAAAGACTACTATATCATCCTCTTTAGGTGTGAAGACATGCTTCTTACCATGCTCATCGAATGCAATTGTGTCTCCACCTACATCAGTGAAGTATACAAGTAGATTCTTATGAGGGAATTCATGATCATAATGCGGTACTGTTAATACATTACCGTCAACTGGATGCACCGCATTAGCATTAATACGGTAGACAACCTGTGGGTTAATTTTATTTATCTCAAAGATTTGTCCAATAACAGGCTCGACATACTCCAGATATTCAGAGTTAGGGTTGGAATAAAACTTGTGCATAGGACTTGGTCCTTGCAAAAACCCATGAGAATAGAACGCTAAGTCCCCATTCGACTGCTGTCTCATCTGATAGCCAGCGTGGTTGGTCTGCTCTTTGATTAATTGATCGGCAGCACTAAGTGCCTCTTGTCTATCTCCTTCGTCTAAGTCTTCTTTATTACTTTCTACGGATCGATTGACATACTCTGTGTAACCAGGTGTTGCCTGATCATTGTAGGACCAACCGAAGTTTGGTCCTAAAATAAGTTCTTTAAATGATGAATATTCACGTGTATACTTAGTCTCCATAGGAGACTTCAACTTAGTAAACATGATTAAATTTAAAGTTCGATAGGTCCAGTAGAAGGAACAGGTAATGAAGGAGCATCAGGTGCTGACATATCAGGAATTGAATCTAAAGCACCACCAAGAGCACCACCACCAACTCCACCAGCACTACCAAGTCCACCAGGTAATCCGATAGATCCTAGTGCCTTCTGGGTTACTGACTCTATGATGGCATCCTTTTGAGTATAAAGATATACCCCACCACCAACAACGGAAAGAGATACAACACCAGACGCAATAGCAATGATGTTAACAATTTTCTGCATAACTATAATTTATAGGTTTTATCATCAGTCTTACCAGGATCCACAGCAATGATCTTCAATGGTGCTTGCTCTATTCTTAGAGTTTGCACAGGACCAGGTGAACCAGCACCAACTCCTCCACCATTCTGCATCTTCATGGTACCATCCCCCTTCTTAGAAGCGGTTTGAATGCCAAAGCTAGCTAAAACTCCTGTAAAAACCGAAGCTATGAAAGTTGGATCAATTTTCTGTTGTTCTAAACCTGGTACAGTAACATAGTTTAACGTCAAGATCCCTCCCGACCAAACTAGTACACCAAGTCTCACAAAAGTAGAGAAGATTGCAGCTGCATCCTCCTCATCTGGTAATACTTTGTCCTTTATTGTACCAATAATACCTTTCTTTGTCAAGTCTTCTTCTTTTTCCTTAGCCATACTATTTCACCTCCTGTGGTGTTTTCTTTTTACCGATATTATATTTGGACTCTAATGTCCATTCACCTTTATCTTTAAATGATAAAACTTTTATCTGGTTAAGAGGTGCTAAGTCTTCTATATCCCCACTAGTATCTATTAGGCCCCAGTCAGATAGTAGTTTTGCTATACGATTGCGACGTTGCACATCGTTAGGGGTTATGTTAGTAGGTTTACCATCAAGAGCAAACAACTCTTTGAAATGTACTATGTAGTACTTACCACGTTTGTGTAGAATGTGACAAGACTGATACAGCTTACGCTCTTTACGAGATGCTACACCTATACGAGTTAATGTCTCTCTCACTTTGAGAAAATCATCGGGTTCCTTTAGGGTAACTTCTAGCATCATGTCTTGAGACCACGAGATCTCATCACTCATTGTCTTCCTCCAGTATCTAATTTAGATCTAATAACTTCAATTTGATCTTGAGTCAAAATTCTCATCGCTTGCTGAGCTTTCTCAGTGTTATAACCATAGTATCTTTTCACTAAGTCGAGGTCACAGTCTTTAGACTTCTTATCCCAAGGAGAAAATCGCTTAGATTTCCTAACACTATGTATATAATATTGATACTGAAGATCTTTATCTAAATGTGAAGAGGCATTCATCTCATTTGCATGCATCACAGTGTCTATAAAGGAAGACAGACACTTGTTCACAACAAAAGCAGGGTATTTTTGCATTGCTCTCTCATCTTTAGAGAGATCTCCCTGCTTTAGATTGATGCTGTTAAGATAATCCTTTAACGGATACTCATGCATACATTACCTCTAGCGGTGTTGTGCTTACATCGTAGTTAACTACTAACAATTCTTTCTTTAGTTTGTTGTCTGGCCTATGCTTCATACCATAAGTGATTTTAAATTCTTCTTGATGATAATCTTTATACATTTCCTTTAGGTCATCATCATTATTATAAGTGACAAACCAATCATGCTTACATATATTACAACTCTCATGGAATTCCTCATGCTTAAAGTTCTTATGTAACTCAGCGTTACTACCATATAGGTATGTCCCTATTTTATAGGGTGGATCTAAGAAAAGAAACACATTGTTACCATTCTGTTGCATAACCTCAGAGTAATCTAGGTTAGTGATCCTCCAGTTACCTATTAGATTGGAAATATTAAGGAGGTTCCTAGCCCCTTTAATGGTAAAATTCTGTCTACTTGCTGTTGCACTAAAGGAACTATTCTCGGTAAGTCCACTATAACTGCACTTATTAAGAACCCAAAAAAGCACAGCTTGAGTATAAGAATCTTCTTTGTGTATTTTATCTTTGGCATCTTTAAACAACTCCTTAGCCTTATCTTCTGTAGAATTATCTGTCTTAATACTTACAAGATCGTCTGATAATTTCTTGCCATCCTTCTGGAGATGCACCCAGAAATTATACAGGTATGTATATTTATCATTGACCCACACTGGTACATCAGGATACATCTGTGTGAATAGTAGTGCTACACTACCACCACCTAAGAATGGCTCACGATATTCACTAATATTATTAGGGAATTTAGGAATAAAATCTTTAGCAACCCTAGACTTACCGCCTGGATATCTTAATGGTGTCTTCAAATACTTCATAATACTTTAACCTCTAATTGTGGCATCTGGAATGGCCCTGTGTTACATTTACCCTCTGGAAATGCATTGAAACTTATAGTCCATCTATCAAAATTGTCTAGATGTCTACCAGAGAAGTGTCTTAACCATGATGGGAAAAGAATTAACTTACCTTCCTCTGCCGATACTGTCTCGCAAATACCCCAGTCATTAGCCATCTTATCCTGCTGATGTAATTCTAGTGTATCATATACTCTAGGTGTGCATGGATCATCGAAGGCAGTGGGTGCACCTTCTGTCATATAATATACAGCACTCACATAAGACATGGGATGTCTATGGAGTGGATGACCTACCCCACTCTGAGCAGGTGCCTTGTTAAACCAACACATACTGATCTTAAGTCTATCACAGTACAGTTGATATTCGTTACGATACTCATCAAGACAAGCACCAAACCATCCTACCAGATTTCTTACGTCCTCATTGTCACACTTGTGTAGATCAGGTCTACTAGTGATAACACCCTCTGGAAAGTTAGATAACTGTTGAGGGTAGGTCTCAAAGAATTCAATAAGATGCTTGTGTATATCATCCTTTGGTTTACGATACTCCCTTATTTTAACAGGGAATAAATTAAGTTCGTTGCTTGCTTCCCAAACCATTAGTTTTCCTTGACATAACTTTTCAAATCTAGTGGTCCTAGATCATCCCATGCTTGCTCTACCTTAATGTTAACCATAGACTGTCCCCAACCACCACCATTAACATTACCCGAAGGAAATGTATTGAAAGAGATAGAAAATCTATCCGTGGTAGAGAAATTAGGATCAGAAGAATGGATAAGGTAACTAGGAAAGATATATAATCCTCCTGGTATAGGATTCACAAACTGAGTGGCATCACTAATAGGTCCGCCATCCAGTTGAAACTGTGCCCACTCTCGCTGTGCAATTGGATCAACAAATATAGTTGGTGGTCCTTCAGTAAGATAGAAGATAGCACTCAACCATGACATAGGATGCCTGTGTGGTGCATGGTGATGACCACTACCAGCATCTGATCTATTAATCCATGACTTATTAACTACCACTCTATCACAGTTCCAGCCATTGTCAACATGTAACGTGTCAACACACTTCTGAAACCATGACATCAAGTCACGATAGTCGGGGTTAGCACAGATATCAGGACAAGTACCAACTCCATACTCAGCATTGTAATTCCGATACTCCATCTTATGTGCTTTTGCTAGAGTATCTTTAACCAATGCTTTAGGTGCCTTAAAACTAAAGCACCTTACAGGAAACATATTAACTGTCTGATAATCTTGTCTCATTTTTTAAAGACACCTAATTTAGTTAGCAAGTAAATTGTTAGTACTGTCCAGAATACTACTTCTAATCCTATGTTATTCATTTGTATTCACACCTCATCATTAACTCTGTCATAAATGCAACCAGATTAACCTCCTGATCTACCACAAAGGATGACTTGTATTGATACTCAGAGATAATCAATACTGCCTCTGGAATAGACTTGGGGTCAAAGTAATTGTATAGGTTATCATAGATCTTACGCATGATAACTTGTGGTTCGTTGTCCATATTCTGAGCAACCCACTTCTTCATGTTAGTAAACTCCTTCTTACGAAGGTGGCCAACTACCTTATCTATACTAAATTCATTACCTGCTGATAGTATACCAGAATCTATGACACCTGTAGCAGAATATCTCTGCAACTCATTAAGAGTCCTACGAAAGTCTGGGAAGTACTTTGTAACTACTTCTGCTACTACCTTCCCCTCATACTTAATACTCTCTTTAGTGAGTATCTCACACACTCTATTGAAGAATGATGCTGCCAACTTCTGCTTATCTTTTTTAATATTAAAATCAATAACAGAGCATCTACTATGCAGTGGTTGTATTATTTTATTCTTATAGTTACACGTGAAGATGAACCTGCAGTTCTTTTGAAACTCCTCAATCGACGCACGTAGTAATAGTTGTACGTCTGGTGTTGTATTATCTGCCTCATCCACAATGATAACTTTGTGACGAGATTCAGATGTAAGAGAAACAGTACTAGCAAAGGTCTTTGCCTGATTGCGTACAGTGTCCAAGAATCGACCCTCATCAGACCCATTAATGACATAACTATCTGCTCCTAACTCTTCACATAATGCCTTCGCTATGGTAGTTTTACCAACACCCGCAGACCCAGAGAGCAAGAGGTTTGGAATCTCCTCTTGCTCTAGAAATCCTTTGAATACTTTCTTAGTATCTTCGGGTAGTATGCATTCATCAATAGATTTAGGTCGATACTTCTCTACCCATAGAAACATTTAGTTTGGCTCCAATGCTATAAAGTAATTCATATTGTTATGTGACAATGAATTGAAGTTAGCAATGTTTTTATTACTAATTGTCACATGATAAGTTGCGTCTATCAACTTAAGATTCTCCACCTTAAAGCAGAAACAGAATGTCTTACGCTCTAGTGTCAACTTGTATGGTGCATCATCAAGTTCACCCTTACCTTGGTTAAAGATAACCTTTTTAAGAGGTAATGAGAATACATTAGAAGTAGTATTCTTCTTGTCCCTTACACAGACACTATACTCACCTTCAAATCCATTGATACATAGATCCTCCACACCATATACCTTAGCAGCTTGCATCAACTGAGTGATATCATTCTGAGGTAGATCAAACATTAACTCTACGTCTGGAAGTTGAGGGTTAAACTCTGGTGCAGTTACAATGATCTCAGGATCACTGTAATAGAATGTTGTCTTACCTTTAGTTTCCTCATCATATATGATGACCTTCTTCTTATCTGGGAAGAATAACCATGGCTTCTTGAATAGTGACAGTGCACCTAAGAATAATGGTAGATCATAGATCGCCATCTGCTCAGGAATATGCTCAGTAATCTGTGACTGTCCAATAATATTCTTATTGACTGACATAGTTTGAATAAACTTACCAGGTTCAATAAGTACTGACTTATTAATGGTACTGAAGTTACGAAGAATATCAATAGTCTTCTTACTCAGTTGAATATTGGTCTTGAAATCTACTTGACCACCTTGTTGAATACCTGTTGGTGTTGCACTAATCATAATCTAAAAACTGCTCTGGAGTTGGGACATTTTCTGGTTTATCGTCAGGATAAGAGGTGCCTGAGAAATAATATAATAGTATAGCATAGTGAATGATTTTTAGCACGTCATCCTTATGCTTACCTTTCTTTCTATAACGTGAAGCATACTTAATAATATTAGACTGACAGAAATGCTCTGCTGTCCCTATTGCTTCAAGGAGATCCAGTGTTTGGACCCCCTTCTCTTCGTTACTGTAGTGAGACCGATAGGTCTGGGAGATATAATCTTCCACGACCTTGATCGTCTCGTTTTCCTTATACTTCATCATATCAGGATCCTAGTACTGTGTCAAGTGATTCAATGTCAACCTCGTTATCTATCTTATCATATAATTCTAAGAAAGACTGCTTTGTTTCATCATCGAAACGATTCAAGCATACCTTGATTGCTTTAACCCTATCAGAGAATATAGCATATGCTCTGATGATGTGCACAAGTCTACGTGTTGAGATAACCTCATCTGTGCCACCGTCATTGAATGTTTTACGGATAATCTCTGCCCATGTGGTGAGATTAGCAATGTATTTATCATCACAGCAATCCAATTCCTTACAGTAGTTGTTAAGCATTCTGATCTCTGTTTTAGCAGCAGGATAATCTTGCTCAAATGTAATTGGGAATCTCTCTAGGAATGCTTCATTCAATACATTAGTACCAATGAATCTACCATCCTCTGATCCTTTACCCTTAGTGTTAGCAGTAGCGATGACTGTGAATCCTTCAGCAGGTGTTACATACTTGCCAAGTTTCTTGAGGAATACACCCTTGCCTTCCAAGATTGATTGAAGGCATAAGATCTTGTTACTGGCGAGGTCAAGCTCGTCGAGTAGTAGAACTGCTCCACGTTGGAGTGCTTCGATAACTGGACCGTTGTGCCACACAGTGCTACCATCCACGAGACGAAAACCGCCAATAAGATCATCTTCATCAGTTTCAATTGTAATGTTTACTCGGATAAGATCCCTCTTTGCTTGAGCACATGCTTGCTCTACACCAAATGTTTTTCCGTTACCTGATAGACCAGTAATGAATGTTGGATAGAAGATCTTAGATGCTATAACTTTCTTAAGATCATTAAAGGCACCGAATGGTACGAAGTGATCATCTCTATCTGGTACCAGATCCTTACCTGTTAGGTAGGCAGGGTCAAATGAATCTACAATCTGTGTCTTTGCTTGTGAATACACTTGCTCTAGTTTCTCTTTGGTCTCTGCTACTGTTAAGTTCCAGACTCCACGTTTAACTTTGTATTGACTGATGTATTTTGATACGGTTTGATATGCAAGACCGAAATGGTCACATGCATTTTGTAACTCAGGAGTTGTAACGTTGACTCCGAATTCTCCGATAAGATAATCTCTTATTTGCTCTGGAGTAACTTGTAATTTAACAGGCATTTGATTTTGTTTTGTTTATACTATTATTATAACCCTATATCGAGAGGTTGTGTAGGTAACCATGACGGTTTCTTATCTGGCACACGGTAGTTATCTAATGCCCACTTTTTAGTGCTGAGGTACATCCTATATGCAGTGATAGTATCAATGGTAGTATCATACTTTAATGTATCAGGCATTGCTCTAACAAATGGAGTGTGTTTCTCTGGACATCCATTATCCATTTGTGTTAATGCAGCTAGTCTAATACTATTCTCACATGCATGTTTCTTACCATACCTATCAGTATACTCTTGACATAATGATATCCCATGCTGAAATAACCATTGTAGATTGTCAGCATTCTCTGCTGCCCACTTAGTGCATGGATGATTCCTAAAGGCACCCCTCTCTGTCTTGTATGCAGTGCCATCTAATTTTAATACTGGTCCTACATTCCAATACCACTTACTAAAGACTAATGCAATCATTTGAGTAGTCTCTAGTGGCATCTTAACAATATGCTTATCAGGTAAAGCGAATGCTGCTAGTGCAGGATCTTCATCTACTGCAAATATATTCATAGTATTGTTATCGTTTGAGACCCATCTTTATTATCAGTTACAGTTATCTTTTTACCTGGAAATGATTTTGATAGTAAACGTTTTAATCTTTGGTGTTTAAATAAATTCATAATAAACCGAAACTTACTGTTGCTCTAGGACTGTGGACAGTAGGGTTATGATAGACTCCCTTTGGTATAAAAATACTATCACCAGGATCCAACACATATAATTTCCCATCGTCAAATCCATACTCCATTCGACCTATTGCTTGTACAATTAAAACATCCTTATCATCACAGTGTCTACCATGATTGCATGCATCTTTACAAAATGAAACGTACACATCAACATCACAGTAATCATATTTAGATTCCAGATCAGGTTGTACTAACCTTACTAGATCATTAAGAGTACCAGGAAAATAATTGTTGTGACATACAACCCCAACTCTCGGATGAAAGTCTGATGGTCCTCCAGAAACTTGAAGATAGTGAGACCCCTCAGTGAACTCACTATCTAGCTTCTTTATTACATCATCCCAAGAAACCCATGAGGGGTAATGGTTTTTCTTGTATAGTATCATGCTATCTGTTGGATGAATGATGATAAGATCTTCTTATTGTTTGACTTACCCTTAAGAGATTTACTGAATGCTCTCTTAATGTCTGCCTTAGAGTCAGACTTAGGTTCGAAGTCAGTAGAATCATTTAGATTCTTAGAATTCATGAAGTATATCTCTTGATAACCCATGATCTTAGCAGCACATGACTTGTTTTTAGTCCACTGATTCTTGTAAGGTGCTTGCTTTTCATAGTCAATCTCGTTAGCAAGATATCTATTGAAATCTCTAGCAACACATAGTCTGAAACCTAAGAAGTTACACTGTGGGAATTTACCTTTAAGGTATTGTAATATTTGCTTAGTAAGTCCCTGTGACTGACTGTATCTTTGAGGTGCAAAAGTCCTACCACTTTTTCTATCTCTGATATGAGTATTAGATCTGATAGAAGATCTGTGTAACCTTCTCTTACCATTCCACTCAGTCTCTACGTACTGTGCAGAGTATGCAGCTTCACCATCAGTTAAGATAGCAACGTGTACTTTCTCTGCCTTAGTCTTCGCTTGGAATTGTGGGATAAGAGATTGAAGACAAACAATTGCTTCATTCAAAGGAGTACCACCCAACTGTAGATGTGGTGGAATAGCATCAGGGACAGTGCAAGGATTCTGCCAATTCCATTGCTTTCTCAACTCACCATATCTTGCGTTATACATGTATGTGATTCTCCACATATCTCTTGCATACTTATCGAAGGTTGAATTGTTTAACTTGTTATTCAATAAGTTAAGTAGGAAGAAATGATCTGGGATGTGGAATGTATCCTTACGTCCATTCTCTTCCCACTTCTCTCTATCATGTCCTTCGGGGAAGAAGTATCCATCTTGCACGAATGCATACACATCGAAAGGAATGTTTGACTTACGACAGAAGAGACACAATGATAAGAGTTGCTTGTATGTGTCATGGATAATGTCTGCCATTGATCCAGACCAGTCTAGTAGAAATATCATTCCATGATTCTTACCATCAGGGACAGAGGTAATCTTCTTAAAGATATCATCGTTAAACTTATACTGGTGAAGTTTGTTAGTGTCAATAACACCAGTCTTTGCTACTGTTGCTCTTACATATGCAGTTGCTGCCTTCTTCATCTCAAACTCTTTGCAGAGATAGTTTACTTCACGAGAGCACTCTCTCTTAAACTTACGATACTCAGCATCAACATCAGTGAAATCTAATTCTCTGAAGTAATCAGAGTCTTTAACAGTAAATCTCTCACTATTCCAGAATTCTTGTGACTCTCTGTTGATTCTATGAGCATCTACAACATGATGACCTAGGTCAGCATTTGTAATCTCCATATACTGAGGACGCTCATGCTCATTCTTACTCGCTTGCTCTGCTAGATTCTCTGCTAATGCTCTGTCAGTAAGAGAATCTAAGTCACCTGCTTCCTGACCACCTGACTTCTCGTAGTCTCCATATTCGTCATCATCTTCATCTTCATCTTCACCATCACCCTCTTCAGATCCTTGAGGTGTCTTATTTTTCTCACCATCACCATCCTCTTGACCACCAGCATTACCTTCATTCTCTCCATCTGGTGACCAGTCTATATTAATGTCTGCTGTGTCCTTATCTCCTTTGATAGCAGAGACTTTCTCCTCTTCTTTTTTATTCTTTTCGTATGCATAAATTGCTTCTGCAACCTCTAATGCCTCTTCAAAGGTTTCTGTCTCTCCTGTAGCGTCTCTGAGGGGTATCTCAGCGTCAGTAAATGGGATGATTGCATATGATCCTACCTTATAGTGTAGATTAATTCTATCGATGAGGTTTAGTTTCTCAATCTCCATGTCACCTAGACCAAAGAAGTCCTGATCATTGAGTTGAGAGTATCCTTTGAAAAAATCCTTAGCAAGACCAGGAAACTTTCTCTTCATTAGTTTCTCAATCCTTGCATCCTCTGTAATATTGATGTAAGACTTAGGTACTGGTATGTCTGCCCAGTCTGTGTTGGGTGTGAATAGTGCATGACCTACCTCATGACCCACTAGCATATTATATACGGTGTTAGACACATCCCAGATAGGAAGTAGCAAGACTCTACGATCCACATCGAATGATGCTGTCTCTACTACCCTATGCTCAACGATTAGGTTCTCTGTTGCGAGTAGTTTTGCTAGGTTTCCTTTAACTTCTTGATTCTGCATGTGATTTCGTTTGTATATACACATTATAATAGGAAACCCTCCGCTTGGGAGGGTTTAGTAGACACTTTTTCAACTGTCTAGTCCTTTTTCGTGCTTGTCGGAGTGCTTGCGGTTTAAGATGACGCTTTGCCTCCTTCTTGCTATGATGCTGCCAGTTTGGAAAAATCATTGGTCTTGCTGAATCGGAGGGTTTTCTCAAATTTATCAAGAAGTAGCTCCCCTTTGTGAGAAATGACAAATAAATTAACATTGTCACCCAATCCCCTTAGAATCTTGAGTAATTCGTCAGTTGCTTGGTCATCCAGAGAGGAATCAAACACCTCATCTAGTATGAGGAGGTTGGTAGCAGCAGAGTTCTTGAGTGTAGCGATGTCTCTCCATGTAAAGAGCAACGATAGGTCAATTTTCTGCTTCTCACCCTCTGAGAAGGATGCATAAGAGAAGTCGTCTCGATATCTGGACTTGATTACTTCATTGAACTCATCATCAAGTGTGAAGTTGAAGTAAGTGTCCATACGTTGTAAGTATTTATTTATAGATTTGTTAATAATTGGTACAAATTTGCTAATGATCTTACTTTTTATACCAGAATCCCTCAGTAAGGTACCAACCACCTTTAAATTGTCATGGTCCTTGTTAACTTCTGAACACTCGATAGAAATGGCCAGGTTCTTGTCCCTATACTCCTTTAATATTTCCTTCTCAGCATCTATGTTAGGTGTCTCTCTATTAACATCCTTAAACAATCTATTTCTCTCTGCGGTTAGTGCCTTTGATTGATGGGTACTAGCATTAATCTTGTCTGCATACTCCTTTAACTCCTTAATCTGCTTGTTTCCTCTGTTAAGTGAGTCAGTAATGACATTCAATCCATTTAAAAATCTTGCCTTCCTTGTCTGTGCACCATCAATCAGTGCTGTTTTGTCTGATACTACCTGATTACAGGTAGGACACTCATCATTTTCCCAATAAAACTTTAAATCCCTCTCTGCCTTGTCAAGATTGCTCTGAATCTTAACTCTCATGTCTTTCATCTCATCATACTTCTCTTGTATGTCTTGCATTCGATCAATCTTCTTGGTGAATAATTCTACCTCAGCATAATTTTCTTGAATCTTACCATCAATCTCTTTAATCCTTGCTTGCATCTTACCTGTATGCTTTGCAGACATCTTTTCCATCTGTTCAATGGTTTTCTTCTGTGTTGATACGTCCTTCTCGGACATCGCTAACTTATGCTCACAGTCTTTAAGGATCTCTCTTGCATCTTTCATCCGATCCTTAAGGATATTATTCATTCTTGAGAAGATCTGGATGTCCAATAGATCTTCGATAACTTCTCTCCTGACAGGAGCGTTGAGTTGCATGAAGGGGACAAATGTGGATGAACCAAGGATGACAACCTGTGTGAAACTCTTGAAGTTGAACTTAAGGACGGACTGCTCAAGATACTTCTGTTGATCTTTGGAAGCAGCGTCTTGGTCAAGTATGTTACCGTTTCTATGAATCTCAAATACATTTGGTTTAATACCCCTAATAACTTTGTAATCTGTGCCACCGATACGAAATTCTATTTCTACTACCGTCTCTCTTTCATTTATACTATTAACTAACTGACTCTTACTAATCTTTCTGAATGGTCTGTTGAACAACACAAAGCACAGAGCATCTAACATTGTAGATTTCCCTGCACCGTTAGGTCCTACGACCAAATGTGATTGAGCATCAGTAATATTCACATATGTGAAAGAGTTCCCTGTAGATAAGAAATTCTTCCAACGAATCTTTTCAAAAACGATCATTCAATCTTGGGGTGGTGGTATAACGAAGTCGTCAGGTCTGATAAAACTGAATGCATATCCATGCATTGTGCAGTTTTCTTTCACTTGATCCTCTTCTATCTCTTGGACAGATAATTTACGAGGATAGTTATCAGCTCTCAACAGTTGATAATAACGTACAGCATCATCCTTGTCAAGAAATATCTGCACCACACGCTCGGTATGGTTGTCATCTCTTACAGCATATACACCACCTGTCTTTTTGTCAAGTAGCACAAACATCTGATGCCTCCATGTATAAGGACTTAAGTATCTTAAATATTCCTTCCTTATTTTCAAAGTCAGAAACACACTGCTCTAGTATAGTTAAAGTATCTGCTATCTCCACGTCGTCATCTACATCATCCAGATCATATGCCATGTCCTCAATTATCTTGAGGTCTGCTAAGTCAGCAGCCTGTAATCTACGGACTAGACTATCAAATTTAAGTTGATCATTCTTTTCTTCTACTATAACCTTTACATACATTCCGTCAAGGTTTTTAATATCTACTGGAGACAAAGATGTCTCATCAGTATAGTATATTTTATGGAATGTCTCAAAAGGATTCTCATAAAATTTAAGACTTCCTTTACCCCTAGTATTTAGAATATGAAACCCTCTTTTCTGACCGTAGTCATTCCAGTAGAGTTGGCATGGGTTACCTAGGTAAGTAATGTTTGATTTAGTACTCTTGACATGATAGTGACCAGTGCATACCATTTTAAATTTTTGTAATGGAGTAGGGTCATCACCATGTGTCATAGTATATCCAGGTATGGGATCAAATCCATTCAATTCAAGATGACCCATACAATAATCAGCATCTGTATCTTGTATTGCTTCCCATGTGGTTTCCCTATTCTCATCACAGATCCAAGGGACAAGCATCATCTTCTTACCACCTATAAGTCTTTCACCTGGACAATAAATGATCTCAATATTATCAAACTCCCCAAGGAGAAGCTCAGGAGAATTAACCCTGAGAGTATTCTTGAAATAGATGTCATGATTCCCTAACAGCATTGTCATTTTAACTCCTCTGTCTTGTAGAGGTCGGAACCACATCTCTTTGGCTGCCTCTAAGGAAGCGAAGTTAACTCCCTTTCTTCTATCAAACGTATCACCTAGACATAATACCTCTGTGATACCTTCTTCATCAATTTTAGGTAGGACTACCTCAGTATAAAACTTACGATACCTCTCAACATAATGCAGATTATCATTTCGGACACCGAAATGCTGATCAGTTATTAGGAGTACTTTCATACAAGATTACCGTTAAAGTTTATACTTATTGCTTGCCTTTGTCCAGTTGCAAACTCTGTGCGATGACGTATCCATCCAGGAAATAACAGGAAGTCTCCTGTCCTAGTTGGCACCGTCTCAGTTATGATAGCATCACCGTGGTCATCCTGCAAGGGGGTCAACCTACGAATGTAATCTAATGGATCACAAAGTTGAATGTCACCACCCTCACCCTTCTCCAAATAGTATACAGATGCTATATGACATCCAAACTTACCATTACAATGGGAATGCTCACCAGTGTTATCACCTTCCTGATGTATGTTAGACCAACATGCAGTAGGTTCTATTTGAGCAGGTGCAAACTTAAGATGTTGATCCCAATACTCACACACAGATCCCATCATATTCTCTATAAGTCCAGCAACTAGAGGTTCAGTCATATGAAGTTCAAGATCAAATTCTCCCGTAGAATATCCCGTCTCAGATGCCCATTCACCTCTCTTACATTTCTTATATCTCTCCTCTAGTACTTCTATAAGACCTTCGGGAGGATCTATATGTCCCTGCCAAACAGGTATAGAAAATAGATTATGTAATTTTCGGTTCATCGAATAATACCTCATTCATATACATGTCTGCAAAGGATTCATCAAACCATTGCTTTAATATACCACGTGTCTTATCGTTTCTCTTCTGCTGTTTACAATACCAGATCTGATCATCCAATCTCTTCATAGTATTGACCCACTTGTCATCCTTTTTAGAGTCTAACACACCCTCTTTAAAGAAGGTAAGGTAGTGGAGTATAACACAATAGAAGTTTGCTATATCTATCTCCTCTTTCAACCGTGTAAACTTACAGTATGGTGAGAAGATCTCATCACCCCATAGTGGTAATGGTCTCTTATGTTGAAAGTGATACTCATTACTTACTTCTCTTATACCACTCCAGAAATTATCTGGGACTCCATGCACAGGAGATACATCAACGATAGCAGCAGTGACTTGTTCCTTACTAGCAACTACATCACACCCAAAAATAGGTAGAGGATAATGAGGATCGGGAAACAATACACAATGTAGTATTCTCATCTCATTAATCTCTGCCAACTCAAGGTGCATCTTCCTTAAGACAGGTGATTTATACATGGTATTCTTAATTATCAACCCTTCCTTCTTCACCTCATGTAGAGGACACTTTACCTTCTTCACGTCAGGTAGATCCTGCATAGCATAGGTTAATAAGACTGCTACATCTTCTACAAAATCACGCATAACTAAAAAAGAATTCCTTTATTATTTGTTCCGACTCTTCTTTACCGAAGGCACTACCCAGATACCCTGAGATAGGATCTAACTTGATCATATACTTATCAAAGTCATGGTAGTAACTACCATCTTCCCCAGTAGGTTTTCCTTCGTCTATTAAATGCTTATACCAAATTAGATATGTCTTAAACATTGGTAGAAAATCATCTACCTCTGATGCTTTACAGTATCTAACGTAAATATTCTTTGAAAAATGATTACCCTTCTCAAAGAATCTATAATCTTTCTCTGCAAATGGTAGACTGTCTACCTCATACAGATAATTCTCTATTGGATGTTGGAAATCAAATACTATTATAACTTTCTTCTCACTAAATCCCATCAAGTCCATACCAAAGCAAGGGATTATCTCGTCTCCTACCTGTGGTGTCTTAGGATATATTATATTGTTGTGTATATTAAGATTTTTTCCATCCCATATATCTACATGCCTAGACTTGAGGAAGTATTTACCACTGTATAAGTCAGCAGTTAACTTAACTCCTTTCTTATTCTCCCACGTTGCATGATTAGATTCAAATGTTAGGTCAGGAAACGCATCAAAGACTGCTGATCTATAACCAGCCCATAAATCAGTCATTATCCTCTCATATTAGTTTCAATACGACCCTTAATCTGATTCATCTCAGAGTGATCATCATTATTATCTGAGTGGAAGACTTGCTCATACCCACTCTTTTCTATTATCTTGTCTCTTATATCCATCTGACGCTTCTCTTTAGCAATACGTCTGAGAAATGCGTAGTAAATTATTTGTGTGAAATAAGCGAAGGGATTCTTTGACTTGGCAGGATCAAAGTTATCAATATACTGGACACAATTCTCTACTCCATCAGATATCATGTCCTCTTTATACATGTAGTTGATAAAGTTAGGTCTGTATGATAGATGTGTTGCTATCTTTAGGAAACATTCAGCAAGATAGTGTGTGATCCTCGGTTTATCTTTATCTAAACGACGAGCTTCATCAACAGCCGCACGATACGCAGTTATCTCAGCTAAAAATTTCTTATTATCAACGTAATGTTGTTTTTGTTTCCTTGCCACCTTTCTTGCCATATCCTTATCTCACCTGAATTCATTCTATAGCATTGTTTACTTCTTGTCAATGTTTGTACGTTTCCAGAAGTCTTCTAATTGGCCTCTGAAGTTTGATACTTTACCGACAAGTCCCATATTTTTATTGATTTGAATCTCCACCTCAGAATTGTTACCACCCTTCTCTTTTCTTACCCACATTTTATACATGAGTACAGACTCCATAGACATAGGTGCCACAGTGACAACATCATCTTCATTAACCATATAGAATTCTTCATCAGAAAACATCATCCATTTCAGAAGACCGACTGCCATACCAGCTTGACCATCCTTTTCAACAGGATGATTGTGTGGACATGCAGGGTCTTGTATATAAAAGACCGTTTTGTCTGGTGCATTCTCTTCTTTGGTAGCGATCATGGATCCAAGAATGGTTTCCCCTGACTTCAGTTTGACAACACCGAAGAATTCTTGTTCATGTCTGATATAATTGATCATCTCTTAAGGTTGACTTTGGTTATTTCATAATCGAAACTCTCTTCATCATATATCTTGATCCTTTCGGCAAGATGACGAAGTGTATAGTTGTATTGATGATCCTTGGAGCAGTCATCAGCAATGTCATACAACGTTGCCTGTGCTTTGTTATCACCCTTCCTTAATACCCTTCCAATAGACTGGAGATTTCTCACCCTAGACTTGCTAGGAGATGCGAAGATAACATTATGTAGATTCTTAATGTTAATACCAGTTGAGAAGGTTCCATACGATGCTAATATTATAGCATCTTTTTCACGTTCGCATATAGCACGTGCTTCTTCCCTCTCGACAGCATCAACACCGCCATGTATGAAAAAGATCTTTCGATCTTTACTTACCTTATTATTTATCATTTCCCATAAAGGTTCTCCGTGCTTCTCTATGTAATTAAAGAGGACTAGTGTGTTACCCTTTAGATCTTGTGCTAGATTACAGATAAAGTTACTACGTCTGGTGTGCATGCATAAGTAATCCATCTCCTGTTGATAGTGATCAAAGGGCACCCAACCATGTCGAAGTAGTACAACCCGCACCTTAAGTGGTGTTAGGTGTCCCTTCTTCATCAAGTCAGCTGTCTTGGTTACCGTATCAACCCTACCAAACAATCCTTCTAGTACCAGTTGGTGTGCTTCCATACCATCTAACGTACCAGTTAATCCTACCTTATACTTCGCATCATAGCACTTCGTAAGGATGCTCGTGAGTGATTTAGCTTTATAAAGATGTGCTTCATCCCCGATAACGACATCAAAACGTTCAAAGAACTTCTTGGATTCCTTGTAAATGCTCTGCCAAGTTGATATAATGACAGGATTCTCGACATATTTCTCTTCACCTGCACTGATCTTATGAACTTCCCTGACATTCCAACCATAATCTATAAAATCCTTATACAATTGTTCTACAAGAGAGACAGTAGGAACAATAATTAATATCTCCCTCTTCTTAAGTAGGTGCCAACGCACCAATGCATATATTATTAACGATTTTCCCGAGCCCGTGGGGGATAGTAAAAGCTTGCGACGAAATTTAATCGCAGAGTAAATTCCCTTGAGTTGGTAATCTCTGATCTTAAAGGGGATCCTAAGAGCACGAATAAAAGCCGCTGTGCCTTCAGGTGTGACATACTCTTCTACCTCATTAGGTCTTCCAAAGTATTTATCTTTAAGTACCTCATATTCATACCCATGTGTCTCTAGGTAGTCAGTAAGGTAATCAAATAGACCAACATATATCTCACCAGTACCAGGTGAATACAATCTTATCTTTCCATCCCAGTATCTTCGTTTGACTGCTGGCATATACTTAGCACCAGGCACTTCAAACTGAAAATGCTCACTTAATTCTTTATGAAGATGAGGTTCTGCCTCCACCTTGAGGAAGATCTCATTCTTCTTTATGATGGTGGTCATCGAATCCCATAATACTTTACAATTTCGATAGTATTCTTAATAGCAAATCCTCTATTATGGATCTCCTTAAGTATCCTATCAATAGAATTTATACAAGTTTCAAGGTAGTCTATTTTCTGCTTAGCTCGGCACACCTCATCGTCACTATCAATGAACATATCAAGATCACCCTTCAATACCTTGAGATCAAATGGTTTCTCTGCGTACACATATGATGGTGCCTTCCCATTGTAATATAACCACTTCTCTTTATATAACTTACTATACTTTGTCTGTGCATCAGACATCATAAGTTTAAATTGATTATGTAATTGCAAGTATTTTGCATGGAGTCTAGGAGTTTCCATACTATCGTTGGCAAGCAACTCAGGTAACTCTCTGTGATCAAAAAATGCTTCAGCATCCTTTGCCCATAACTCCTCAATCTTTTCTAAATTCATAGGTAATCACCACAATCATTAACTGTTACATCACATCCATACTGTCCACCAAATTCTCCTTGAGGAAACGTATTGAATGCTATACTAAACCTATCCACCTCATAGTTTGGTTCCGATCCGTGGATAACATAACTAGGAAACACTATCAACCCACCTGGACCTAGTTGAGTAAACAGTTTACAATCCTTATCAGGGTATCCATCAAGATGGAATTGACCCCACTCCCTATCCTTTACAGGATCTATAAAGATAGTAGGTGCTCCTTTAGTAAGATAGAATATACCACTGAGATATGACATAGGATGACGATGAAAGTCATGTCTGTCTCCTGTGTTAGCATCAGATCTATTAGCCCAAGACTTATTAACTACTAATCTATCAGTGTGCCACCTCTCCTTCTTATGAAGAGAGTCAATACACTCTTGAAACCACTTATGAATGGGGAGAAACTCCTTTCTATTCTGTATAGCACCACTTGTTCCGACACCAGCAGGTTCATTCTGTCTGGTGAATTGTAATTTCTTTACTTCCTCTAGTGTAATGGTAGTTAGTTCTTCTGAAGCACGAAACTTGAAGAACCTCACAGGGAATGCAGGACATTCCTCATAATAAATTGTCATTTATTCCAACTGCTTATTACGTTTAGTGTCTTCCTTAGATCTGATCTGATATGCAAGGTATCTGAATGATACAGTTGCCATAGCATACTCTGTACCATCTACTGTAGCATTAAATTCCAATGCATTCAACCCTATAGGTATAAGGTCTTCAAATACTACATCAAAGTTATGTTGGAAGTTACTATTCAACACCATTAAAGTAGCATCAGCATATAGATCGTTGTTACCAAACAACTGCTGCATCTTTAGCACAAAATCTTTTCTCTCAGTAGTACTATCAGGAGTACCTAGTGCACGGATCCAGTTGTGTAGTATCAAATAGTTTTCTAGGTTTTCATCTACAAGAAATGACAAAGTTAATGGGTCATATTCAATGAAACCTTCCAATGGTAGTGATCTAAATGGTGTGGACTGCTGCTGAATACTAAGATTCATGCTAGGTATGTTAGCAGTCTGACAAAAGTAAGACACCTTTGGATATTTTGCGAGAGCAAACTTGAACCCTATCGGAGATAGGAAGTTTCTATTCTCTATTTGCTTGTTCCAGGTTGTCATATCTATACGTTAGTCGTTCCCAGATTCCTCTGGCATGATTGTTATGCTCAACTAATTTCTGAGCCCAAATCCTATCTTCCAGACTGACTTCCCTGTTAAGTTTAGTTTTACAGGCAATGATTGTCAGTCTAAGTCTATAGTCCTTACTTAACATATTTATATCCTTGGTATATATCCTTTATACTTTTGCACTTGTGGTAAAATATCTTCCTCTACTCTCTCTACAATCTTATCTATTATATCAATATCAATGTGCATAAATGGTGGGATGATTCCTAACATTCTGAGTGTACCATCTAAGAATAAAGCAAGAGTAGTAAAACCTAAGATCATACTAATGATAGTTGCTTCCCTATTATGCTTACGCATCGACTCTTCATCAATTGCCCTTGCTTCTGCAACTGCAATCTCGACTGCCTGAGCAATCATCCTATCGACCTCCTCCTTTGTATAGGAGATCTTTTTGATCATTTCTTCGGTCATAAACCCATTGTAGCATTACATCCAATATTCGTCTAGTACGTCAAATGTTCTGTTTAGATAATCATTCGCACCTTTACACTCCCACTCACCCTTCTCTCCGATCTCACACTTGTAGTGCAATTCTCTTTTGAGTTGCATAAGTCTAGTGGTCATAGCAACTTTGTCCAATCTGCCGTTCATGGCTATACCTATTCTACTTAAGTATTTAGGTAAATCCATAAAAAAAGAGACCCCGAAGGGTCTCTCTGTCTGTATATCGTAACGATATTTACATTAGGTTTGTTACCTTAACACGTCTGTAATAACGGTTAGCGTTAGCAGTAAGAGCACCTTGACCTTGTGTAAGACCCTCAGCGAATGGGTTTGCAACCATTCCGTAACGAGTCTTAAAGCCAATTTTAGGTTGGAATGTATCCTGACCTACGGCTCTGACCATCTGTAGAGGCACATAAGGACAATAGAATAGTCCTGCGTCATATGCAGATGATCCCTTGTATCCAGAAACATAGAAGTGATTGTCACTTACGTTTGCTGAGTAAGGGTCAACGTATACCTTGATACGTCCGTTAAGGGTACCAACTAGAGTAGAAGAGTTGTCATCTACGTTTCCTAGAGGGTTAACTGCACTAGCTAATCCAGAAGAATAGTCAAGCACACCAGCCATAGAGAGAGCAGATGCCACATCAGCAGAGCAGATGAGGATGTTGCCCTTCCCACGACGAGTTTCATGCCCGATAGCATTCATGTCTCTTTCGATCTGGAAAAGAAGTCCCTTAAATTTTTCAACTGACCATCTACCGTTTGAGTCAACATCTAAGTCGAATACTCCAGCAGTAGCTGTGTTGTTTTGTGCACCTGGGCGAGCGATCTTGTAAACAGTTCTAACAACTTCTCTGTTGATCTCAGCGAGAACTTCAGTAGAAAGAATGTTTGCAAGCTCAGACTCAGCGTCTAAACCGTGCACTGCTTTCAAGTCTTGAGCAAGCTCTAAACTGTACTCTGCCTTTAGGGCTCTTGACTTAGCAGTAACAGTAACCTTCTCAATCGAGAATCCCATCTCGTTGAAGTGGTTAGTACTACCATCACCAAGTGCTTCAGACTGAGCAGTAGTCATACCTTGACCACCGATTGTGTACTGTCCAGCACCATCGGCAAGTAGACCTGGGTTAGATCCAGTCTGAGTATTAGATGCTAAACCATTAGCACTGTTCTCAGATGAATGCTCGGTATCAACTTCGTTGAAGAATGTTTCAACTGCACTGTTGTTGATATCTCTGTTTGTGCCTTTTGTGGATCTCATTGCAAAGATAAGTCCAGTAGGACCTGTCATTGGTTGAACTCCGCAAATGTCGTAAGCGATTAGCTTAGGCATACTACGACGAATTAATGAAATTAGAACTGGGTCGAAACCTGCAACAGGACCTGTAGCGGTGCTACCACCTGAGTAACCAGTACCACCAAGTGAGTTGGTAGGTGCTGCTTCAGTAACGAGACCACGCTCTTCTTTCAAAAACTTTTCTTGGTTTTCCAAGAGGACTGATGTAACCGCTTTTCTGTAGGTATCCTTAATAGGATCGAGCTCAGAGTGCTCAAGAATAGGGTTCCACTTCTCTTGGAGTGATTCTGCGTTAAACATTTTGTTAACTGACTCCGTTTAAGAATAGAAATTGTGGATTATTTTGCCCAACGTGCAATTGCTTGTGAATATGCATCCATAGCACTGCCAGCTTCAGGGGCGTTCTCTACTTGGACATCCTCAGAGACCGTAGTCTTCTCAGGCTTCGTAGAGAAATAGGATTCACGTAGTGTAGAAACCTTTGCTTTAAAGGATTCTTCATTTTCAAACTCAACAGCTTCTGCGAGGGAGACTAGTTTCTCCTTCTGAGAGAGACTTAAGCCCTCTGCAATCTCTGTCACAATCCCATTCTTAATATAGCCGCCAACTTTCTTAGAAAGTCCAACGTTTTCTTCAATTGATTCGTTGAGTTTAGACTCCATGTTATTGAGTTGCTCTTGTAGACCATCTACAAGGTCAACTTTCTCGTCGGGAAGGTCAATGTAATTCTCGACGAAAACTTTTTTAAGACCTGTTAATACAGACTCACCCATCTCAGCTTTAATACCACTCTCGATCTGTAGAGAATTCTTCTCCATCCACTGACCGACAGCATAAGATAGATAGTCGTCAACTTTCTCAGAAAGTTCTGTTTTAACTGTCTCAATTTCTTTGTCTAGTGCCTTTGCATAGTCTTCATGCATTCGCTCTAGCTCTTCGTTTAGCTTAGAAACTACCGCAGCTTCAAAGATAGTCTTTGCTTTCTCTTTGAATTCTTCTGATAGGTCTTCACCTTCAGTAAGTGCAGCAACGTCAGCAGATAAATCTACTTCGATGACGCTTTCTTCAGCAGGGGTTTCAGCAATCACGTCGCCTTCGGGCTCGTGTCCTGCTTTCACATCACCTTTATCAGCGAAAGTCTGAGTAGATGCGGAAGCATCACTTGGTTTCGTTGTAGGTGCTTGTGCGTTTCCACCAGCGATAGTTTTATACTTGTTACTATCATCTGTTGGTTTGGAATTAAAAGGTGTAGGTCCACCTAAATCTTGTACACCACCGAGACTACTACCATCTGCTCCAAGTTTACCTTGGGGTTCTGCTGGCTTTGCTCCTGCGGTTACACTTGATTCATCCAGAGTTTTAGTATTCTCTTCTGACATTGTAGTCTCCGTTACGACAAATTGCGATTGCTATAGATTATTTAGACAAGTTTGATATTACAAACCTTGTAAATACTGTGAAAATGCGGAAAGTTTTACCTCTTCCATCTGATTTAGTGCAGCATTATCGATTCTTTTCTTAATCTGCTCCACTTTTTGCTCTTGAACTGACCCATTATTATAGATCCATTCCTTTCCTTCCATGATTCCATTGACGAAAGCATCGGGTGCGGAAGGGTCTGCCACTATATCAGCAGCAGTTGCGAGCATAAAGTCATCCATGACAACTTTAACACCGTCTCTTTCTCTTATAGTACCAAGTCCACGTGATGAAACACCTAACTTGACACCCTCATCAATGAGGTTTTTAGCAATGTTACCCATTGGTGTATCCAATAGTCTTGCTTTACCCACATAGTTATTACCCTCTTGCTTAAGAGAAGTAATTAGATGTGACACTCTATCTAGGTTGATAGTAGGACCATCTGGATGACCTAACTCACCAAGAGCACGTCCTTTTTCGATGTACTTCTTGTTGTAGTTAACCGCCTCACGTTGAAGAGTCGAAATGGGATACATCCGACCATTGCGGTTTTTGATTTCGCCCTGCAAAAATACACCCTCGATAAAATGGTTTTTCTTACCATTCTTACCTTCGGTGATTGTTACCTTAGCGGTTTCAATTTCCTCCCTGATCAGTTTCATCTTTTGGTTCCTCGGTTTCGGTTTCAGTTTCAGCAGATGCTTCGGGTGCTGCATCCTCAGGTTGCTCGGTGTTTTCAGGACCGTCTTCCTGTGGTTTGAACATGGTTTTACCCAACTCTTTCTTCTGTGTCTCTATGGCATCTAATGCTTTATCATTCATACCTTGGACAACATAATCAGAAAGATCTTTCTTACCCGCAAACAATGCGTTTACGATATCTCTTGCTACATCTGTTGGCATAATGTTACTTATCAATATTACTATTTAGATATCTCCTTTTTTATAATCCGCAGGACTAATACCTAAGGTTGCGGGATCTGGTTCTGGAGGTTGTAATGCCATCTCCATCTGTTCTACTTCAAGTTTTTGAAGCTCAACAGGTGAAACTAACTTACCCTCTGCTATTTCTGCATCCATCTGTGCTTGAATCTCATTGAATTCAACCTCAGTCTGACGTAACACATGCCTACGCATGTATTCTATAGAGAAATATTTACCAGTTAGCGGATCCATTTGAGCGACTAGATTCATACGCTCATTCATGATCTCCTGCTCTTTCAACTCAGCAAAGTAGTTGTCAGCAATGAAATCAAACTGGATGTGCTCCTTAACTAAGTCCCACTCATCAAGAGTTAGGACACCTTTAAGACAAATTTGTGTCTTAAGTAGGTCAAGGAATAGGTCAGAGAATCTCTTACGAAGTCTGGTTACAAACTTTTGGAATTTAACTTCATCACGTGTGATTTCTGCACTACGTCCTACATTAAAGGAGCTGTCAGATTCTAAACGTGACTCAGGTACATTCAATGCACGGTAGAGTTTCTTCTGGAAGTACTTAATATCTTCTAATTCACCTAGGTTTTGTCCACCTGGTAAAGTAGAAATTTCTGTACCTCTTCCACCCTCACGTCTTGGTAGCCAGAAGTCTTCTAGCATAGACATGAATTTCTTATCGTCTCTTATTTCACCAGTGTCAGCATTATATACTAACTTATTCCTATAACGAGACATAACCTCACGGAGATATTGCTCCGCTTTTTGCTTCGGTAGGTTACCCACATCTATATAGAAGATTCTACGCTCTGGTGCACGAGACATACGGTAAATAACCAGTGAATCTTCAATCATTCTCAACTGGTTAGTTGCCTTAATAGCTTTATGTAGATGAGATAGCACATAGTTACGCTGCATATCTAATTGTCCTGAGTGGACAAAGCATACTGCGTCAGGTGCAATTTTTATTCCGTGGTTCTCATACCCACGTAACCCCTTAGGTGAATAAATGAAGTACTCTACACTCTTTGGTATTAAAGTATTAACTTCTGGGTCTGCGGGGGAAACCCTGTCTTTTGGTTTATCATATTCAATCACCTTTTTAATCTTTCTAGGGTCGATATACCTGAGCTCAGTCATACCTTCCTGAGGATTATCAGGATTAATCATCTTATGATAAAAAAGTCTTCCGTCGATGTACCACCTACGGAAGATATCATATGCTTTCCTATCAAAATCTAGTAGAGTTAATACATTTTCAAACTCTTCACGAATTCTTGTCTTAACTGAGTTACTACCAGGAAAGTTTTCTAAATTAATTTCTATTGTTTTATCGTCTAAGTCACCTGCAATGGCTTCATTAACTATATCTCCGACTGCTTGATCTACCTCTGGATGTAAAGACATCTCACGGTATCTACCAATCAAATCTACATCACTTGCTTTATTAGCAGCATCACCTAGATCTACGTACTGTCCAAAATAACCACCAGCTACAATGGGTTGTGCTGCGTCATCTGAATCTTTCGTTACGAAAGAAGGGCCTAAACCTTTAGACCCCTTCTTCTTTCGATCAAGTGAATAACCAAATAACTGTGCCATTCAACTTATCTCCATTTAATTATATTTATAGACCCTATCTTAAAGAGGTAGAATTACCTGTGTTTCTGTCAGAGTCGTATGTCCAGTACTGAACCTGGAACTCAACTGTATACTCTTCTGGAGTATCGTTACTATCCCATGCAAGATCAATTGCGGAAATAGTTGAAGGCCATATACCCTCAAACTTATAAGTCTTAATGACTTGTCCTTGTCTTCCTAATTGTCTTACCCAAGCATTAGTCTGATATTTTCTAATCTCATTTGTGGATTGCTTGTTCTGATGAAGTGCTTGAATCTTAGTAGACCATTCTTCAAACTTATTCCTAAGTGCAAAGTTTTGGTCGTTAAGGACAGTAATTGTCCAAGGTTCAAACGTCCTGTCTCCTGCAATCTTAAGTGTCCTACCTCTATAAGGAACTTCAATAACACCCACTGTTGCTGCGGGTATATTTGCTGCCTTAATCAAGAAACTTGCGAAACTTGATGAAGATGCATTAGTTCCAAGTGTAGATGCACCACTCTTAGACTCATTGTCTTGTGCAGTAGATCCAGGATCAGCACCAGGATCAGGCTTACCATCTGATGTTACCACATCAGGCCATCCTAAGTCAACCTGAAACAGGTTAGGACGGGCTAAATCGCCAATTTTGTCCCTAAAAGTAAGTATTGGTGTGGAAACTCTAGCATTGGTTTCCTGACCAGGGAGTTTTTCTACTTCATTTGCCATTTTATTTGTCTCCTATTTGAGGTTGAGCACGAAGACGTGCCACGGTTTACTCATTATGATACTAACTCACTGAAGCTTGCTCCAGATCTTGTTGCTGTGAATGTCAATGTGATGAAGTTGATACTACGTGTTGGCTTCACGAAGATTTCAGCATAGAATTCACCACGGTCAATAGACTCGGCAGGGTTGTTAGTGCTGTCGCAGACTACTAAGAAGTCAACGATACCACGACGTGCTTGCACACTGCGTAGGAAAGGCTCAACTATGTTCTTGAATTGTGCACGAGTAAACTCGTCATTTAATTCAAAGAGTTGTGTCTTAGCAGCAGCAGAAATTGCTTCCTCTATGACTAAGAATAACCTTCTTACGTTAATTCTATCGAATGCAGACTGATAAGAAAGTGCAGTCTTATCTCCGAAGAGGACTAATCCTTCTCCAGGGAATGCTACGATTGGGTTAACTCTTGAAGCATAAAGTGTGTCTCTATGATCTTTAAGAGGTGAGTAAGCAAGTTTGATTGCATTAAGTAACTGTCCTCTGTTGAAACCAGCTGGTGAATACCAAGGTTCTTGGTTGATAGTTGTGCTTAATACAAGTCCTGCAACGTCTGCGTTACATGGGATGTAACGATAAACATCATTATACTTGTCGTAGATATACTTGTAGTTGTTATCAAATACAGCATATGATGAGCTTGATAACTGGTCGTAGTAGTTAACTGTTCTTGTTACGATATCAGAAACTCTAGGTTGACCAATAATATCACCACGATAAGGAGATACGAAAGCAATACAATCTTTTCTAGCAGCAGCAATAGAAATTATGTGCTGTGCTTTAGCGATTGTATCATCAACACCACTCATTGATGGACCCATTAGAATGTAGTCTACATCAACTGTCTCAGCATCGTTGAATAGATCGTATGCAGCGAGTGAGTTTGGCCTTGAAACTGTATATCCGTCTACACCACCTTGTAGACTATACTTAAGTGTTGCTCTATGCTTTGTACCAAGTAGAGCGAGTGATAATGGATTTGTACCACTTGGGTCATCCATGTTATTCAAGGATGAATCTGATTTAATAAGGTCAAATTCCTTATTAATACCTGACACACCCCATGATCCAGCAGCGTTAGTATCTTTATCATATACCTGTGCTGTTTCGTGACTACCCCAATAGAGATACTCAGAGAAATTCTTAATTACATCTTTGTAATAGATGTTATCGCCTTGAGGTGACTTAGCATCTGTTGCTTTAGAAACATTAAGATGCTTCTCAATAACTGATCCAGGAACTCCTGTTACTGCTCCATCTCCATCGATGACTAAGATGTGCATTAAGTCATTGTGTCCACCACGGTCAGCAGTCCATGCTGAAGTAGTAGGTCTTGCAGCTAAGTTAATCCACTTAGCATTTTCTCCGTAAATTCTTGACTCATAGTCAGACTCTACGTTAGCAACAGCGATTGTTGTAGTATTTTTATCAACAACTGTCTGGTTTGCTTGGAACTGAGGTGACCCTTGATTAAGAGCAACACGCAATTCACGAGTTACAGACTCAACAACTCCTGCATCACCAGTGGCAGAGCCAGGTGTGTTAGAGTTATTTGCTAACTCAGAAATTGTGTCTCCAACTTCAATGATGTCAGCAGATGTAGAGTCAACAGTTATTTCTAACTTGCGATGCTCTTCATCATATCCAACAACACGTCCAGTAACACCACCACTAACAGCAGTGATATAGTTGTCTGTCTGGAATTTACCTATTAAAGTTGCAGCATCAGCGAAAGTAACAGTAACTGTGTATGAATATACACGACCATATACGTTAGCAGATGAATAGGAAACTTCAGCGTTATTATCGAATTCCCACTCAGCACTTGTTGGTTGAGCAAGATAAAGAATTTGGTCAGGACCAGCGTCTGTTACAAGAACTCTTAGTGAGTTACCGTAAATACCAGCTGTTTTAGCACCCCACTTCCAGTTGTTAGAAGCAGTCTCTACATTAGATTCGTAAGCATCAAGATTCTTAATGAGAGGTGAAGCAACACCAGTAGCAGTTTGCTCATTGATTGTTGTCTTCTGTGATGTAACATTCTGTAGGGTAACAGTAGATCCATCGGTATGAGATGTAGCAGTTGTGCCTAGCTGTGCTCTTACAACTGTCAAATCATTACCTGCAACACCAGAAATTTGTAGGATTTCATCGTCAATTCTGATGTAACTGTTAGTACCACCACCTAGTGCAGCAGCAGATGTTACAGTCAGAGTTGTATCAGAATCAGTAAAGGTTGACCCTTCATTGATTGTAGAAGATGTACCAGCAGCTTCGATTAGAGTAATTGGTGCTGATGCAGCGTGACTAACAGCAGAAGTAGAAAGTTGACCTCGTAATACAACTACGTCGCTACCAGATACACTCTGGATAACTAATAATTCTGAGTCGATTAGTAGTACGTCTGCTACGTCGAAATCTGTTGATGAAGTAACAGTTAAAGTAGTGTCATTTGCACTAAAACTTGTTACTGTATACTGTGCAGTATCTATTGCGTTCTTTAAAGAATCGTTAGTTGCACGAACTATCTTAACGGTACCACCGTAAAGTAAGAACTGTGCTGCACTAAACCAATACTCGTAGTTATAGTCGGTAGGTTTACCAAATATGCTGAGAAGTTCCTTCTCGCTAGTTACATTTGTTATTTCCTCGACAGGACCTTTCTCAAACGCACCAACGATTGCAGCAATATTATCTACTGTTGCATTTGCGACGGTGGTCAGATCTCTCTCAAGAACAACAACTCCTGGTGAAAGCTGTGTCGAAGCCATGTGTGATCTCCTGAATGAATTCCAATTCGGATGCTGAAATTATTTATAGAAATGTATATTTACGAGAGGTAGTCCCACATATATGCCTTATCTCCGTACTCATCTGTCTTCCAAGTGTCGCCTTCCGCATCCGTGAAGGTCTCCTCGTACTGAACTCCGTCATCGATAAAACCAAACGGAGCCATGTCCGCTTCTATACCATCTTTTTGCTCCTGATACATGCGGAGACGTACGTCATCGTCATGTAATTCTCTGAAGTAATCTGTGGTTGCTAACCATGCAAAAATAACTAAGCACATTGCTAAGTCATCGTTACATCCTTCCTCAGCTTCCCATGCTGGACCTCTCTGAATGAATGTAGTTAGCTCTGCCATAATATCATAGTCCTTAAAGATGAGTTTGTCATCTTCAATCAACTGTTTTAGGTTAGAGCAACCAGTCTTCTTGACTGTTGTGCTCATCTTAACCCCTAGTTGTACCTTGGTACCACTAAATCCTTGTCCTACTACCTGACCTGCCCTACCTCTCATGGCACACATGAGTAAATTCTCGTATTCTAGGTCAAATTGTATAATATCTGCTACCTGTCCACCAATATCATTAACTTCTATCATTATATACGCCTGGTTATATGCAGTGGCGACCCTATGAATGATATCTGGGAATAATAATGGTTTAATCTTATTGTTTCTATACTTTGCTACCACCATATAGGGTATTTCTGTGGTATCTACCACTGTAAATGCAGAATAATCCTTAGTTAGACCCCTAGCAACGTCAACACAGATGTGATATGAGTGTCCTTGCACTGGATCTTCATAGACTGACAGTCCTGCTTCCTTCTTAATAGGTTCTTCGTATATTAATGTCTTTAATTTAGTACTACTGATGAGAGTATTAACAGATCCTAGGAATTCACACTCAAATTCTTGGTTGAATTGCTCCTCTGATGTGTTTCGTATCGTCTCTTCTTTCCACTTTGCATCTCTACCTGGTACCTGTTGCCAGTGTACCTCTGTTGTGGTGTATTCATTCTGTCCTTTCTCTGCATCATGCCACAGTTTATAGAACATATTCATACCCTTGGGGGTAGATATGATTATAACTTTAGTGCTCTTACCAGAAGATATAGTAGGATAGACAGAACTAAAGAACTCGTCAGCAATATGCGTCGGAATAAAGGCGAATTCGTCCAGAAATATAATGTTAAAGGACATACCCCGAACAGCACTTGCAGAAGTAGAAGCAGCCAAGATCTTACTTCCATTCTCCAACTCCAAGGAGCCCCTGTTCCAGTTGACCACACCTTGTTGAAGCCATTTAGGGAGATTTTCGTAAGAAAGTTGTAACCTTCCCAACATTTCTCTTGCAGTGGCTGCTTTGTTTGCGAGGATTGCGATGTTGACATTATCATTAAAGATTGCGTACCACAGTAGATATGCAGTAACCACTGTAGATTTACCTGACTGACGTGGTAGCTTTGCTATATTGAATCTATTCTCATGGAATCGATTCACCATGTCTTCTTGGAAATCGTACAGATCAAAACCAACTATACCTTGATCGAGGTTAACGATCTTAATATAGTTGCGAATAAAATAAACAGGATCCTGACTACACTTTATAAACTCCTTCACCTGTTTAGGTGTGAAGTTAGTGTTAACGTTAGCCCGTTTGAGATTGGGGTTACCTAGATATATCTCCTGCTTTTCTGGCATTATAGTACCTGTACAACTCCTTTAACATCTGGAATATCTTCCATCAGTTTACGTTCAATACCTTGCTTCAAGGTCATAGTGCTCATAGCACATGTAGAACATGCACCACCTAATCTAACTTTAACATATTTATCTTCTGTTTCAACATACTCTAAGAAACCACCATCAGCTTCGATGTATGGTGCTAATTCGCTGAGTACATTTATCACATTAGAATCATTAAGTTCCATTGGCTTCTTTTATTGCCTCTACGATAGTTCTCTTCAGTTGATTCTGTTTCTTTCTACCGATACCAACAGATGCATCTATCTTTACTTTAACCCAGTAAAGACCTATTATTACTAGAGTAAATGGAATAGCATCAGCCCAACTGATCTCATTCCATGCCTCTACGACATTTAACATTCCAAACATTAGTATAATCCAGGTAAGTTTGCAGCAGTAGTAGACTGTAATCCGTCTCCTACTTCGGGTAAGGGATCACCCTCGTCAGGTGCTTCGGGTAAGGTACCTTGTGCTCTACGAATCTCTCTTAACTCTCCGAAGTTTTTATTCTTCGTACCTCCATCATACTCCCAAGCATATCCCTCAGCAATCATTTGTTCGTTGAGTGATGTATCATCATCGCCAACGTATAACCAACCAAGAAGCCTACCATACTTACCCATGCCACCTTTAAGTTCAGTTCTGATAGTAAGTTCATTGTCTCCTTTAATTGTATCTTCTAACGTTCCTTTCATCCAGTTAGTAGCATCTATTCCCAGTGCCTTCTCTTCTAAATCTCTAGTCCTCTTCTCAGGAGTATCGATACCAGCTATTCTAACACGTTCGTGCTTATAGATATCAAATCCTAAGTCTATTACCACGTCAATGGTATCTCCATCAACTACTTTTGTTACTTCCGTCACTCGGAAGTTGTAACAACTCTTCCGAGATGGTGGTGTCATCTTTCCCATTTGGATACCAATCATCATACTTAAATATGTATACGATTACCACCCCTACCGCAATGAGTAGTATTGCGATCATCCAGATAACACCCCAGACTACCATTAAACGTATGCTTCTGCTGCTAGTCTAAATGCTAACCCTAGAGATGTGCCCATGATGGTGAGACGACTCATCCACCACATTATCTCGTGCTTGTTTTTAGTGATGCGGCTCATAGCTCCATCCCCATAGTGCAGTAGTCAATAAAATGAGGATGCTCCCTTAGACCAGGGACATCCTCCTTGCTGTGCTGTATTGCTTCATATGCATCTGTGGCATACTCACAGATTTCATAGTGGTTGCGGCTTGTATCGTGGTAGCCAACCGTATAGTGGGACATGATAGTTTCAACTCCACTGTGTCAAACGACATAAGTATTTATGCCTTTTTGGTATCAGATGCTTCCTTTTTTAAGGCTTTCCTAACCTGCTTTGCATAGTATACTTCTGCTTTAGTATACTGCTCAGGATGTTCTTTAGATCTCTTAATTAATAATTTTGCTGCTTTTTTGTCCTTCAAGAATTGAGTTGCGACGGTGCTTTGAAATACTTATTTATAACTTCTACTTGATCATGGTACCTTGAAATCTTATCTAACTCAACACCGATTGCTTCAGTGATGTCAGAGTGCTCTCCAATACCTGCTGGATGTTCCAGATAAACTTCTACATTTGCTCGATGCTTTGCGATTTCACCTTGAGCATGTGCTAATACTGCACGTAATAATTGCTCTCTCATGTGTAACATTCCCATAGTTTACTTAATCCTAGATTAATTATAACACAAATGTCAAACTATTTATCTTTGTTACGAAATGCACAACGCAGTTCATGCTTCTCTATCCATGTGTATGGACGTGCATGACCTATTGGTGCTGTCAGTCCACAATACTTGCAGACTTTTCTTCTTTCTTCAACCATAGTGATAACTCGGTTTGTTGGTCTTCTTAGATAGATTCTTACTTCTGACCTTTGTGCCAGATGTCTCACCATATCCTTTAGGATGCTTACCAGGTTTTGTCTTACCTAACTTCTCAGAAGGTTTTGGCTTCTTCGATTCAGTGTCATGTAATCTTGCTGGCTTATCCTTATCTTTAGTTATAACACTTTCTTGTCCATGTTTGCGACCCAATCGTCGCATAACTTTACCAAAGCGACGCTTACTCATTCCCTTACCTGGAGAGGTTTGGTATGATACTTCACGTCCTTTAGATCCATCATCATATTTGTATTCACCGACACCCTTCTTATATCCGATGCCTTTCTTCTTGAGGTCTTTTTCGAGCCCCTTGCGGGACTCTTTATTCTTTTTTGCGTCTGTACCTCTGTCTGCACTAATGTTACCAGTCTGTTGTGACTTAGACTTTTGCATCATACGAGTAGTAGGGTTACCTTCCTTAAGGAAATCACTGAATCTCTTCAGTCCATCCTTCTCATGATACTCCCAGTGACCTTCTTTCACATGGTCAGCAGCTTTGTATAGAGGTTTGCCTGTCTTGGCATTCTTCTTACCTGACTTGTATCCTTGCCATGCAGGTGTGTTACCTTTCTTGTCAGCATTAGTAACAGTATACTCTTCCTTTGTTTCTGTCTTTCTCTTAGCAGCAGATGCTTTGTATAGTCTTACTGCTTGAGCATTCTTCTTCTTAGCACCTTCCTTATCACCAGCATGTGCTAGTTTACCACGCTTCTTATCTGCTTCCTTTGAAGCTGCTAGTGCAGTATCAGCAGAGATCTCATGTAATGTTTCTTCATTCTTGCTCTTAGCATTTGAATGATGTGATGAATCACCGAATGCAGGATTATTTTTATATTCTGGTTTTTGTTTTTTCTTTTCGTCTGATAATTTCTTTGCTTTCTTATCAAGATAATCCTTCATCGCACCTTTAGGTTTACCATCTCCTTTATAGAGACCATAAGATGTGCCTTCGTTGGTATCCTCTTCTTTAGGACCAGCAGCTTTTCTAACTCCTTTTTGCACATGGTCAACAGCAGCATCTTTGGCACCTTCCTTAGCAGCATTGCCCAGTCTCTGCCCAAAACCAGCAGTCTTAGTACTACTACCAGCAGTGGTACCAGCAACGGATGCTTTCTTAGCAGCAGCACCTCCGACAGCTTTGGTTGCTCCAGCAGCAGCACCAGCACCTTTGACAGCAGCAGCACCTTTCCCAGCAGCAGCAGCACCTTTCGCAGCGACAGCACCAACTTTGGCAGCCTTAGCACCAACTACCGCAGCTTTTGTTGCGAGAACCGCAGCAGTTACTGCTTCTTCATCTACTACTTGCTTAAAAGATTTAAGGACAAATGATTCCTTTTTAGTACTCATAATAGCTCCCTTGCCATGTTTCTTTTCAATGTTTTTCTTAACAATATCAAGTGCGGTAACACCTTTACCGTGCTCTTTTTCAGCTTGCTTTTGGTAAACAGTTTTACCTTTGGTTTTCTTTCCACTACTTCCAGAAGATGATCCACCACCTCCTTTCCATGTGCCTCTCTCTAATTGCTTATCCCTCCAGTGATCATAACCCTCTTCACCAAAGACTTCTTCATTGGTGTGTGCAAATGCTTTTCTCATTTTACCAATAGCATCTCCTCTAAGATGAGGTGGATACTTTGAGTCATCCTTCTTCTTCTTTTTCTTAACAGCATCACCCAGTTTACTATGTTCAATCTCTGGTTGATACCCTTTACCTTCTGCAGCTAGACTTCCTTCACCATGTTGTCTGGTGTTAAGTCTATCTATAGCAGGATTCTTCTTCTTGACGAAGGATCTATGAGCTGCGGATTTGCCTTTAGGGTTTGACACGTTAGCCACCTACGACTTGGACTTGCTCTACTACTACATCAGCACTACCAGCAGTCAGTTTAACTGCTCTATTAACTAGAGGAGTTTGACCTAGGATTAATTGTGCATCAGCATTAGCATAGTTTCCACCTGCACTAGATGAATCTATGTTGGTAGTTATGGTACCATCAGTTGTTGAAGCAACTGCTTTCCCACTACCTACAGCAGAAACAAATGCAGCAGCGTAATTTGTGTCACCACCATTCTGAGTAGAGATATAGTCTCCAGTCACAAACTTATGACCAGGAGTACCACCACTTTCTACAGTGATAACTTGAGGATTAGCACCAGTTGCAGAAGCAATTCGTGCATTTGCAGGTTTGCCACATGAGATTAACTCAGGGACACCAGCAGCGAGGGTAATTGCAGGTCCAGCATTGACTTGTATTGAAGACGCTGAAGTTGCAAGGACACGCAATACACCAGATTTAACTGTGATGTAGGCAGTACCCGAACCACTTACTGTTTGCGTATCAATAACATTTAATACTGACATTTTTAAAGAATACCTTTACTAGATTATTTATCTTGCTTTTGTTTTAAAAACTTAGCAAGTTCTGCTGTGCTACCAACAAACATGGTGTTGTTGGTGACTTGTTTATCAGATGAAGATCCTTTCGGATTCTCTATCTCATTAACTTTTTTATGAAGGTCTGCAAGTTTATCAGCAACGTCACCGACATGTTTGATAAGTTGTCCTGCTACTTCATATGCTCTTGGTTGGTCTGACTCTTGTGCTAACTCAAGTATACCATCAACTGCTTCTTGACCTTTTTCTATTAGAGAATATAAATTACCTCTTGTATAGTCATAGTCTTTCCTCAGTTGTTTTTTAGTATCTTGTGCGACCTCAAGTGCCTTATCACTGCGTTTAACGCAACCACCTTCATTTTCAACAATGGAAGTGTCCACGTTCATTGCATTTTCAATAGCTTCAAAATCACTCATCTTGTCCTGTCACTGGGTTATACTGTTTAGCATCTACAAACTCACTGGTTAACTCATTGAATCCAAAATCATCATCTGCATCAGCAGTGACTGGATCAGGTGTTACCTGATATCTAATCTCACGTGGTGCATTAGGTGCATTCTTAGTATCAGCAGTGTAATCAACAATAGCCTTCTTGATAACCTCTCCAGACTTGTCTTGGACTGGACCGTATAAGTAAGTCTTAGCAACAAACTGTAAAGTATATACCAGTGTCCTACGAGTATCGTAGTCACCTTCATATACATCCTGATAATCTATAGATGTTAATGTAATTGGATAGTCCTTCTTCTCATCCATAGTAGGCACAAGGTTTAGTGTGATACTAAAACTTGGTTGAAAGTAAGGTAATATCTGCTCAAGAATCTGAAGACCATCGTCTTGATTCTTTGCCATGATTGCCAATTCAAAATTCAAATTATATGGTATTGGCATAAAGGATTTAAACTCTTTACCATCAGCTTGAGTAGACCTTAAATACTGAGTAGGAGATACCTTACGAGTAGCATCATAATTAAACCCTTGTATCTCAAAGGAGATACGAGGTAGAGTAATTTGAGTTGTAGTCTTATTAAGACCTACCTGTTGCAGACGTTGTAGAAATTTCTGACGAGGACCATATGCCAGAGGTACTTTCATAACTTCTGTTTTACCAGATGTTACCCTACGAAGTTCAATATTATTAAACAGTGTACCGAAACCGACCACCGTCTTCTTAATAATTTCGTGATATGAATAAGTTCCTAACATTAGATACTACTTCCTTTATTTCCAAACTCACCAAAGGGATTACCTTCAGTGAAATCAATGATACCATCTGCCTGAGTCTCTATGACAAAGTTGGCTTGAGATTCGTCATTCACATTATTTAGTGTATTATATGTAGCACTTGTCCACGCAGCACTAGATGTATTACCAGTAAGAGTCTCAGGTATACTGAAGATTCCTGACCTATTGTATACAACTAACTGACGTGTAGCACTATTCCAAGACTTAACAGTAGCAGTGACATTAGAGTTACCACCTGTTACAATCTCCTCGGCAACGAAGTCTCCACTACCACCATCTGCAACGTTAACACTTATTGCATTGGCATAATTGACCTCCACTGCATCAACTTCTGTGATTCCTGTGTCGATATCTTCGTCGCTGTACTGGAAGAGTTCACATCGTAGTCCCCAAGTATATTGTTTACCCAACGTGAAAAATGGTACTTCATACTCGACAAACTGGATCTCAAAGATCTTATTTGCCATCGGGAAGTATACGAGATCGCCTTCATTTGGTCTGCCCTCCACTATTAAGGTTGCGTTATCATCTACCGCAGTAGTGAATCTTGTTCTTGAGATAACAAACGTTGCCTGATCAGCAATTTGGACTCCGAATTTGGAGAACATATCACCGTCTCCTCGGAATCCTGTGTTGTCTTCAATGTATGCTTCTATCTCAAATGCTCCCTCAAACTTCGACATTGTATCCTCACCGAATACACTATCAGTTTTAACTAAAGTCCTTGGGATATAATAAACATTCTTACCGTACATCTTAATCTGCTCAATGACAAGACTTTCATGCATGTCTTGCTCACCTGTAGTTCCTTGAGTAAAATAAGGGTTAGTAGCCATGTTATCCTATCATGTCTAATGGTGGAGTTTCCCACTGTTGTCTGAGTTGCTCATCCAAATCTTTTAACTCTTGGACTGCATCATTATAAATCATCTCACCGTTAAGGGTAACACCACCAGGCATCTGGACGTTTTGGAATTTTGTCATATTACTACCCCACTGCTTCTTAATCTTAGCAGAAACATAATCTTTGACCCACATGTTGTCATATATCTCTGTCCATGTGAGAGGATCCAATGCTCTCCAACATTTAATAACAAAATACTGATCTAATAATACATCTGCTTGCCAATCCATATCAAGATATAATCTATTCTGAGTAGCAATATAACGAGTAGGTTTGATTCCTTCTAATAGAAAATCAATTGTACCCAAGTGTTGCTGAATCATATAGTAATGATAGAACTGTGTAGATGTAAAATCATACAAGTCATTCAAACGCATTTGATATCTAATATCAAACATGTTTGCAGTACCCTTATCAGTGAAAGAGAATAGTCCTTCAACAGATAGTATATGTTGTGGTATTTCTATGTAAGCATTCCTTTCACGCCACTCAGAATTACCAGCAGATGATGTAGTTAAAGTGTCCTGTGCAGTTTCAGCTCTATCAATATCTGCCTGAGTTATCTTATGCTTTAGGTAGACTCTCTCAGCACCATCATAATGGAACTGTTGAAACTTCTGTATCGTATAATCAATAGCATCATCGCACTGATCATCAGAGACATTGATCTCTAGTACAGGTTTACCTAACCTGCGTAAAGCATATTCTTTTAATTCAGATTTAGATGTTGGTTTTGCCATTATGCTACAAGTACGTAGGTGTTAGAAGTGGTATTGAAATACATCTCTCCAGATGCAAGACCAGAGCCAGCATCGTTAGCTGCTGATACAATACCAAGAGCAGTGCGAAGCAATGCAGCAGTTAAGTTAGACTGTACAAATGCTGTGGTAGCAACTTGAGTTGTGTTAGTTGCTTGAGCTGCAGTTGGAGCTGTTGGAGTTCCAGTTAATCCAGGAGATGCTAATGGTGCTGCGTTAGTAGCAAGTGTACCTTGTGCAGCAGTGGCGAAATCACCTGTAGCAGCTGCAGCAGCAGTTCCTAGAGTAGGTTTGTTGCTTAGGTCATCATAGTCTCCACTGGTAGCTACAGTTGACAAGTCGCCTGGTTGTGTAGCAGAATCAGCAAGTGTACCTTGTGCAGCAGTTGCATATGCAGTTGCAGCAGTGGTAGCAACAGTGCCAAGTCCAAGAGTGGTTCTGGCAGCAGCAGCGTCTGCGTCATCAATTAGAGTTCCACCGAAGGTGCTAACAGCAGAAGCATCAAGTTTTCCAGTGATACCTGCTGTTACACGAGCATCAGCACGAGCGTTAGTGAAGTATAGATTGGTTGATCCTTCAGATAGATCATCGGTATCCGCAGCAGCGATTCTTGCATCTGCAAGAGTATTAACCTCAGCATCAGTTCTCTCAGTAAAGGAGATAACACCTGTGCCACTATTGTATGCTAGGTCTCCACCAACAGAGATGTGTCCTCTAGTGCGAGCAGCAGTTGTGAATAGATTTGTAGATCCTTCAGTTACATTGTCTGTATCAATATCAGATTGAGTAACAGAAAGAGTTCCACTACTGTGTGTAATACCAGTTCCGTATGTGAAGTGAGTTCTAGTTCTAGCAGCAGTTGTAAAGAGGTTAGATGAACCTTCAGTTACATTGTCTGTGTCAATGTCTGCCTGTGTGACAGATAGAGTACCACCAGAGTGAGTGATACCTGTGCCATATGTAAAGTGTGTTCTTGTTCTGGCAGCAGTAGTAAAGAGATTAGTTGATCCCTCAGTTACATTGTCAGAATTAATATCTACCTGAGTAACAGATAATGTATATGTGTTAGCAGCGTCATCATAGACCTTAGTAACACCAGTACCTGCAACGATAACAGCATTTAATCTATCATCAACTCTCTCATCAGTATAATACTTGTTGGTTGATCCTTCTGCTACATCATCTGTATCATGGTTAGATAGAGATGCAATAGTAGTTGGAGTTGTGTATGAGAATACACCAGTAGAAGCATTATATGCTAGTGATCCAGTTGCACTGAATGATGCACGACCTCTAGCGTCTGTATAGAAGAGGTTGGTTGATCCTTCAGTTACGTTGTCTGTGTCTATATCTGCTTGGGTTACAGAAAGAGTTCCACCACTGTGTGTGATACCAGTTCCATAAGTGAAGTGTGTCCTTGTGCGTGCAGCAGTTGTGAATAGATTTGTAGATCCTTCAGTGATGTTGTCAGTATTGATGTCTGCCTGAGTAGCACTCAAGGTCAACATATTACCTGCGTCATCATAAGTTGCAGTAATACCTGTACCACCTGTGATTAGAGCATTAACTCTATCATCAACTCTTTCTTCAGTGTAGTATAGATTGGTTGTGCCTTCTGATAATGCATCAGTGTCATGGTTCGCAATACTACCAACCTGTGACTGGTTGTACTGAATGTTACCAGTAATAGTTAAGTTACCCTGAACTGTAAAGTCAGTTGTTGAGGTAAAGTTATTAACTGTTAAGGTGTTTGTACTTGGGTTGTATGTAAGGTTACTTGAGTCAGTTCTGATTTCAGTGTTTCCAGTAGTTGCAGAAACGAAAGTAGGATAGTAAGTAAGGTTAGAAGATCCAGTCTCAGTAATATTAACTAGAGTTGCAGTGTCTGCATTACCTGTCAACGCACCAGTTACGTTACCAGTGATCTGTCCCGTTACACCGAGTGTGCCACCGATAGTAGTGTTACTTGTTACGTCAAGAGTATTTGTTGTTGTTAATCCTGCGAATGTTGCAGCACCAGAAGTAGAGTTAAGAGTAATCTTATCTGTGCCAGATCCATTCTGAAGTTTTAATGTCTTAGTAGATCCTCTTAATACAATATTATCTTTAAAGAGTGATGTACTGTTCTGTGTGATAGTTCCACTGAAGGTTGAGTTACCATCTACATTCAGAGTAGTATCAAAATCAACTGCACCTGTTACAGTAAGATTGTCAGTGATATTTGTAGCACCGTTGACATCCAATGTACCGTCAACAGCAGTGTTACCAGTAGCACCTGCAACTGTAAATTTGTTGGTGTTGATGATTAGAGAACCATCCATTGTGACACCTGCAGAAGTTGTCAAACTTGTAGCAGAGATCGTTGTTAATGTTGTCTGTCCAGTAACATCTAATGTTCCACCAAAAGCACCATTACCAGTAGCACCGTTTAAGGTGATCGTAGTACCTGCGTTAGGACCAATGAATAGATCAGAACCAACATATACATCTTCATCAACAGTCAAACCACCCTGAGTAACCATCAAAGCAGCGTTGGCAGATAGAGATGTTGGGTTAGTATTATTTGTAAGAGATGTAAGTCCTGTTACTCCTAATGTGTTGGTGACATTTGTTGCCCCGTTAACATCAAGAGTTCCTTGTATATCTGTATTACCAGTTGCTGATTGGACTGTAAACTTGTCAGTGCCATCATCTAACTGTATTGCAAATTCTTTATTATCAGCGTTTAATACTACATTGTTTTGGAAAGTAGCAACACCATCAACATTTAGAGTGCCATCTAGATCAGTTGCCTGAGTGACATTAAATGTATCGTCAATAGTTGTCGCACCCTCTACATTAAGAGTACCCTGTATATCAGTGTTACCGTTGTCAGTATCAACACTGAAGATAGTAGCAGCAGATCCAGTCTGTACAGAGAATAATTTATTGTCTGCCTTAACTGTTAGAGCATCAGTAACCGTTGTTAACGCATCAACATCCAATGTTCCGTTGACGGTTAAGTTATCATCAATGATAGTCTCACCAGTATTAGAATCTAAGGTAAGAGAACCAGAGGTTGTATCAATCTCAGATGAAGCAGCAACACCAATTCTGATGTTGTCAGCAGTAATATCTGTAGAAGTGATTGCCTGATTAAATGTTACAGTACCAGTGAATTCATGTTGATCACCAGAGTTGTCACCGATAGTAGCATTGCCATCTACCTGTAGAGTTCCATCTATCTCAGCATTATCTGTGATATGAACCTTACCACCATCAGAATCTAATATTAGATTTCCAGAAGTAGTACTAATTTCATTAGCAGCATCAACACCGATCTTAATATCATCAGCAGTGATGTCTGTAGATGTGATTGCTTGGTTAAACTGAACTGTACCAGTAACAGAGTGTGAATCTCCAGATGCGTTACCAATAGTTGTGTTACCATCAACTGTTAATGTTCCATCTACCTTAGTATTTCCATCAACATTAAGGTTAAGATCAACATCTAAATCATCAGTTACATTAACTGTACCACCCGCAGAATCAAGAATTAAGTTACCAGAAGTTGTATCAATTTCTGTTGCACCAGATACACCGATCTGAATGTTATCAGCAGTGATATCTGTAGAAGTTATTGCTTGGTTAAAGAGGACTGTACCTGTAATAGTATGCTGATCTCCTGATGCATTACCTATAGTAGCATTACCATCTACCTGAACAGTTCCCTGAATGATTGTGTTACCAGTTCCTGCATCAACAGTAAATTTAGATGTGTTGACAGCTAAGTCATCAGTTACATCAAAGGTTCCTGTAACTTCTAAATTACCACCAATAGCAGCATCATCAACAACCTGAAGATCATCTCCAACCCAAAGGTCTAGACCAATACCTGCACCACCACCAACGATTAAAGTACCTGTAGATGAGTTTGTAGCATTAGTTGTATCAAATAGTTTTAGGCTACCTGCATCAATACCAGATCTTGTTCCTGAAAATACTTCTGAAGAATTAGTAGCATCGTCATATAATGCAAATCTACTTACATCATTATCCCAACCAAACCATCCTAGTTTAGCAGAACCACTATAATATCTGAACTCTACACCACGATCCTTACCATCATCAGAACCAGGAGCAGTGTCGCCACCCAATGTAATGATCGGATCATCTAAAGTAACTACTGTAGAATTAACTGTAGTTGTAGTTCCATGAACTGTGAGGTTTCCATCAACGATTGCGTTACCAGTAACTTGGAAGTTATTAGTACCTGCGATTGTTACATCTGCATTAAATGTTGACTCAGAGTTGACAGTTAATGTATCTGTGTTAGCATCACCTATAGTGGTGTTTCCATCGACTGTCAAGTCACGGTTAAGTAGAGTGTCACCGTGAACTGTAAGGAGACCTACTGCATCAGTACCTAGACCTGCTCTACCTATGACAGTGTTACCATTGTCAGAATCGATAGAGAATTGGGTCTGGGCACTAGCGTTATTAATATTAAATACTTCGTTATCAGACTGAATAATTACTGAATCATAGATTGTAGTTTGTCCATCTATAACTACAGTGCTATTAAAGTCTGCTTGACCATCTACATTAAGTGTAGTGTCGAAATCAACTGTACCATTGACTGTGATATTATCGGTGAATGTTGTGACTGAATTAACAGTAAACACATCAGTATTTGCATTACCGATAGTAGTGTTATTTCCGTTCGCATTAAAGTTATTTTCGAATATGACTGCAGAACCTACATCTAAGGTTCCTCTTATATCTGTATCACCATTAGTTGATAGTACTGTGAACTTATCATCAGATCCATTAGTGATCTTAAAGTACTTCCCAGTAGTATCAAGAGTGATGTCATCATGAAATGTAGCATCTAAATCAACATCAAGAATGTCATTGAGGGTAGTAGCACCGTCAACATCCAATGTATTGTTTAGAGTTGTTCCACCATCTACATCAAGAGTACCATCTGCGTGAGTGTTTCCGTTGTCAGTATCTACATCAAATACACTGACACCTGCAGCAGTTTGGATATCAAATTTCTTATTATCTGCTTTTATAATAAGGTTATCTGTGATTTCAGTTTCTAACTGAATATCAACTGTACCTTGTATTACTGTATTACCATTATCATAGTCAACAGTAAACTTATCTGCTCCTGCGTTATTTTGTATATTAAATGACTTATTGTCTGCTCTGAAGATTACATTATTATTAACTTCTGACTGTCCTGCAATAGTAACAGTTCCACCAATATGTGCGTTCTCAGAAAGACCTAATCCCCCCGTGACCACCAACGTGCCCGTCGTGGTTGAGGTTGATCCTGTGTTGGTTGTGAGCCTGAGGTTACCAACAATGAGAGGAGCGTCAGTACCAGAGAAAACTTCAGAGGTGTTAGTGGCGTTGTAGAGGAGCCTATACCCGCCAGTGCCAGACCATATGTTAGAGTCTGCATAATCCTCGTCCCACCCGAAGAACCCGATCCTTGCTTGTGTGTCATAATATCTAAATTCTATACCACGGTCTTTATTATCGTCTGAACCTGGAGCAGTATCACCACCCAGTGTGAATATAGGATCATCAATGGTAACAACAGTAGAATTTACCGTGGTCGTTGTACCATCTACCTGTAAGTCTCCACGAATCTGAACCTTACCTGTTACAGCGTCATCATCGTTAGGATCCAAGATCATTGTAGCAGCAGTGCTACTTAAAGTATCATCTTGGAATTGGAATCCTTCTACATTAACTCTATTACTTACGTTACTAGCAGATATTGTAATATCATTTTCAGCAGTAATAGTAATGTTAGCATCTCCACCACCTGCATTGGTAGAAAGAATACTTAGATTTCTAGCAGCAGCATTGTTCTGTGTTAGTTGGAATGTTAAGTTACCATCACCTGTTTTATCAAGTATTTGTGCAACTGATCCATCTAATGTAATATCAGGGTCACTAAAGTATGACCTTACATTAATATCAATTTCTCCACTGCCAGAGTCGCCAGTATTATTAGCACCGAATAAAAGATTCCCTGAAGTATTGTTAATTTTAACATAGTTTAAATAATTAAATCCTCTGTATCCTGTAGTAGCAGTTAATTCTTGATCAAGATCAAAGTTCTCTACTGTATTACCATCAGCAAAACCTATACGAGAGTTCTGTAATTGATCATTGTCAACACCTGCTTGAGCAATGGTTACAAAACCACCCTCATAGTTACTACCTGCATCCCATTGTGATACATCAAAATCTTCTTGATTAAATGATGCTAAACCTTTCTGAGGTGCTAGAGCAGATCCGAGATATCTCCAAGATCCTGTATCACTGGTGTCCGTGTGTGTAGGCTCACCGCCCCCAGAGTTAATAGGAAGGATAGCCTGATACAACTTATCAGACGTATTCTTAACCTTGTCATTTCGTACATAGTTTGTTCCATTGTTATATGCTGCTATCTCACTACCTTGTGTTGCAGTGGCAATAGCGGATGTGCTTGCAGCAGTCAGACGACCATATCTGTCAACCGTAAAGTTAGTTGTGTTAACAGTTTCATCACCTGTCGTTACAGATACTAATGGTGTGTCTAGGTTGCCTACAGGGTTGTAAGAACCAACAACAACAGGAGTATCAGCAAGGTCTAGTAATGGGTTACCATTAACTCCAGTACCATTAGATACTAAAAGTCTACCTGCAGATACAGCGATCTGTCTGTTTGCTAAGGTACCAGCTCCAGTACGAGAGACGAGACCAAAACCTGTCATGTCTGCTAATGCTTGTAGCTCTGCATCAGCAGGCTGAGCATCAGCAATACCATAAGCAGCAAGAGTCGTGGGGTTGTCACCAGTAGTAACACGACCACGAGAGTCAATAGTTAGACGAGTGTATTGTGCAGTGGCAGTTAGATTATTAGGATCGTAGTGTGGAAGACCTGGTTGATAGTTTAGTTCAGCAGTGATGTTAATGTTTGCAGATCCGTCAAAGGTTGCAGATCCTGACATGTCACCTGTTAGGGTGAATGATCTAGCGTTGGCAAGTCTTGTAGCAGTAGCAGCGTTACCGATAATTGACGCAGTAATGGCACCTGCCTCAAAGTTACCGTCAGCATCACGCTTTACAAGAGTATTTGCAGTATTACTTTCTGTTTCTAGTGGACGTTCGTACTTAAGTGAGTTCCATGGAGTTACACCATCTCCTATCTTGATTCGTGAGGTATCAAGTTCGATACCCAACTCACCCTGAGCGAGAATGGGATTGATGTTTGCCCACTGTTGAGCACCATCACGTCGTAATTGTAATCTATTTGCCATTTTCTAATAAGACATACACTGCGGTCTCTTGTTTATTTATGCACAAAAAAGAGACCCCAGAGGGTCTCTAGGTTTTATTCGGCTGGTACCTCTGCAGGTTCTGCAGGAGGTGGGTTAAGATATTCCAGAGTTTCTATGGCACCCAAGAGTTTAAGTGCGGTAGATTCATTCTCTCTAATCTTTGCTTGGAGTTGATTAGTTTCTCCTTGTATTTTTTGGTATCGATCCTTAAATTCTTGCAGAAGTACTGCAGGATCTTTATTTTCGGTCACATCAGCTGGCATCAGTTTTCTCCTTAACAAGTTGCAATAGTAGACTTTTAATGTCGGTTACATCAGATTTTAATGCATTTACCTGATTTTGTAAAGAGGTAAATTCAGTTTTCTTACGTTGCCTTTCATTATAAGACTGCATGTATTTAGAATATTCATCGCCATCGGTCATTACGATAGCGTTGGATTCTGTATCTCTATAGAATCCTTTGTTTTCATCCCCTTCTACAGGGATAAATCTCTTTCCAGTAAAATTATAGTCCATTATGAAGCAAATGCAATAGCTCGCATATCCTTAACAAGAGGTACCTTCGCTTGGTTAGTACCTGTCATGACAATTTTGATCTGGAATGCTTGGAATTCCTCACCTGTAACAGTGTATTCGAAGTCTTCCCATTCTTCCTCACCTACATTGGTAGCACCAATTTCGGGAAGTGGAATAGAAACCCAACCAATCTCATCCATTACTTTATCAGATCCTGGTTTCTGTATTCTGTAGTAAAGTTTGATATTGGAATCTCCAAATCTCATCATTGCTATCATAATACGAATAGATCGTGATAAGTTAGACAGTCTAGCAGTCTTAGTGATGTAGACTGCTTCGTTCTGATCACCTGAAGGTAATAGTGAAACATCAGCAGTGGTATCAATATCAGCTTGTAGTCCTAGGACTTGCTGACCACCTGGCCATCTGTTGATTCTATTACTTGTTGTGATAGCAGAAACCCTATCAAGGTCAACAACAGGAGTCAGATTATCTTTCTCCGTTGACATGTCAATACGCATGGTAAATGACTTGTTACCTTCTAGTTTATTGTCCTCATTAATCTGAGAACATATAATTCTAGGATTATTAAAGTAGTTCTCTTCATTAATCTGAATTATATCATAGGTACCATTGTTAACAAAGGATGCTTGGTCAACAATAGTTCCACTGGTACCGATAGAAGTACCAGAAGTAGTATTGATAGATGCTACTATATCAGTTTCCTTAAAGTTCATTACCTGTATTGTTGGAGTAATGAGTTCGAAAGGAACGTTCTGGGTTGCGGTCACGCCTGGACCACCAGTACGGATACCCACACTAGCAGTGGATGTTGTTGGTAGAGTGTATGAATCTAATGTTGGATCATCAATAGCAGTATGTGTCTTATTGATTTCTGTTAGTGGTATACCATCAAGGTTATAACACTCAACAATAGATCCTGCTGGCCATTCTCTTGCAACAGTTCCTGCTGCTGCTCTACCAGAAGTTGCTACAGTAATAGTAGTACCAGTAGAGTTAATTGCACTATAAGCAACTATCTCATGTACTGGATCCCAACCTGCCCATGCTTCAGTTGCTTCATCTTCACCAGGTATAGATCCTACAGCAGAAGGGAATTCTGCAGCATAGATCTTAAGATACCCTTGGTTGGTATTACTAATAGATTGTCCATTTATAATCTTATGGAATGTACCTGCTTCCTGTACTGCTATAGATGTTGCAGTGGAAGATAGGGTTGTGTTAAGAACAGTAGATGGAATCTCTGATCTTACACCTGTAATTGTTACGTTGTTTGAGCGATTATGCATTCCATGATTAGGATGGAAGACATGTAATTTCTTATCAACTGCCCTAGCAGTGGGTGTTAAAGCTGGATAGGCGGTATAGCTGTCACCACTGTAGGAAGCACTAGACATAGTACCAGAAACTCCGCCAGGCTCTGATAAGGTGTCGTTCGATACATCAAACTGACTGTCAACATAATTCGCTGTAATAGTGGTTGTTCCTGCATTGTAATCCGTTACTACTGCTGTTGCTCCTGAACTAGATCCAGTAATTACATCCCCTGCTGAGAATGTACCGTTGTTCACTGTGGACATCACAATAGTCACTGAGGACTGTGATGACTTAAGTGCTTGGAATGGATCTCCATTACCATCGATGAAACCTTGAGCAAACGTTCCGACTATATCGGTAACGGTAAGGATCTCTGGGTTTGCAACAGAATCAAATTCTACCACAGTTCCTTCTGCATTGGAAGGGGTCTGTTTGACTCTTGCACCAACTGTAAAGTTATAATTGTTACCAGTTGGTAAGGTAATTTGTTGTTGAGGTTTAATTGTTGTTACAGGATTATTTACCAAACTTAATATTCCATCGTTGGCAAGACCTAATTTCGTATTGTTAAATACTGCTCTTCCTGTAACTCCTGTGTCAAATGTTGCACGATATAATGTGAATTTAAGGTCTTCGTATTGGTCTGCAGTCCATGTAGATGCGTTCTGTGATTTAAAGAGAACACCTGCATATGGCTGCTCTGATATAGTTCTAGTTCCTGTGACATCAATGTCACCCATTCTTGAGATCCATACTTTATATTCGTTAGAGTCAGAGAATAGAACAAAGCAATGTTCTTCTGAAGCAGGAATATAAACTGGTGCAGGGAATGTGAACCTAGTTGCGATAGATGCATTCTCAGATACCTCAACACCTGATGGTTCTATAGTAACATCAGAGAAAGGTAAAATGTCTTTAGTTGGATATCCATTCTCCATAGGACGTATCTGCATAGAGATAGGAATATTAGTGTCCTTAGTACCGAAGAAGATATCTACAGCAGTAACAAATGTACCACCTTGCTGTTCTAACAAGAATGATTGAGCAAGTGGATCCCACCAACCAACCTGTCTTGTATTAGTTCTAGTAGAACGAACTGTCCTTCTATCAGTAACAGTATCACGAACAACTGAAGCATTTCTAACAGCAAGAATATTTTCCTGAACTGTATTTAATGTACCCCTAGCTGTATATTCTGCCTCAGCAGCTGAATCAACTGCACCAGGGAGTCTGCTATCGGTCTCTGAGGATGATAATCTGAATACTCTGGAACCAGTTGCCCAACGTGGATTGGAACTATTCTGAGGGTTAGGTATAAAGAATACACCCTTCATGTTTCCAATCAAGTCAGATATTAATCTACGATCTTTAACAACGGCCCGTGCACCTGAAGTTTGACCGACGAGAATTTCTCCAATTCTTGCGTTACCATAGTAGTCAGGTGAAATGGTTTGTGCCATTACAACTGTGTCTATGTTTAGAATTGCAGTCTGTGATGCATAAGAGTCTGGGAGGTTAGCATTAGTCTGACTATATGGGTCAGTTGCTAAACCATCATTAGGTGCTGCAACTCTAAATCTTGATCCAGATTGTGCACCAATTACAGTCTCACCAATAACAAATGGTGTCTCATTAGTTCTAGCATCTTCAGATGAGTTCTTAACGATCTCAATCAACTTAGGTGTAATGTAAGTCATTATATTATCACCATCAAAGAATGCGTACATTCTGGTCTTAGGTTTGATACGTTGTACATCAAATCCAACGTTCCTAGACCTGATCCATGGTATAAATGTACTATCAATAACACTGTCTCCTAGAGATCTTCTATCAATCCTAGGTACAACACGAGTTCTAATACCACTTCTTACCTGACGACGTGTAGTGGTAATAGTCTGAGTCGCCATGATTCTTCTAGGCACACCACGAGAGAATGAATGTTCTCTCCATCTTCTTGTGTTAGTTCTTCTAGTACCTGTCCAAGTAGTTCTCCATGCTCTCCATTGTATAGGAGCAAAACCTTGTTGGTTTACACGCAATCTTCTACGAGTTGCTTGGAAGTTACCTTCTATATTTGTAATTCTTGCAGGAGCACGACGTGTGTCAGTCCAGTCATCAGATGCAGGTGTAAGATCAATACGACCAATGAATGTGAAGACGTTAAATGGGTTAACGTTCTCCATTCTAGAAGCATATGGTTGTATGATTAACGCATCAGATGTGTATGGAAGAGTGATTAAGTTAGCAACTGCTTTCTGTACATTAGTAGAAGAAGTTGAGTTCCACTGTAATGCTACGTTAGTAGTATAATGCTGTGGACGTAGATTACCTTCTGTGAAGTCTAATGAACACTTATAGTCTAAGTTCTCTGTAGCAGAAGTTCCATGAGATGTAAAGTCATCAACCATGAATCCATTCTTAAGACGATCAAATCCATCATCATCATATGCTTTAACATTTCTAGCATCACTCTCAAGAAGAGATAGAGAAGTATAGTACTCAACGTCTTGTAAACGTCTGTCCATGTTACCTATGTCTTCCATAGTGTAACGACGTTGTTGGTGTAGAGTAATAATTACATCTTCATCTACATCATAAACATATGGTTGGTAGCTAATCTTGGCAAGTAACATTGCATTGTCAAGATCATCTGCTTCAGGAGGATCTTCTGAAGGTATACCTTCAGATAATTTTAGATCACCATCATGTGTCATGAATAGTTTATCACGACGTGGTAGATAGTATTCGTAGTCAGCACGGAATTCTTCTTCTACCTTAGGTACGTTAAAGATAGTAGAACCACCTGCACCACCAGTGCTTGTGAATACTCTTGAGTCAAAGTCTAAACTTACACAGTTTGTGTAGTATGGTTGCTCAACTGTACCAGATCCAGATGCTAGTTCTCCAACAGCAGGTCTGAAGTCTACAGTATCAGTTAAGTACTTACTATTGTTATTACCTCTCCATCTAGGAATTTCAGAGAAGTCAATACCAGAGTAAGATTGGTTAGCAAAGTAGTCACCTGACGCTTCATGAATGAAGTAGTCAAATACAACTGCTAATTTTCTACGAGGTTCAGCAGTTCCACCTTTTCTAAGAAGTTTGGAAACACTATAGTAGTAGGAATTTAAGCTAGCGTCTAAGTCGAAGTTCGCTGTGATGTTTTTTGATCCTCTTTCGAGTGATCCATCAGCATCATCAACGACACCAACCAAAGCATTAAGATCGTCATCAAAGCCATCGATGGTCTCTCCTGAATTAAAGAATTCTGAACTTGTAGGTACAAGATATAATCTAAGATTGTTAGAGTTAAATGATACAACTCTTGCACGAGCACCACTTGTTCTACCAACAACAATAGATCCTGGATCGAAGAATACATTCTCCGTTAGAATCACATAAGGTACTTGAGCATCACCATCATCTTCTGATTCATATACAGCATGTAGTTTGTATACATCATTCAGTGCGAATGAAATCTCTTCATCCTCAATACGAGTACCATATAAGTTACCGTATGTTAAACCGTAGTTCTGTACATCAGTATTGTTTCTAGTACGAACAACTTTCATCACTCGCATCTTAGCAGCAGTCTTAATCTTCTTAGATACTGTATTGACAGAAACTGCAGCAGTTAGAGTTACCTCAGTAATATTAGAAGCACCACCACTACCTTGGTTCATACCAGTGACCTGTAGTGACTGTCTATTAGCACCAAAGGTTACACCGATAGTAGGTGAGTTCTTAGTAGATTCATTCTCAATATCAATGTTAGTACCTACATTCCAACCATATCCTGTATGACTGTTAGCACCTTGTGTAACTGTAAGAATATAGTTCTCACTATCAAGAGTAGTAAACTGTTCGTTCTCTGGTAGTGTGAATGTAACGTCACCAGATGATAACTGTTTGTTAGCGAAGGTTTTTATTACAACAAATGATTCATCAGAGATTGACTTAATGGCATGTTTAGGCATGTCAATAACCAATTCTCCATCCTGTACAGTCTTCGTTGCAAATCTAGGACGTAATCTAACAACCTGTGCTGAAGGATATTCAGCATCAGGAACAGTACCTTTAGTTAAACCTGTGTCTAATGCAGCATGTTGGTTAGTGAAATCAAATACAACAGCAGTACCAGGATCATTCCTGTTTGCAGTAGTAAATCCAATAGCAGTTTGATCTATTCTCTTAACTCGAATAGAGTTCTGTGCTTTAAAATCTGTATTAGTTGCAGTTATAACTTCACCTGCACGAATATCACTTTCGAATCTTGTACCGAAACCTTCTATTCTATCGTTACCACCTGTTGCATCAATATTAATAGTTGTACCTGGAATAGCCTCTCTAAGGTTAAGTGCTAATGAAGCAGTAAAGATAACAGTAGCACCATCTTTACCTACAACTTGACGAACATCAGATTGCTCATAAGCATATACAGCATCCAATGTATCTAATACTCTACCATCTCTAGTGATAACTTCACCGATTTGGAAATCTCCTGAAACTTGATGTACTAAACAAGAAGCACCTGAACCACTGTAAACAAATGCAGTAGCACCTGACTGACGACCTTTTAATACTTCACCAGAGTTAACTGTCTGACTGTTTGCAAAGTTCAGAGCAGTAAACATCTGTATATCAAACATAAACAGATTGTATCTACTAGAATCTCTTTCTAATTGTAGAGTTCTTGCTTTACCAATTAGTGCACCCTGAACACTGTTAGATGCTCCTGTACCAGACCAATTGTCTCTTAGTTCTAATACCTGATAACAGTTAGTTACACCCTCTCCAGAGATCTCTGGCCAACCCCAGATGTCATATACCTCACATGACTGTGATAAGTCAATAGGAATAATCTGGTTGTTACGTCCAACAAAGGTACGAGGTTTTGGTGCGTCAACATAGTTAGCAGCAAGTAGTTCTGTTCTAAAACCTTTTACATATGCTTTACCCTTACCAACCTCTAATGCCATGTAGTTGCTAGAAGCAACGTTACCATCTGCAGAATTTTGTCCTGCATTGTAAACACCATTATTAAAGAAATCATTTAGATGTTCTCTAGGACGTACATCAAATGAATCAACAACATAATCTCCATGCGTTTCATAAGTACGACGAGCAATAGATTTCTCAATCTCGTTATACTCAGTACGATCAACGAAGTTTTCTACAATAGAATTCTTAAGACGTAAGAGTTCTATAAAGTTCTTATCAGTATCATCAGTTATTGGTTTCTTAACCAATGTACATTTGATTCTGAATCTATGAGAACCTGGTGCAGAATAGTTCGATGAACCAATCGCATTGTCTGTTAGGGCTGGGTCGTCTTCTGGAGTGATGATCGACTCTGATACTTCGAATCCGACTCTGTAGGAAGGATTATTGGTATACTGATCCAGGATAATGTAAGCAGAAGAAATGTCAACGAAATGCCCACGGATGAAATAAACTCCTTCATTGATATACGCTGTAGAACCTATTTGTGCTGCATCAACTGGTAATAGTTGAGCGAATGGTGATCCAACTTCGATTAAAGTATTACCGAATGTTAGTTCATTTTCACATATTAACTGTTCGTTGTTCTGGAATACCTTTGTGTTTACATCAGATGTAGTATCACCAGACTCAACATACTTAAGATAGAAACTTATATAACCACGAGTTGATTCAGTAGCAGGGATAGAGAATAGGATCTTAGCTTTAATGCCAGTAGTAAGACCTTCTACAATCTTTCCATGTAACTGTTCCCTATAAGTCTCAACGTCAACTCCCAAAAACGCTTGCTGAATAAGGATGTTATGTACAGATAGGTCATATCCAATTTGTCCAGGAATGACCATAGCACCTTCTTTAAAGAGGTGCGTTCCCATGTTCTCGATCTGATTCTGCAGAATCGATTGCATAGTGGTAAGTTCTCTTGCCTGGATTGGGAATCCTGGTCTAAAGAGTACTCTATAAAAATTATTGTCTTTGCTGAAATCGTCGAAATACGGAGCGATATTCAGATTGGTATTCTGTGGCATTGATTTAGAATTCTACTACGATCTTGATATCTTCGATTTGGTCACCTGCACGAGAAATCGCACCTCTATTATCTATGTAAATAATCTCACCAGAGTTTGGCTCGATCTCAGGTTTAGCATATCCGTTGGTGAACGACATACCTAAATCATATTCTGTGTTGTTAATAATACGAGTGGATGAACCAGAAACAATTGGGAAGTTGATGTCTGGGTCAGCAGAGGTACCTGATGTAGCACCTACCACAGGGTTACCACCCTCAAAGTCAGTTAGGTTACCAGTAATTTCTGGGAACACACCGTCAATTCTATTTTGATAGAATTTCAGGACTTTAGTGGTATCATTCCATGAAATAACCCGACCTCTAGCAGTCACCTGTTGACCACCGACAGTTCGGGATTGTGTTATTATCTCATCAGTTTGGAACTGACCTGTAAAGGTTGGTGAGAATATAACCGCTTGAGTAGCAGATAATGTAATAGCAGATGTTAGAGCTGTAGTTCCGTACTGCTTGGGATTAATAACCAAACCAATACGACGATAGTCGTTATCAGTTGGGAAGTCACCTGATCCCTCAGCGTATGTAAATTTGGTGTTGATCATTACACGATATCCACCTAACTCAGAGTCTGGTTCAGCACCATGTCCTGTCTCAGGAGGAATGATAACGTCAATAGCAGCACCAGTACCAGTTCCTGCACCAATACCATTGACTTCATCAATAACGATCTTACCGAAGTTGTATCCAGATCCACCAGATGTCACAGTAGCGTTAACTATACGTCCACCATCAACAACCAGTGATACTCTTCCACCAACTCCATCACCTTTAATAGGAACGTTTTCATACGTTCCGTTGTTGTATCCAGTACCTGATGCTTGGATAACAACAGTATCAATCTCTCCACCAACAGCATCACCTGTAACAGCAACGTCTGCAAGTACAGGCATATAATCGTTAGAGAAGAATTTTAAGACTTGACCAACAGGTATAGTATAAAGATACTTCCAACGATAGCCGTCACTGGTAGTGATAATACTTGTGGAAGTACCAGTAGGCTCAACCGTGGATGGTTTGCCATTTGGGTCTGAAGGAGACGTGCCATTGTAGATACATTTATAAGTTTGATATTGTGAGTTAACTACATAAAAATCAGCATCATACAACTTAGTTGCACCAGAAGACGCAGTTTTAGTAGAACTATAATCATGACGGTACATGTCATAGACATAACCTAATCCACCAGTAGTTTGTTCTGGTGGTGTCCAGTCAATTCGCCTTACAACCTGGATTGTATCGTTAGCAAGAACCCTCTTAAGAGAGATCATGTCAGCGAATGTGTCTGAAAACTCTTGGAAAGAATCGACAGGGGTAGGAGGAGCATTCTCATTGTCCCACTCTTGTGGTCTTCCAATGAAAACATACAACCTGTCCCTCGACGTTCCCGCCTCAAGGTCTGACTGCGATGGGTCGGCACCCTCTAGAGCTTTAATAAATCTCTCCGCAGTGAAAATTCTAAATTGATCGGTGAGTAGTGCCATCTTAGCAGTTTAACCTTCCTTTTATTTATGTGACTTATTCAGGTTCGTTTCTGACGAGGTTTGTGAACTCCTCTTTCCAGAAAGTTGATGTTGCACCAGAGCTACCACCTGTTAAGGTATCACTGGTTGTAAATTGATATGTATTACCGTTATTTGTTATATCTTCTAACGTTATTTCTACATATCCTGTAGCATAAGCATTGTTAAATGAGACAACTTTAGCAGTAACCCCAGTGCTTCCACCAGTTACTATCTCTCCAACGATGTAATTTACATTATTCCAAGATTTAGCAACTACTTTAGAAGTTGCACTATGTGCTAATCCATCACCAAGTGCACCTGCAACAGATACAGTTGATACTAGAGGAACTAAACTGGAATCATATAACTCATCACCTTGTTGGAATAAGGTTGTGTTTTGACCACCAACGGTCTCCTCAATACCATAGAGTGATGATGCAACACCACCATCTAGGCTGATCTCATTCTCATAGTCTGTATCAGTATTTACCAGGTCAGGGATTCCATCACCTGCACCATCTAGTTCATCATCATCTTCGAAGGTGAAATTCTCTAATAATCCTAGTGGTGAAGTGAATAGTACGATGTTACTATTCTGTTGCTCAATTAAGACGTGTGGTGCTTCTCCAGTTTCTGTAGAACTAGCAACACCCCCAATAAACTGGATAACAGCAGTCTTTTCGTTAGAACGACCACCATCAATAAATGCCAATTCATCAACTTCGAAGATTAAGAATAACTCTCTAGTTGCCTTATTCCAGTCATATACAACAGCAACCTTATTAGTTTTATCTTCTTCTACTCTTCTAATTCTATCCGAAACAGTGAAGTTATATCCTGATAATCCAGTATCAACATTATTTGCTAAAGCATCTAAGACAATTCTCTGGTCATATCTAAAGTTAAGACCTCTAGTACATCCAGTAAAACTAATAGTAGTCTTACCAGTATATCTTACAATTTCTGTCCCTATCTGGAATTTACCAGAACCAGGATATGCATCAGTAGTCTGAACATATAAGACAGTATCTGCTGCAGCAGCATTTCTTAATAGTGCAGTTACATTATATAAATCACTCTCTAATGATGTTCTATTTCTTTGCGTTCTTATTAAGTTAGTATCTCTAGTAAAGATAACCTGAGGAGGAGCAACATAACTACCACCTGGATTGAGGATATTGATCTCGGTTATAGCACCAAGATTAATCTTTGCCTCTGCAGTAGCACCGCTACCACCACCACCAATTAGCTGTATAATCGGAGGAGTCTCAAAAAACTCACCTGGGTTACTGATGTTAATTCCAGTAACAGAGCCGAACTGATTAACCTCAGCAATACCCGTTGCTCCGTCTCCACCACCACCTGATATAACAAGAGTAATATCGTTGAGATCGTAGTTCCTACCTTTACCTTCGATAGCAAGACCAGTTACACCACCCGTGATAGGAACAAGTTCAGCACCTGATCCTCCACCACCTTTTATCTCAGCATCAGCAGTAAAATATCCATCACCAGGCTGGGTGACTTGGACTGTTTGTATTCCACCAGTACCATCAGTCTTCAGTACAAGATTAGCATCTGCTTCTACAACACCAGAATCAGGACTTTCTACTTCCAATCTTAATGGATCATATCCTTCACCTGGATCTACCACATCAACAGAAAGAAGATCTCCATTGACACCAATATTTGCACGCAAAACAGCATCCCTAATAGGAGTACCACAATTACCAACTACCAATCTTGGAGGATCAGAAACACTATAACCAGAACCAGGATTGGTCACGATTACGTCTCTAACACCGAATACGCTATTAAAGACTGGTTCTATTGTTGCACCTGATCCTGGAACTGTTCTTGCCATGTTATACCACCACGATGTCTCCGATCATACCACCATGCTCAGTGCACTGATACTTGTAATTTGTACCAGCTGCAAGTGTCATAGGCACGGTGTATGTTGTTGTTCCTGTTGCTGAACCACTGACTCCTAAAGTAACTGCAGAACCACCATCTGAAACTCTGATCTCAAATGGATGTGTACTACCAGTTGTATTGTGGAACTTATAAGTAAATCCTCTATACACATAGAATGCAGGATCATCAGCAGTATCAGCTACACCTGGTCCTGTAAATCTATATGCAGAAGTACCATTTGATGATACTGAATACCATAATGTAGGAGAAGCACCACTTACAACAGCAAAATTCTCATCGAAATGGAATGAATGACCTTTATTAGAAACATCTCCAACTGGGAGATTCTCGTCCACATTAACAGTCAGTGTATTGCCAGCCATAGCAGTTGTACAACCAGTACCACCAGCTATAGTTAATGTAGTAGTAGCTGCTGCAGCTGCAGTAGATCCTGAATCCCCCGCAACTGTTTGGAATAAGTTCTGAACGATATTTGGAGCATCGTTAGTGATAGTAATAGCACCTGCGTTGAGGTTAGTGCTAATACCAGTACCACCTAAGAAGTTAAGACTATCAGTAGTTACAGTAGCTGAAGTTTGTCCATTATCTGCACCGAATGTCTCAAAGAGATTCTGATCAGGATCTCCAAGAGCTCCTGTCATATTGATTGTTAAAGTGTCTCCAACCAATGCAGTACCAATGTTTGTACCACCAACAATATTAAAAGTGTCGTTAGGAGCAGATGCAGTGGTTGTACCAGTATCACCAGTAAATGTCTCGAATAAGTTTTGTGTCGTTCCACCGCTACCACCTGTCCCTTCCTCATCATTAGCAGGTGACCACTTCTGGGTTGATGCAACCCACTTAAGAACTTGTCCGTCTGAAGGACCACCACTCACAGTGGTATCAACATCACTTAATAATGAAATACTACTGTTTTCTGAGATAAGAGGTACCCAAGCAGCAGCATGAGCGAAATATCCTTTACCTGTATCATGTGCATGAGCAAACATACCATGATGATCTGTGGCATTTGGTAATCCTGCTTCAGTGGCGTATGGTGCATACCATTTAAAGTATCCATCATCACCATCAACATATGTGTATGCAGATCCAGATCCACCTGCCCAAAGTTTAATATCTCCTGTCCCAGTTTGCTTGATTACTATGTCATCAGTACCGTCACAAACGATCTGATTAGCATTTGTATCAAGATTAGAACTTAAAATATTATAGTCACCTGCTCTAAAAGCACCACTGGGACTAGAAGTCCACTTTAAAACCTGTCCATCAGTCGGTGCTCCACTGATGTCCACTTGGATTGTAGTATCGTTACCTAATGCTGTGTAAAGCTCATCAAAGTTGGCATTTACCTTGATGGCACCATCACGCAAAGTATCACCAGTGCCATCATTTGCAGAAGATCCAATACCAACTGATTGTTTAGCCATGTTTTTACAGTTTGTACAGTTTTATTTATGTGGCATCGAACGAGATACCAGTAGTATCCAACGATACGTTGGTACTTGAGAAGTCCTCAGCAGTTTGACCGCCACCAACACCTGTCACAGTGAGAGTTGCAACGTCAGTTGTTAGAGGAGAGTTAGTTGCAGGGGTTGCACCCACAGGTCCTGTGATAACACATCTGTATTTGTATCCAGACATGTATGACAGAGCAGTGAATGTAAGACTATTAGCAGTAGATCCTGTGATAACAGCAAATGAATATCCACCATCTGTAGATCTGAACCATTGATAAGTCTTAGGACCATCCTCAGGACTAATAGATGCAGTAACAGTAAATGTAACTGATGAAGCAACTTCCACTGTAGCACTCTGAGGTTGTGCACCAAGCAATATAGTAGCTGGTGGTGCCTCACCGCCACCTGCAGGAGGTGCAGGAGGTGTAGCAGCACCATCATTATCTGGTTTCTGCAATACTTCTCTAGTAGTTAATCCAATAAGATATGGAAACTGAGGAACTAAATTCTGTTCAGAATCTAATTGAGTAGATAAGAAATATGCATAAGTTCCATTAGGAAATTCAGGTGTTACTGCAAATCTACCATTATGGTAATCAAGTGTTCCTAATCCTTCTTGGTATTCCCAATCTTGTATAAGTGATCCTGCAGGTGGATTCTGCTGAGTAGTACCATAAGTAGGTCTTCCATCTGCTTCCTCTGATTTAACTCTATATGAACTACTTGCTACTGCAATATCAGAACTATTATTCCATGGACTACTATAGATGTAAGGACCATAAACAGGGAATCCATCAAAAGCAATTCCAACCATTTTAGAATGTCCATCAGGATGTCTTAGATTGTCACCGTTATACTGACTGGAACCATAATAATCATTATATCCTGCCATTACAGAATTTGCCTTCCAACAAGAAAGGAAATCTGTATCATGATAATGATATTGACCTGTATTTTCAGGATGTCCACCACATGTATCATCACCAAAATCTACAACAGCATCTTCGAAATGTGCGTTCCAGTTAAATCCAGTAGGAGGGTTACCACCTGCACCTGCACTAGGATTAAAGAAGACGACACCGTTAGATGCAACACCAATAGCACCTAAAGGTACTGCAGCTCTTGCATTTCTTTGATCAAAATATTGATAAGTTCCACTATATGTCTCTCTAGTATAATCAACAATCAACTCAAGATTGGTTGATGTTGCTCTCCAAAATTCTCCAGAAGCAACTGTCTGTTGAGTACCAGTATACTTAAATACTTGCTTCTTTTCATTAGCAGTTCCTTCATCCAATATGAAAAGGATTCTATCTCCAACTTGTATCGAACTTCCTAATAAAGCATTATCTGCAACAGATATAGGGATACTAATTACAAATCCATTTTGTGAAAAATTAGCATCATCAAAAGTTCTACTAATACCAAACGTACCACCCCTATAATACCAAGAATGCTCAAAGTCTTGCTCTGTTACATTGTTGGGATTATTTACATTAGGAAAGGTACCAAAAGTAACGGGGTTGGGGAGTCCATCCCCGTCCACCGTTATTACTTTGGTTCCTTGATTATATGTTGATGTAGCAGCCATGTTCTATTTATTGGAAGATCTGAGTAGGTAAGAAGTTAGAGATGATTGTCGCACCAGTCTGAACTGTGAGGATCACAGAGTTGGAATATACAGGTGAAGCACCTGCAGCAGTTATCGCAACACGGAACTCATCACCATCATCTGCCTGTGCGGCTGAAGGTGTACTGTAAACAGAACTGGTTGCTCCAGTAATGTTAGCCCATGCAGTCTCACCATACTGCTTACGCTGCCACTGATAGTTAAGTGGAGTAGTTCCAACTGTACCATCAGAAGACTTGATGAATGCACCGAGAACAGTAAATCCTGCAGTCTGACCTTGGTTAACTGTTACGTTAACTGGTTGTGCTGTGATCTGAATGTAGCCAGGAACAATAACGATTGGGTTACCTTCGTTGTCAGTTCCTTCACCTGCGTAGGTATCAAATCCTTGGTTAACAGCAGGTCCTACTGGTGGAGTCCAGTCATCAGGAACTTCAGTCTCGACTGTAACTTCAGGACTAGAGTATCCAACACCTGCAGTCTTAACATCAATTCTTAAAAGACCCATTAGTGCACGAACACGACCATCAAATCCAGAGGAAGATACAACATCAACGTTTGGACGTGATGTATATCCATCACCAGGAGAGGTGATTATTGCAGTATTAATTTCACCTGTTGTGATAGAAGCAAGTGCTTCTGCGTTACGTCCCTTAACAGTTCCTGTGTATTCGAAAGTAATCAAGGAGTTGGAAGATTCGATCAACGCAACTTCACGATTCTCATTCTCACCCTCGATTTGTAGTAAGTCACCTGCCTCAATAGGAGGTACGACTGTAGCAGCAATAACGTCAGCATCAGAACCAATGTATGAGAAAGCAACGAATGTTGATCCCGCACGAGGAACTTCAGCAAAAATTATTCTAGAACCAACAAGTTCGTAACCTACGCCTGGTTCCTGAATAACACCATTCAGTGAACAAATGATATTGTTCTCAGGAAGTATGGTACTAGAGCTAACACCTTCAGTTAGAGTTAGTGAGTAGAATCCACCTGCGTAACGTAAGTTAAAGGAAGATCTTAATGAATCAAACTCGAAGGAGATATCATCTAACTGACGTAATTTACCAACGTAGTATCCGATGAATTCTGATCCAACTGTAGGAGGTTCAGTAAACTGAATCTGATCAGAGAATGCAGTGTATGCAAAGTTTGCACCAGGTGGTTGTAGGATACCATTAACGAATGTTAATAGGTGACCTGCAGGATCTGGGAAGTAAGATTCACCGTTATTTACAGTTAACTTAAATGTAGTTTGCTCACCATCAAATCCTCTGAAGAATCTGTTACAACGTCCGACTAGACCCTTAGATTGTGTTACACCTGCAGACCAATCAGCATCAGAAATAATTGTTAAGTCAGATGGGAAATCACCAACTACATCTTCTAACCAAAGTCTACCAGTTGTACCGATAACACTCTTACCAGAAACCCTACCATAACCACTTACAGCATTTTCAGTAACACCATTTGCTTCTGCAAGGATAATTGGGAAGTTATTAAGGTTCTCAAATTTACCTAGTGCAGTACCACCACCAACTAACCAGTTAGAATCAGGAGTTACAATTTCACCATTGGAGTCAGTTCCATATGGTTGTAAGTTTGCAATCCACATCTTATGTGGTACTGGAGGAGTTGCTTCAGCATCAGGTGCTTGGTACTTAGTAACAACAGCAGTGAATCCTGGTTCCTTAATAATTGTACCTTGTAGTAAGTAAACTAAATCACCTGCGTTAAAGTCACCACTGTAACCACCATCACGAACAATACTAGCAATATCTAATTCTATTGTAGAAACAGCATGTACATACTGATTAAGTTCTAATGGTTCGAAACCATCAGCACGAATATCTGCAATGTCAAGAATCTTATCTGTGATAGATCCGTAAATTATATCACCATCTTTAAAGTCTTCTTGGATTGATTCGATATCGATTGTGATACGTCCACCAGTATTACCAACTAGAGCACCTTCAGAATTTTCATAAGAAACGATATCTGCTTGAGCAGCATTTGTCTTGTTAAAGACTTTTTCACCAGTAGCAAAATTACCTCTATCGGTGTTGATCAACATACGAGTAACACCTGCTCCATTGATAGAAGCAGTCTGTCCACTTGTTGCACCTTCGATAACATCATTATCAGAGAATGTTCCAGTTAGAGATTCTACATAAACGTAACCCTCATCACTCTGGTCACCTGTTAGAGGTGAAGTCTGAATAACTACTGCATTGTTAGCACCTGCACCTTGTTTCTGTACAGTCTCACCATTTGTAAATCTAGCAGTAGCAGCATCAATATTAAACTTGTAGTATAGTTTAACAATACTTGCTTCGTTATTTCTAATTCTAGTAACTTCAGCAAGTGCGTTAGATGTAGCACCAATTAGAATGTCAGCAACGTTAAATCCTGCACTAATTGGTTGTTCCAAATCACGCATTGGATATTGTGCAGCAGGTAAAGAAATACCAGAACGTACAACTGTTTGTAATCTTTGTTGACCAGTTAGAGATTTGTTTAACTGGAATAATCTATATCTTGCATCATGCTTAATTTCACGAGCAATTTCGAACCAATCTGCAGTTGCGTTAAGAACATAGTAGTATGTCTGATCCTGTAAACTTTGTTCGATCTGACCAGATGCAGGAACATAAGCAACAATATCACCACGGAAGAAGAAGTTAGGACGTGTAATCCTTACAACACTTTCTCTTCTTTCGAATCCAACTTCGATAGTTGGAGTCAATAGAATCAATTCTGGATCAGTGTTATAATCTTCACCCTCATCATATAGATTTTGTAAGTTAGTAACATGAGTACTATTGATATAATTAACTAAGTTGTTAGAAGGAGGTTGAGATCTGTTTAAACCATGGTACGCAAGGTTTAGAGAACTATCAATTCTAAACTCTGTACTTTCCCAATCGTACTCAAATCTATCAGGGATAGCAGCACTATTTGTAGTATCTTTGTAGATATCATATCCAGACCACTGAGAAGTATTATTCTGATCATACAATGTACGTTTTACATACTCACGAATTCTAGTTGTGTAGAATAGTAAGTGCTGTCTAACAACAGTTGGGAATGCGATAAAGTTACCTTCACCATCAAACCAAGTGTTAACCAACTTAAGCATACCTTGGTTACCACCTGTATTCATGTCATACAATAATGCATGAATCATATCATCAGCAAATTGCTTGTCTGCACCAGTACCAGGATATTGGTTAACAGTTCTATCGTATGCCTTGTTAACAATTGCGTGCTTATTAAAGAGAAGATGTCTTGCACACTTCTTATCAGACTTAGATCCACCACCAAGTGTATTGAGTAATACATCGAATAATGTATCAGTTGCAGACGTTACATTATAACAAGTAAATGTCTGATAGTTTTGGTTAAATCTGAATGGTGGAATCTTCTCGATAGCATCCAAGTGACTTCCACCACCACCTTTAGCAAGATAGATTGTGTCAATGATGATTTGCATCAAAGATTCTATATTTGCTGCAGCAGTTGGACATGTTGTATTCCAATCTCCTGCATCAGCACCATCAGTATGGAATGTGATTGATACATCACGTTCTGCCATTTCAGGAGCGTACTTAACTGGCCAAATCATTGGTAGAGATTTAGTAATCGTACCATCAGTTAGAGCTGCAGGTGTGTTAATTGCAGTAGTATAGATTGCCATCGAAGTTGTGATAGCAGATGCAACATCAGCACACTTAGGATTATTAGTGTCAGCAGTAATTACATAGTTACTTGCACTATATGGTTTAAAGTCAAGATCATTGTAGAATGATTGCTTATACTTGTGTCCACTTCTAGGATATGTCTTCTGTGCAGTATTACCATCTCTTGAGCATGTGAATGTCAAGGAGTTAGGTGCTAACTTAACAGATGTTCCAGTGAATAGATCATGTGAACCAATTGTTAATGCTAAGTATCCAGTTGCAGGATCGTAAGTAGCATTAGTTGGTGTGTAAGTGACGATTGGTGATTGACCAACATCAACAGTAATTGTGTTACCTGACTTAGCAACGATAGGCATTGGTCTATCGAAAGCAGGATCCTTAGCACGAGGATATGTATGATTAGTTGTGTAATCATCTTGTGCACAAGTGAATGTTAATGAATCAGTTCTGATCTTAACGTTTGCACCTGCTCTAACAACACCACCAGAAGTTGCAGATACAAATGAATGAGTTGTAGTGTTAGTAGAAGGAATATTTTCTAGAACTTGTACATCAAATGTATTTGTTCCTACGTTAGAAATAGTCAACCAGTTTCCACTTGCAGGGTCACTTGATCTTGGATAAGAATGATTACCTGAACCTTGTGTACATGTGAAGGTTAATGAATTATCAGCAATGTTAACTTTGTCTCCATTGTTCCATCCATGACCATTAATAGTTAAGGTCATTACACCTGTATTTGGATCATATGCAGCACCAGTAACTGTCTTCGCTGCACTTGGTCCTTCTAGTGTGTTTGATCCAATATCTAATACTAAGTGTCCAGTACCTGCATCATATGTTGCGTTAGAAACATTAAAGTCTACAAACGGTGTTGAGGTTACGTTAACAGTTATTGAGGTTGATGTGTATGCAGTTATGGATAATGTTTGACCAGATGCATAATCAGTAGATCTTGGATATCCATGAACTGTGGAGTTACCATCAAAATCACAAGTGAAGTTTAATCCATTATCATCAATCGTGATTGTGTTGGAATTAGTTAAGTTGTGAGCAGAAGCAAAGGTAAGAATTAATTCACCAGTAGTACCATCATATGTTGCTCCATTAGGTGTCAACTCAGTAGGTGCACCACCAACATTGACACAGTTAGTTGCAGCACTTACAAATGTATGATCGTATGCACCACCAGTCATTACTGCACCAGGTAGAGCACTTACAAATTGATGCTGATAATTACCACCAGTGATTAGAGCACCAGTTTGAGCACTTACAAATGCGTGAGTGTACTGATCGTTAGGACCAGAAGCACCAACTTGTAATGTAACTACACCTGAAGGATTCTGTCTTGTAATACCATTGGTTGTAGCTGATACAAACTGATGAGTGTAATCACCACCAGTGTGGATAGCACCTGCAGTTGCAGATTTAAAGGTATGCTGATAATTACCACCACTAATTACAGCACCAGAAACTGCATACTGGAAGTAATGAGTTGTGAGGTTGGAGATAGCACCAGATCCATCATTTACATCTAATGTAATTGTTCCATCTTGCTTATGAAGACCATTAGCAGCGAATGATTGGAATTGATGTGTGTACTGATCATTAGGACCAGAGATACCAACTTGTATACTGAAGTTATTGTTATCAACGAATGTTACTGGTAACCACTCATCATATACTGGGTCAGTTGTTCTTGGATATGAGTGATCGCTAGAATTACCATCTTTATTACATCTAAATGTAACTGCATTAGGAGCAATCTTAACCATGTCACCTGCATAAGTTACTCCATTAGGAGAAGCAGTTACAAAATTATGAGTTGTAGTATCAGAAGATATACCAACATTAACTTCGAATGTATCGTTAGTTACGTTAGTAACTTGTAGCCACTTATCGAATGGATAATCAGATCCACCAGGAGCAGCAGAACCATACTGTCTAGGATATGATTTAACAGCACTGTTACCATCTAATCCACATGTGAATGAAATTGAGTTAGCAGCAATCTTAATTCTATCGTTATTCGCAAAACCATGATTAGTGATAGTAACAACCATCTTACCATCAGCAGGTGTGTAGGTTGCACTTTCGATAGTATGTGTTGTATGACCCGCTAAACCATGGTTGTTCATGGTTAGTGTCATTACACCAGTAGATGAGTTGTATGCAGCACTTGTTGGTGTATGTGTTGTATGTCCAACAGCATCAATATTAATTGCTGTATTCCATGCAGGGTCAGGACCATTAGGTGCTGAAGCACGAGGATAAACGTGATTTGTTGCTTGACTATCTTCGTCACACTTAAAGACTAAAGAACTTGTTGCTATCTTAATGCTCTCTCCAGTTCTAAATTCATGAGCACCAATTGATAGAACGATGTTACCAGTATTAGGTGTAAAGACTGCATTGTGTACATCATAATTCTTAATAACAGATGCACCAACATTAACTGTGATTGTAGTCTCAGTAGTACCGATAATCTGAACTGGTTCACCACTAACAGGATCAGTTGTTCTTGGGTAAGTTTTAGTTGAGTTATTTCCATCCATCACACAAGTAAAGGATAGAGAATTATCAGCAATCTTAATATTAGTTCCTTGACTTAATGTATGGTTACCGATAGTTAAGATTAAGTTACCAGTATTAGGTTCGTAAACTACGTTAGTAGGAGTAAACTTCTTAATCTTAGAAGTACCAACATTAACTGTAAATGTATCATTAGTCTTAGAAATAATAGGTAACCATTGTCCACTTACAGGATCAGTTGATCTTGGATATGTGTGGTTACTGTAGAAATTATCCATTGAGCAAGTTAATGTCAATGAATTATCAGCAACGTTAATCTTGTCTCCTACACCAAATCCATGTCCTGAAACTGTTAGAGTTAATAGACCTGTACCTGCATCATAAGCAGCATTAGTTGCAGTATGAGTTGTAGATGCAACATCAACAATATCAATAGCAGTATCGAATGAAGGATCAGCACCATAGTTAAGTGCTAGAGATTCATTTCTCATTACCTGAATCGCTAGATCTCTTGCATAGTTACATATCCAGATTGCTTCAGTAGCATGAGTTAGACCTTCATTAACATAGTATTCAGCAGCACGAACAATCTTGTTGTTACCACCATGACGTAGGTTCCAAACCATAGCGTCAAGGAAGTCACTTAAGTCATGTACACAGTTGATATTTCCACCAGGAATATTAAGTGAAGGATATTGTACTTTAGCAGCAGCAATAGTTTCTTCAGCAATAACACGGATATTTCTTTCGATTACATCAGCAGCGTTAATGAATCTATCTTTAACAGCATTACGTTCGTAAGTAGAAACGTCAACGTTGTCAAAGGACTCACTACCGCCACCAGTTATACCATCGTCATCTCCTGTATCTGCATCTGGGTTATAGATGTAAAGGTTCTCACGACCAAATCCATTACGGATAGTCATAATTGCAATTTCAGTTGCAATCTTAAGAACACTAATACCTGCTTCATCTTCACCAGGAGCAACTCCAACATTACATGTAATTTGACCAGTCTGTCTCTTAAGTCCATCTGTGGTAAATGATACAAATGAATGAGCAGAAGTATTAGTAGAAGGAACAGTTGTTAATACCTGAACACTGAAAGTATTAGCATCAACATAAGTTACAGGTAACCATGCTTTGTATGCAGGATCTTGAGGTCTTGGATATTGCTTAGTCTGTGAATTACACTGTAATGAAAGAGCATTTTCAGTTATCATTACATAATCATTTGCCTTCGTAATACCATTAGAAGTTGCAGACTTAAATGTATGTGCAGTTACGTTAGTAGAAGGAATCTCTGCTAGAACCTGAACATCAAAAGTATTATTAGTTACGTTAAGAATAGGTAACCATGAATTTGAGGCAGGGTCAGTAGAACGAGGATATGTATGATCAGATACGTTGTTGTCTAACATACATGTAAATGTTAATGAGTTATCAGCAATCTTTACACTATCACCAACACTAAATCCATGGTTAGTGCAGGTCAATGTCATGATACCTGTCTCTGGATTATAAGTAGCAGTTTCTACAGTATCCTGTGACTGACCAGTAAACGGATGACCATTTAATGTAAATGCTACAACACCTGTATTAGGATCATAAGTAGCACCTGTTGGTGTATGAGATGTTTGTGATACCTCAGTAATTTCTACAGATGTATTATAAACAGGATCTGTATCACGAGGATATGAATGCTCAGTTATATAATCATCTCTATCACATGTAAATGTTAATGCTTCTTTCTTAAATCTGAAACTCTGTCCAGTAACTAATTGGTGTGCACCAATAGTCATTTGTAATGCACCTGATACAGGGTTGTAATCAGCAGCAGATACGTTGTAGTAAACTAAAGGAGTTGTACCAACATTAACTGTAATTGTTGATAATGTATATGCAGTAATAGCAAGAGACTTACCATATGCAGGATCACCTTTACGAGGATAAGTATGATTGTCCTCATTCTGGTTCATTTCACAAGTGAAGGTTAAACCATCTTCTGCAATCTCAATAGTATTAGAAGAAGTTAATCCGTGACTTGGAATTGTTAAAATTAAGTTACCAGTAGAAGGTTGATAAACTACGTTTTGTGGAGTATGTTGTCCACCACCATTATCAGTAACAGCATTAGTTGCAGCAGTTACAAATGTATGTCCATAGTTACCACCTGCTTCGATAGCATTTAGAGATGCTCTAACGAATTGGTGTGTATGCTGACGACCATTTAACTGAATAAGATTATCAGTCTCAGGATCAAGATATAATGCAGCAGCTTCATATGTCTTACTGTTACCACCCTTTCTAAGGTCATGTGCAACAGCCTTTAATATATCAAGAACATCATCTACACAATTCTGAGCACCATCAGGAACAGTGAAGTTAAGGAACTTAGAAAGATCGTTCATTGTATGAACTGCTTCCCAAGCAATTACATTAGCGTTCTTCTCAATCAAGTGAGCAGCATCTAATACTCTGTTATTAGAATCATAAGCATCAGGATTATAACCCTCTGGGTCAATAGTGATTGTTGGATCTCTATAAACTGCAAGGTCTGTGTACTGCATTGGATAGTAGTCATCCTGATATACAGTTGGAATATCTTCTCCAAGACCTGCAGCAGTTTGACCTTGAGGTAAGAGAGTGTTGTTGATACACTTCTTACATAACATTCTTACATATTCATATACATCCAATACAGCACTTAGTTCATTGTCAACCGAATAAAGTTCGTTATTAGCGTTGAGGAACTTACTGGTGTTGTACTGGATAGCATTAGTTCCACCTGTAACCAAGTCAGCAATAATAGCAGGAAGAATATAAGTCTTGATTTCGAAAGTGCACTTATTAGGATTAGCGTTAGGGTTTTGATAGAAGTCATAAGTTGTACTATTAATATTTGCTTGGTAGGTTGCTTCTAACCAACCAACTGCTTCAGCAGCGATTGCATCACGGTTCTGCCAAATTAGATCACCTGCATCTCTGAATCTCTGACCTGTAGGTCCAAGAACATCTCCAATATCATCACATAATTTAACAATAGCATCCTGAATCTCTTGTGAAGCAGGAGATGAGAAGTTGTTAGGTATACGAAGTATATCAGTATACTGAGTACCACCATAAGTCTTAAGATCTGAACTTGTAGTTGTAATTACATAATTACAAATTGGTGCTAATTCTCTATAGGTGTAAATTGACTGAAGAATCTCATTAGCGATATGCTCTAATCCTTCGTATGCAGTTAAGTAGTTTCTAGCAGCAAGTGTACTGTTATAGTTACCACCATAACGTAAATCTTGGATAACACCTTTAAGAATAAACTCTTTAGTATCTCTTAAACAGAAACTTGTACCCTGTTGAGGACCAACTCCATCAGCAGTATCACCAGGCATCACCAAATCAGGGAATTTTGCCTTCATCTTCCAGACTGCAGTTTCAGCAATCCATGCTCTGTTAAGTTCTAAAATATCTGCTGCTTGACGGAAAGCATCTCTTGATATATCAACTTCCTCAACAATAACTTCACGAGTATCATAATCAACTTTAGTTGCTTGAGAAGCAGAATTAGTAGTACCAGTTAGAGTTGCATATGCTTCATTATTACTCATAATGATAGGCAACTCATTACTCATTGAGAAGGTAATACCAGTTGTAGATGTTGGGAATAGAGTAGAAGGTGTAAAGGATGAAGTATACTTAGACTCTCCACCATAGAATACAACGTTATCAATATATCCAACATAGTTGTTACCACCGTTCCACTCAGCACCAATAGTCATCTTACGTTCACGGTAAGTATTAGTGTCTGTGTAATCAGTACCAACTTGTGAACCATTAACCCAAAGTTTGAGTATTTGACTGGTTCTAGTCATGGCAATGTGATACCATGTATTAGCACTCATACCATGAGCACCACTAATCACATCAGAACCATTAATCTTATACTTCAGGTTACCTGAATCAAAGTAAAGACTTGGAGAATTAACTTCTGAAGCACCACTTGTACGCATATCAAGTAGGTACTTAGTAGTGTTCATTGCAGTTGTAGGACGTACCCACATCTCAATGGTAAAGTCTGATGTGCCAAATGCAGGTATAGTGGATAATGCATATGAGAGGTATGCTCCTGAATCAAGTTTCAGGGACTTCGTTCCACTACGTTTTTCTATAGCTGTTAGTCTTGCTGAAGCAGGATATATGGTAGTAGCATTAGTAACTGCACTCTGGAATGTATGTGCATAACTACCACCAACTTCTACAGCATCTGCGATTGCTCTTACAAATGTATGTGGAGTAGTATTAGAAGAAGGAGCAGAACTTAATACGTTAATAGTAATAGTTCCATCTTGTCTAGTAATGTTGTTAGAACCAGAAGTTACATATGTGTGAACATATTGCTCATCTGCAGGAGATTCACCAACCTGAACACCAATATTATTATCATCGATTACAGTAACATCTAACCACTGATTATCGACTGGATCAGTGCTTCTTGGATATGTGTGATTACTACCATTACCATCTTTAGTGCAACTGAATGTTAATGAATCGGTAGCAATCTTGATTCTGTTACCAGTCTGCATTCCATGGTTAACAATACTAAGTTTAAGAGTACCGTTAGAAGGTTCATAAACTGCATCAGATGAAGTAAATGTTGCTTGTACACCAATAGAGGTTACATTAATCTTAGTATTGTATACAGGGTCTTGTCCACCTGAAGGGTTACCTGAACCTGCAACTCTAGGATAAGAGTGCTCTGTAGCATCACTATCTTGAGTACAAGTAAAGATCAATGAATTTGGTTTTAATCTAATACTGTCACCAACATTAAGATTATGGTTACCAACATTAAGAACAGTAGAACCTGTGATTGGATCATAATCTGCACCAGTTACTTGTAAGTATGTCTTAGGAGTAGCACCAACATTAACTGTAAATGTATTAGTTGTAGTTTTTAAAATCTGAAGTTGTTGTCCTTGTCCAACTGGATCATCAGCACGAGGATAGTCATGGTTGGATGCATTACCATCCATTGCACAACTAAATCTCAATGCATTAACAGCAAACGATACTTTATTACCTACAGAATAACCATGGTTATTAAGAGTAAGAGTTAACTGTCCAGTATCAGGATCATATGTTGCTCCTGTAGGAGTTATATTAACGTTAGATCCACCAGGATTATTAGTAATCTTAGTATTGGTGACATACTCTTTAAGTTTAAAGATACCAGTAACAGTTTGAGCATACAACCATCTTAAACCAGAGTTTGCACCCTTAAGTGGGAATGATGCACCAGTAGTTGCTCCTATAATTGTGTCACCAGGAACGAAGAATCCAGTACCACCTCTATCCTTATAAGCAAACTTGTAAACACGAATGTTCTCATTCTCTTGATAAGTACCATCTGAGATAACTGAGAGTGCATTGATATTATCAAGGTTACCACCTGCCTTAACGGAATTAGCAATAGCAGATACAAATGTATGTGTGTAGTTACCACCAGAAATTACAGCACCTGCAGTTGCAGATACAAATGTATGAGCATCAGTATTAGAGATAGCACCCTGTCCACCGTTCACATTAACTGTGATTGTGGTTCCTGTTTTAGAAATGATAGGAAGTGCAGTGTCATACGCATAGTCAGCACCACTAGATGTGTTAGCACCATTAGCACGAGGATATAATCCTTCACCACCACCGTTGTAAGCACACTGGAATCTTAATGATTCAGTGGCAAGTTTAATACTTGTACCAACTTCTAAAGTGTGTGCACCAATAGTTAATTGCAAATCACCAGAAGTTATATTGTAATTTGCAGCAGTAACATCATGGTTAACGAGAGGAGTTGTACCAACGTTAATTGTAATTGTTGTATTTCCACCACCAACAGCAGTAATAGGGATCTGCTTTTCATACCATGGGTCAGTAGGACGTGGGTATGTCTTTTGAGCAGTATTACCATCCATACCACAAGTAAATGTTAATCCATAAGGATCAATTCTTACAGTGTCAGATGTTGTTAAAGTATGTGATCCAATGGTAAGAACCATGTCACCAGTTGTGGCATTATAAGTTGCACCTGAAGGAGTGAACTGATCACCACTAAATGCAGTAGTAGCAAGATTTGCTAAAGTATCAATAGAAGATGCTACGTTTGCACAGTTTGTTTCATTCTGGTTAGATCCTGAAGCATAATCTGGATCATAGTAATGTGCAACACTAGAACTCTCTAGATATGGAGCAGAGTATGTTGTAGGATCATTAAGGTTATAACCAGTTTCACTAAGAGACTGACTGTAGAGCAAGTTTCTCATTGCTCTCTTACATAATTCTTTTGCTTTATTAAATGCAGTTATCGCTTCTTCTGTTTCTGGAAGACCATTGTTAATTGGAATTCCATTTGAGTCAAAGAACTTCTTAGTAAAGGTTACAATTGCATAATTACCATCACTTTCTAGGTCATCTGCAATAGCATCAATAAAGTATCCTGTATCTCTATTACACTTGATCTCTTTAGGAGTATAACCTGCATCAGGTGTAGTAAGATCAATAAGATCACTTAGTGACGCTGCTTCGAGGACTTCCTTAACATTGGTCCAAAGAGTTGTAAGAGCAGCCTGAACGTCAGCACAATTGTCAGCACCGTTGTTAGTAGTATTGGTACCTGCTGATCCATAATTACCGCCAGGATTAGGGTCAGCAGTAATACCAGTATTGTTATTAGGTCCACTAGATTGCTCATTGTATTTTGTATAAACGACAGCATCAATAGTTTCAGATCCACTTAAAGTGTTCTGAATAGCATCCTGCATATAATCTACACATCTCTGGAATCCCCAAACAGTTTCAGTTTCTTCACCAAGAAGATATGCTAATGATGTGCCATCAGGGAAGTACTTTTGTAAGAACTTACGAGTATAAACTGTACCACCCCATCCTGTATCTCTTGAGAGAGCATCGATGAGATATCTCATATCTCTCTTACATTTAGTAGCACTAGGAATTGTAGAACTAGGATACTGAACAATCATGTCCTGATATGCCTTAGCAATAATCCATTCGCTATTTTTTTGTATTAAACGATATCCATCTTTAAATCTACCATACTGAGTAGTTTCTGTTTCTCCAGTGTAGTAGAAATCTGGATAGTCGATTGCAATCTGAGAGGTTGCAAAATCGATAATTTCTTGTCTATTATTTCTAATGCTTCTAGCAGCATCTTTATATCTGTTAATAGCGTCAGTTTCAGCATTACCGTAACTAACATTGATAGAACGAATCTTATCATTATTAGTGATTGTACCACCAGATAAGTTGTTATATTCGATCTCAGTAGAACGTACTGACTCATAATCAAGGAAGTCAGCGTTAATACGATCTGCAGCGTCAGTTAATGTAGTAGGAGTAATAGTTGTCTCAGAGATATTATCAAGAATAATATTCTGGTTAGATAGAGATATAAGTCTCTCAAATACTAATCCGAAGAATGTAGAACCTTTGTTAATGATAAGAGTATCTACAACGTCACCTAACTTGATATCACCTGAAACAGTAGCATTTAACGATCCAGCAGTAATTGTTTCACCATCAACAAAATTAGCAACAGATTTAGCTACAAAGTACAATACAGGTGGTTGTGCTTCAGCATCTACTCTAACAACTTCAGCAAGAGCACCTGAAATTCCACCAGTTAGTTGATCTCCTTCTTCGAAGGCTACTGCAGTTGCAAGGTTGATAGAACTGATAGGATCTCTATATGGAGAAATTCCAACTACTTTAGCAGCAATATTTGATGCTGAAGAGTATATAAAGTCATTTAAGAAAATAGCATAAGCACCAGTCTCATATTCGGCAGTACCAGAAGTCTTAGAAAGAACTAAGAAGGAATCAGTATTACCATCAAGGTCTAAGTTAGTTTCTTCGACTTTAGCGGTTTCTCCACTTAAAGCAACCTTAGTAACGATTTCTTCGAACTCAAAGATAGTTTCTTGACTTAAAACATCAATGGAACCAATTAAAGCACTAAATCCAGTTCTAGAAACGTCAATTCTTTCATTGAGTTGATAAGGACCAGATGTGATGTCAATAACATCAATACTTGCTGCACCAGTAGCAACAACTCTAGAATTGGCATTAGAAGTGAATCCAGAAACAAAATCACCGATTTGTGGGAAAATACCACCAATAGTGTTTAGATTAAGTCTAGTAATCTGTAATATCTGTATTTCTACGTTTCTGTAAACAACCTTAGAATCTGGTCTTGGTGGTTCAGCAAATACGATCTGATTACCAACAATTTGATATGCAGTACCAGGTGACTGGATAACACCGTTTAAGGTGACCAACATCTGATTTTCTTTAATTATTACCTGTTCACCTTCTACACTAAGTGGGAATCCTTTAGTAGAACCATCAAACTGATCTGAGATGTTATCTAACTTCTTAACGATAGATGTTAAGATTTCCTCAGAGTTTGTTAGTCTTTTCTTTCTGAATAGAACTTCAGAGTTGTTAAATGTAGAATATATTGGTTGAGCAGCACCAAATGATGTAATTTGGTTAACATTGGTATATTCGTTAATATTAACCTGTTTTGTAAACTCAGTACCAATCTTACGTCCAGAAACGTCCTTACCACCAGTCAGTTCTAACTGACCGAACATATTAAATCCTGCAGGGTGATTATTCTCTAATACCTGCTTCTTCCAACGGTTAATTGGAATTTGTGACTTAATAACATATGAGAAGTTCTGATAGAAGTAAGAGTCCTGAATCTTTTGTACGATCTCAGAAGGTTTACCAACGTCATCAATAAATCTACCAGATGTTCTTGTAAGAGCATCAATATTAAGAATACCTCTTGCAATGTTAACATTGTCAATAATACCAGATGCACGAGATATAACACCTTGTACTTTACCACCTACAACAAATTCACCACTTGGATTAACAATCTTAAGAATTTTAGGACCAATTTGCCAACCGTCATTAATAGAAACAGTACCGAAGGCATTTGCTAATTCATAAGATTCACCTTGGAATACTTCTTCAGATTCTAAGAATCTTGAGGTTTCTACAACAGCAGTTGCTTGACCACCGAATACCTCAGTAAGAAGAACCTGTCTTCCATCACCTTGTGTTAAGAAGGTAATAAAGTTACCAGAATCAGCATCAGCAGGTGTTAACGCAAATCTAAGTTGATCAGATTCTAGTGAGTTAGCATCACCTGCAATAGCATAGTAAGTCTGTGTAGATGACAATGAAGTCAAACCAACTGAACTTGGTTTTGGTAGTTCACCAATTGTAGTACCGATATCTTCTGCACGGAACTGTACAGCAGCACCAGTTGTAATACCATGTGGGAAGTTAAACTGTAGATAGTTAAGGTCTAAGTTAACAACGTATGTAAATTCTGATTTTAGAGTAACAACTGGTTCTGAACTATATCCTGCACCTGGATCTTTAACGATGATCTCAGACAGTCTGTTGTTTTTAACAACTGCCTCAGCATTAGCACCAGTTCCACCACCACCTTCGATTACAACAACAGGAGCAGATGTATAGCCAGCACCTGGATTGGTTATCTTGATCTGTGATAGTATTGAGGTATTAAAGAGTTGTAAGTTAACTGGGAATGCAATCTCAGGACGTAGAGTATAGTCATGAGAGTAACCATAACCAAATTCATTGTTCTTAAGAGTTTTAATCTTACCAATCTGTGTACCAGTTAAGAATATAGAAGCACCTGTACCTTCAGCAGGTATAACAACAGTTAATTCTGCACCAGAACCAGAAAGTGTAGGTCCAAGAATTCCTGGTATACCATCTACATCGATAACACCAGTTGTGTATCCAGAACCAGGATCAATAAGAGCAACATCACTGATTGTTCCTGAATCAGTCTCAGCATCAATAGTAACTGTGATGTTAGCTAGACCACCTTCACCATCACCTATAATAGGAACCTGTGTATATACGCCAGGTGCATATTCAGTACCACCGTTAGTAATTCTTATCTTCTCAATCTTACGATCAGATGCAACCTCTGAAATAATTGGTAGTTTCTTATAGAATCCACCTGGAGAGATCAACTTAATTGTGTTAATAGGTCCAATCGCTTTCTTAGAAGTTGTGGAATAGTATGAATTAGGTTTATCCTGATCATCCAATCCAATCATTGCAGTATTAAATTCTGGTTCATGCTCTAATGGGAATCTGAACTCAGTATCACTAATAATCGCAGCAATATTAAATGTACCATCATAAGGAGTCTTAATAACATCAATAAAGGACTCAGAACCAACTGGAGAGTTAGTAGATAGTGTTCTACTAGGATCAAAGTAGTATGTGATGTTAGTTACTTCACCACCAACTGTAAACTTAACTATAGGAACTTCGGTAGAAGAAGATTGACCAGGAATTCCTTCACGTTCGATAACGTTAAATGAGTATTCTAGTTTAAACTGGTTATCTTGAGAGAATGATAAGTAGTAGTCTTGGTTAGAAGCATCACTCATATCAAAGATATAAGAGTGGTTTCTTACCAACATTAGAGTTGGGTGCTTAGATGATATCTTAACACTAGCAATAGCAGAATTATCAAATAAAGGATCAGATAAAGCAGTTGCCCTCATTCTATAAGTAAAGTCTCTTGATGAGAAGACTTCTTCTACGAAGAATGATCCATCAAACTGTGTGCCCTGGAATCCCTCAACAAAGAGGATATCTCCTGCACTAAATCTATGTGCACTAAGAGCATTACAGTATATAAGATCAGTCCTAGTCTCTCCTGTGCGAATAATATCCTTATTAAGAGTAACTACTAATTCTATTTTCTTAACTGTAGTTACGCCATTAATTTGACCAATTTTAGGAAAATCTGTCTTTGGCCCTGCCGTTACACTACCACCAAGCGAAATTACATCACCAACTATGAAATCAGATCCAGGATATACCTCAAGAATCTTAACTCTATAATCACCAGGATCATAAGGTCTGAACCTAGCATATTGTGATAATGCATCATACTGTTGCTGCCATGTCCAAACTACAGTACCATCAGTTGCAGTACCAGAAGTATGTGTAGGTGCAACAGTACTAGAAACACCTGCAGTAGTACACTTATATCTCTGTCTTCCCCAGTAGACTTCATCATTTAATGAGAATGACTTACTAGGACTCCATAAAGGTATAGTTGGTTTTGGCCAAGCATGTTCTATTAGATCAACTTCTATAGGACCAGCAACACTAATAAACTGCCATAAAACACCACCATCGGTTACTATACCAATCTCATGAGTAGGTGCAGTAACACCAGATGTAGCATTGTTAGTTGCTTTGTATATCTTACCTGCGTTGTAAACCTGTGTATCAACTGTATATGCTTTACTTGTTACCCACTGATCTTGTGTTCTTGCTTGTTCGAATACAACATCATCAATAGTATTCTCCTCACCAATATCATTTTGATATAGATCAGTAGTATCATTACTAAATGTACCATATATCTTACCAACCTTATACTTATTACCAACACCAGGTGTGTCTATTGTACCAGTTGGAACCTCAACAATAGTACCAAATCCCTGAACAATACCATTCTCATTTGTCTGCTGTAGAATTGTTCCTTTAGTAAATTTAATATCTTGGTTAAATGTAAATTCCTTAACTAAGTCAATCTTCTGGAATCCTGCATCTCTGACGTAGAACTTCGCCATAGGAACTGCAGTTACCTTAACTTTTCTACCAAGTGGTGAAGGTATTGTAGAAGTCTTAGATGCAAATGTATGACTAGCACTTGTAAAGTTGTAACTACCTGGTGCAAGTTGTGATATAACATCAGAGTAGTCAAGAATCTGTAAACCAGATGAACCTTGAGTCCATACTGTTACAACAGGATTACTTAAAGTATTAATGTTAATCCCTGATGTTTCTGTAAACTTAAGTGCTTTAGTATGAGTAGTTTCAGAGAATGCACTATAGTCACCTCTCTTATCATGCTGACGATCAAACTTAATAATGTTAACTCTAGAGTCAGTAGAAGTGATTCTATAACGTTCAGTAGGAAGAGTAAATGTTCCACTCCATACTGAATTAGGATCAATAACAAAATCATCAATAGTACCCAATAAGCAGTTACCTGTAGCAGGTGTTGTCTTATTAGCACCAACATATACATCATTAAGACCAATATTTGTTACTACAGTTGCAGTACAAACCTGTGCACCATCAAAGTAAACAGAATACTTATATGAACCTAAGGTTGGTTCTTCCTTAACTATTGCCCAATGATGGAATGAAGATGACCCCATCGCAGTCCAATATGTACTACCAACTGATGCAGTAGTAGATCCACCACCACCCTGAGGTGCAATGGTCATCTCAATCTTACCTAGATTAGGACTAGAAGCATTACCATCAACAGTAACAACAAGACTATTGCCAGTTGCATCATCAATAGTAAACATCTCAACCTTCGGATTGTTCGAAGCATGAGATGGTTCCATGTAAGACCATGAAGATACAGTCCAATTAGTTGTTATTCCAGCTCCTGCTGCCTTCATATAAGCAGGACCACCAGAGAACTTCAGAGCACCTGCACCAAACTTAAATTCTGAGGTATTATGAATAGCATATGCAGCATTTGAGAAACTTGTAGTTACAAGTGCTTGTTTTGTGCTATCTTCATCTAAATCATTCTCATTCTCAAAACGAGCAACATATGTCTGTACTGGAAGTTGCTTATTACATGGAATAATAACATCACCAGAGTTATCTACTTGGTGACTCCATGCTGACATACCAATATCATCAGTATCTTCGATATTAGTACTCTTAAGAAGACTTCCATCATACTTAAAGTTCATTGCAACGATTTGACGATCATTATCCCAATATTTCAGATCAGCAACGACACTTACATTACCAAAGACATCTAAATTGATACCTGCATGTTTAACTGCTTCGAAATTGCCACTAGGAGCAATAATCTTAGAAAACTCGTATGTTGGACCTGCTGCAGGATTGGTAGAAAGTTGATCAATAGGTATCTTAAAGAATGCTATACCATAATTCTTAGTTCCATTCCACATATCACATATGAAGAATAGATCGTTCCACTCATCAAGAATGAACTGTGGTCTCTGTACACTACCACCTGCTATAGCAAGTCTCTTAGTATAGTTAAGTTCGATGTTTGCACCATCGTACTCCATTTCACCGAATAATAAGTCATTATTATCAGCATCAACACCAGTCCAAAGCATTTTATTGTTTCCAATGAACTTAAGTTGGTTCATTGACTCACCTTCGTCATCAGAAGCAAATTTACGCTTCTCTACAACGTCACCTAGGTTATTAAGTTGCATAACCCAGATATCGTTAGGATCTGGAGAGTTAGTATCAGTCCAACCGCAAATATAGACTCTTTGCTCATCATCTAGGTGAATATCACCTGCATAGTCTCTTCTAGCAGATCCAGAGACACCTGCGATCTCTTTTTGCCATCTGACAATACCTTCAGGTGCATTTGCATTATTAAACCCAGATTCGTACTTAGCAACTAAAATATCGGGATTATAAGTCGCAGTTGTCTGAGATTCGGTTTCACCGATAATATAGATCAATTCATTCTCTTCAGAAGTCTCATCAAGGTACATTGACTTCCAACGAGCAACTTTATTGGATGCAGAAGGTAAAAGTGTTCTATCCCAAACTAAAACACCCAAATCAGTAAATTTAGCAAGGAATGCAGAAGAATCACCATTAACTTGAGTTAATTCACCACAAATGTAGATATAACGGTCTGTGGTTATCTGAGAATCGAATATTTGGATTTTATCGGTATCTTCGTAATATTCAGATAACCAATAGTAAGTTTTCTTGTATTGTTGTGGATGAGAGACTCTAATCTGTGGAGGAGCGTCTACATCGTATCCAAAACCACTATTAACGATATTAACGCTTCCAACCTTACCAGTTGTCTCATCTAGAACAATATTAAAGTTAACGTCTTGTCCAGAAGAGGTAATGATCTCATAAGTCGGTGGAATCTGTGTATTGTAACCAATACCCGATTGTGTTACTGTAATAGTCTCAATACCAGTAACAACTGACATATAGTAACGCTTGTTAGTATTATCAGTAATAACTCGACTGTTAACAATAATTTCGTCTTGTGCGATAAGTTCATGGTCTGTAGCAGTGGTGATTTTACCGTATGGGATGTCATTAATGACTTCCTTTGTATATGCAGCAATGTCTCGGCCCTGGACCGACTCAATAATGGCAGAAGCTCCGAACCCGTCTGTACCTGTGTTATCGAAGAATAAAGTGTCATCAACCTGATAAGAAACACCTGCGTTCTCAACAACGAATCCATCAATCTGTGCAGACTCGAATTTAGTGGTTGTATCAACCTCAATATCAACTCTTGACTCTGCTGATACTCTAGGGAAGTAATCATAGATCTGTAGTGCTGCTTCTTCTGTTATTGCTTGTTCTGTTGCAATTTCAGCAGGAGATATGATTGCATCACCATCTAAGTCCTCAATTTCGAAGATAAGAAGATCACCTTCTCTTTCAGTCACAAATGAGTCTGCCTGTTGGTTTGGTTGACGCTCAATATCAATATCAACGTTTACATATGGATCTCTGAATCTTGCAACGTCTTGAGGGATGTTTTCTTGTGTTGCAGTTTGTGATAAGTTCCATGTATCAACAACTGAGTTAAAACTAGGACCAATGATGTATGGGAAGACTGGTAAACCTGCATCTGACTCATCAATGGTTATAAAGTATGCATATGTACCTGCAGGATAGTCTGGAGTCTTACAGAAACGTCCATTATAAGCATCTAGGTCACCTTGTTGGAATGTGTACTTATAATCGTTTACAAAGTATCCTGCAGGGTATGTGTCTAGTGAAGGACCATCAATACGAGCAGGATTTGGGTTTGTATCCTCATCTTCTACAATTTCTGTCTTTAAAGTGTAAGAAGAACGCATTCTTCTAATACCACTGTTCTGATCAGTAGGATCAATGTATCCATAAGGACCATAGATGGGATTACCATCAAATGCCCATCCAATGATAGGAGAGTGACTAATGTTAGAAGGAACTTCTTGGAAACGGTTAGTTTCTGGATTTAAGAAGACGTTATCACCAATTACATAACGTAATTCCTTAGGATCGGAAACGTGAGCATATTCACCACCATATTGGTTATTAAAACCAGTAAAGACGTATCCTCTTGCTATATCATACTTTCTCTTAAGAGATCCATCAGTATTTTGTGCTGTAGGGTTAGCAGGATCAGGATCTAACTGATATTCTATATTTTTGTTCCACTGGAAGACATCTGCAGTAAATGTTGCTAATTGACCAACTGCTTCTAATCTAACAGTTGTCATTCCTTGTGTATATCCAACACCCTTGTTAGTAATCGATACTGAGATAACTTTACCCTTATCTTCTCCTAAAGTACCAATAACAGCAGTTGCTTGAGCACCAAATCCATCACCATTGACATAAACCTTAGGTGCTGATGTATAAGCATCACCAGAGTTAATAATAGCGATAGATACGATTCTACCGTTAATAACGATAGGTTGTGCTAGTGCTCCTTCACCAGAATTAAGTTTTATAGTTGGTGTAGAAGTATATCCGACACCTGGGTTAGATAATGTAACTGCACTGATTGCACCTCTTACAGAAGCAGTTGCAAGTGCTCCAGAACCTTTTCCACCAGTAATTGATATAGTTGGTTGTGAGGTATATCCAGTTCCTGGGTTTTCTACAAGAATTCTTGTTACTCTACCATTAGTAACAACCGCTTGAGCAGTTGCACCGCTACCACCACCTCCAACGATAGAAATTAGTGGTTGTTCTGTATATCCACTACCTTCTGCAGTAACTTCGACTGAATCTAGTGATCCATTAACAGTTACAGTCGCTGCAGCACCTGTACCGCCACCACCAGTGATTTCTAAGGTAGGTCTTGATCCTGCATCATAATCTACACCTTCATTAGTGATATTAACAGTAGTTAAAGGACCAAAGGTAACAAATTCACTAGATTTGTAAGACCAAGCAGAAACACCGTTAACCCAAGCACCAATTGGATAGTTTGCACCAACTTCTGTTCTTGTAGAGATAGTTTCGACAATTCTAGGGAAACGAAGTAGTTTTCTTTGGTTTCCTGGAATCATTGCAGACCCTTGGAAAGGACCTACCTTATAGTTGGGCAATCCAGACGCTGCAACGTAAACGTAGTTAGTATTAAAGAATGCGTTCTGTATATTAGAGGTAAATAACGAAATTACTTCATCAATAGTGGTTTCAGTTGACTTTCCTCTATTAAGGTCAACAGAAAGAAGTATATTACCCTGTGGAACAATGTCCATTGGGGTAGGAATGCTGTATGAGAAGGTAAAGTCGTCTAAACGAGAAGTAACCTCAAAAGTACCATTATAAACAGCAGGGTTTGCACCATAAATGGTAACTTGATCTTCTACAAGCAAACCATGTGGGTTAGAGCAGACAACAGTAGCAGTTTGGTTGTTAAGACCACCAGGATTGATGGAAGTAACGCTAATTAGCTTCTTAACGTTGTATAGCCATGATTGGAGTCTCTCATCTTCACCAGATGAACCTAGAGCAGCAACATTTAACTTATCTCCAGGCAAATAGTAAGATCCACTGTCTTCTAATTCAGTAGTACCCGCTTCAGCAATACCAAGTACTCTTAACTTGACTTCAGTTGACAATCCACGGTTAACATAGACAAAAATATCAGAATGAATGATTGTACCAGGATCCCAATCCTCTACAACACCATTTTGAGACCTAGTACACTCAATAAACTGGTTTAGTGACTTTTCTTTGTACTGAACAGTCTCTTCATCATCAATAATGATAGTACCGTTCTTTTCTGGCCATCCAATTGTACTATCAACCGTAATTATGTTACCTGTGGTTGTTAGTGGTTCTACAAGGTTGGTTTTATAAGGAATCTTAAACTCACCAGTGAGTGTTTCTTCAGATATTGCTAATTCATAGATTACGTCAGTTCCCTCAATAATAGAAATGACGTTTTCGATCAAAACGTTAGCATCTTTGATGTTTTGGTCAACAGGATCTGCATATTGGACTAATTGAGCATTTCCTAAATCTGCAGGATCACCAGAAATCAATTTTGCACGCAAAATGGTGTCAACAACCCAAGAAGCATCGGAAGGTTTGATTAATTCATCTCTAGGATAGAATATATCAACTTCTTCACCAAATAGAATCTTAAAGAGGTATTGAGCAGCAGTTTTCGTACCTTTAGAAAGGTAGAAGTCCTTAATTGTCTTAATTACCTGAATCGGATTGACTTGAGTGTAGTCAATATTGATTGTAGGCATATATTGACGACGGAACTTGTCAAATACCTGTGTAATAATCTGTGCATCAAGGTTATGTACAACTGCACCAGTTGCATGGTCACTTTGCCTTAGTTGTTCCTCCTTAGCAAAGATCTGATTACCAAATTTATCAAAATCAACAATTTCAGATACACCTCTAGCACATCCTTGTAATGAAGATGGTTGATATTCCTTACCAGTAGATAAAATACTAAATCCAGTTACTTCTCCAAATCCAACGTCGCAAGATGCCTGTGCTGCCAAGGGTTCTGCGATGTAAACTGTGGGAGGTTCAGTTGTAGAGTAACCTGTACCAAAGTTTATAATGTTAATATCTGTGATAACACCGTTAAAGACGGTTGCTGCTGCTTCAGCACCAGTACCACCAATTGATTCTCCTAGTGATCCTTTACGATCATCTACAATGTATACAGAAGGTGCATCAGTATAACCAGTACCACCAGTTAATAGATTTATGTTAGTAACACTACCATTTGCTACGGTTACATCAAGAACTTGTGCACCAATTGGTTGTACAACTCTAGCTCTTGGTGGAGTGGTATAACCACGTCCTCTGTTAGTGATAGTAACTGCAACAATTTCGCCATCTGGAGACACAGTGCACTCAGCAACAGCATCAACACCATCTGTCGGAGCCTTGTCGATGTAGATGACAGGAGGATTACTATAGCCGATACCACCATCAGTAATACTAATAGATCCAGCATTTAAACGTCCCTCCGAGTCAATAGTTGGGTCACTTATTATAGCACCACTTGGGTTAACAAAGGAGATAGCGGGTATAAAATCGTAGCCTGAACCAGAATTTGTAACTTTTATACTATCTACTTGTCCAGTTGTATCATTAACAGTAATTTCTGCTTTTGCACCTGAACCATTAGTCATATCACTAGGTTCAGTGATTTTAACCTTAGGAGGGTTATAAGAAGTGTAACCTTGACCACCGTTGATCAACTGAATGTCCTTAATACCTGCGACTAGGGTTCTTGCAGCAGCACCTTCACCTGTACCTACTGATGTAACGGTAACTTTAGGTGCAAAATTTAGTTCATATCTCTTACCACCATCTTTGACCTGAATTTCTTCGATTTGACCATTTAGACCAACACGAGTAACCGCTTTAGCACCTGATCCAACAGAAGGTGAAACATATTCGATAGAACGAATATGAAAAACATCCTGTGGAGTGATATTTACAAAATATTTGATTCTAGTGTTGTTATCAGTCAACACATAGTCAATATATGGTCTTAATAGAACACCATTACGGTTAATGATAAGACCAATCTCTGAAATTGGAGAATATGGAAGATTATCATAAGTAATGGTCATAGAATCTTGACCTGCTAGATCAGCAACAGCAGGGAAGACCAATTCTTTAATTACAGAATCAGCAAAACCAATGTAATAAAGGATTCTAGTAGAACCAACTACATCAGTACCGATTCTAGTTCTAGGAGCAGTAGTAAAGGTAATATTAGTACCACTAATCGTATAATCCACATTAGGGATCATACTCTGATTGTAGACTATGACTGCTAAGTGCTCTGCTGAGACAGGTGAGACTGGAGTACCTAAGAACTTGAGTGGAAAGGTTGTAGTGACATCATCAAAGTCTAAAAATGGACTTTCTAGTTCTTGTCTCTTCTTATTAAATTCTTCTAGTGATAATCCTGGAGTTAGAATAGCATCAGGACCACGAACCGTATTTTGGTAGTAAATTACCTCATTATCAATCATCACAGATCCATCACGATCCATGAATCCATCAATTGACTCAACTTCTATTAAACTATTTGTAGCATCAACGTCCTTAATCAAAGTAGTGCTAGATGCGAGCACTTTTTGATCATATTGGTCAATGTCAAGGTAATCTAATATATTGTTTAATAAGTCGTACGGACGACCTGTCTTCTCTTGAGATTTATAGTACTCAAAAAGAAACGAGACAAATTGCTCGTCTTCGTGTTTGATAAAGTCAGGTAACTGACCTTCGACTCTATCAGATATATTAACAGAACTTAGAGTTTGCATCTAATTAGAAACAGGATTCGACTTCTGGATACTCGAAAGCATCGATTGGGTAACTGATGATATTTATTGGGGTTCCACCGTAGTTCCATCCACCAAAGTTATTAGGATCAAATGTTGGAACAGTTGTTGGGTTAGTAATGAAATCAATTGGGTAAACTTCAGGGTTAAAGATTGTAGGATCAACTCCTGGTGGAATTGTAATCGAATCTGAGTCTGGGTATACAACAACAGGAATTCTTGGAGTGCCATCAGATGTATCAGCAACATCTAAAGGTCCTACACAAACTATACCGTTTTGATAATCAACGGTTCCTATGCTGTTATTAAGAATTACTTCTTTTTCGTTACGAGTGGCAACTAATAGAAGATTTCCTTTTCCATCATCACGAATATTAACTGGTACTAACACTTCAGTTGTTCTAGTACCTGAGGCATATACAGCTTCTGATGCATCTGACGAAGCAGTACCACCACCTGCAGTAGATCCGTCCGCTAAGAGGTCTGCAAGGTTCTCTGTGTACCCTGTAGCGTAGAACTTACCAGATTTAACTGCACTATACTTAGGAGGGCATGTGGAGTCTCCTGCATCGTTTCCACCTAAGTCACTTGGGTTCGTAATTGGGTTACCAAAGTCTAAACATTGGGTAAATACGTTTCCAAATGTAAATTGGTCTAAATTTTGACCCATAGTAAGTTGAGTACTGGTTCCAGAAATAGCATCGTCTGAAGCATCAACCATTGAGTTAAATTTAGATTTCTCTAATCTATTGTTAAACCTATTTTCACGATTCTGACCGTTATACTGGTCAATAGACTTGAGAATTTCAGTACCTAGTTCATTTGACGATCTAGAAGTTTCGTTACCGTTATAGAAAGGATAAACTTTAGGTGTAATATAGAATATTCTTGGGTCAACGATTACTGGTTCGATAGATGCCATCGAATACTTCAGTAATTGGTTCTTAATACGAACCTTTGTGGTAGTATTAAGGTTAACACCTGATTTTGACCTAACAGCAATATAAACCTTACCGTAAATAGGAGGATTTAACTTCTCACCACCATATGCGGTAACTGCTGCTGCTTGAGGATACAGAGTAGAAACGATATAAGCATAATCGTCTTCTGTAACTGCCCTAGACTGCGTTGAGAACTGCCTAGGAGCACGGAATTTGACTGCCAACGCTGATTCCCTGTCAGTACCATCTTGACTGCTGTCTATGGTCGCTAGAGACATGCTAGAAGGAGGTATAGCACGACCTTGGGAGTCTACTGCTTGTCCAATAAAGGAGAACTTAGTACATCCGTTTGCTTCGGTTCCTGCAGTACTTACATACTCTAATATAATGAACTCATTATCAATCAATTTACGTCCTAGAACCCCATCACCGAAGATTACCTTGTATCTAAGGTCTTCAGTCTCCTCTAGGAAGTAGTTTCTTGATGTAGATGTTAAATCTACCACGTTTGTAGACAATGAATACTCATCAAGCTCTACAGACTGTTCTGAAGGTTTAACAGAAACAGTCAAAAGTTCAGTATCGACTGATTCAGCAGGTATTACAAACTCTTGCTTTTTAGTGTCATCAACTGTGTATGTAAATCTAAGTAAATTACCCTGATGAATAATAACCTTAGTAAAACTTGCTATACCATTGTTTTGGTCAACTGATACAGTTACATCATCTAGTAAACAATAAGTGTAGGTGTCATTTGTGTTACTAGAAATGTAGACATCACCCTTTCTGATAGTTACTGTGTCTGGGTATGATTGTCCACCTGGAATCAGTGCAGTCTGAATTGCCATTCTGACGCACGCTTTTGATGCTTTAATGGAACGAGGGGTATAACCAAGCTGCTTTGCTATTCTTACAATATTATCCCTTACCGTTGCTGACTCAAGAAACGCTTCATTCATGCTCATGTTAGCATTAAATGAAGTGTAGTATGTGTTGTAGGCAAGTATGTCTATTAAGTATGAAGCAGCCGATCCCTCAAAGTCATAATCGGTAAACTCATCACGAGTACGCAAATACGACTTAATGGACTCTTTTATCTCAAAGAAATCCAGAGAGGTTAATTCTGATGGGGTAGCTGGCATGTTAGGTTCTCTCTAGGATGAACTCAACTGTTTGTGTAATATTCTGACCAATTATAGAATATTCGATTCCAACGTCTAACTCATTATCATCTAATGATTGGTTAACGCTTATTTGCTTAACCGCCACTCTGGGTTCTAATCGTTTAATCGTATTTTCTATTTCATCACGAAGATCTTCTGCAAGAAAGACATCAAAGGGTTCGAAGAGTAGTCCTGCTACTCTAGATCCAATGTCATACTGATAAGGTCTTTCACCAAACTGAGTAAGTATTAAATTACGAACAGATTGCTTAATTGCATTCTCATTTTTGACAGCACTAAAGTCCCTAGTATTAGGATTTGACTTAAAGGAAATTGCAAAATCCTTAAAACCTCTACTAAAGAACTTCTCAGACCTAAATCTGTAGCCTGCCATTATTTAATTGTTTATAACAGTTATCTGGATTATTTATAGCACTTTGTAGAAAGTATACTTTAAAAACAATTCTTCACCTTTTTTAATGGGTTTAATGGTCTTCATATAGTACTTCGAACCTTCTGACCACTTCCTACAGTTAGGTTTTTCACTGTGATTTATAAACCCTCCTAGGGGTGTTCTAATTATCTCTTCATCTACAACAATATGGGACATCCCAAGTAACAAATTCTCAGGAATATCCTGTGAGGCAAAAATGCCCTGTCCTGAGACAGGGCTATCTTTTATATGTAAGTACTTTGGCAATGCCTGATAGCTCACTTTCCTTGTCCTCTATATTTCTTCTTTGCTCCATTACGGGAAGTTGCAGAGTACTTTGTATTCATCGATGACCCTTGTCTGGTCTTCTTTGGTTTAGTCTCTTTTAAATTCCCTGCGATGTAAACTGCCATAATCTCCTTTGAGTGTTTCTATGATGATAGCACATTAGGACTACCATATGCAACCACTGAAGAACATGGCCAAGAAAAACCAGGAAATCCAATACCCAGAGGATCGAATATTCGACCTATAGGGAGTTTGTAGCAAAAGACAGTCTTAGATTGTGCAATGAGGATTCTAGTGTGACCTATACCACCATCTTCTATGGTCAATAGGGAACATGGGTACGGAGTTGGTATCGGGCATACCGCTTTACCGCACGGACACATGTGTATTACTATATTAGTACACGGTGAGGGGTGATTAATGAACCTGTCACCAAATGTCATAGTTGGTAAGAAGTTCGTTAGTACTGTTGCCTTCAGTGGATGTAGCGGACCAAAGGGTATCAAAGGAAGAGGTGGCCACCAACATGTCCACTGTTTAATCTTGATAGGGTACATGGGAGGTGGTCCTGCACATCCCATGACACAATGAACCGTAGACGGAATACAGATTCCGTGCCCAGAGCAAGGCAATCCCGTAATGGGTGCTACAGGTAATAGAAATCCGTATGCCATAATCTAGTCTGCAGAATAATGTGTGTCAGGTATTATAAACTCCTTGTCAAATTCATCCCTATCCTCATCGGAAGGATCGTGTGACGCAGGGTTAATCCGCTTAGTATTATCTATTAGAGTACCAGGATTGGTTAAATTGGTCATGTTTCCGAATACAAGATCGCATTCACTGAAGTATGGGTTACCAAAGTTCTTAATAGATTCACCATAGGTGATAGTTGACCCAGTATTATAGTTCAGTACCGTCATAGTTCCGTTAAACGGTCCTAATAGTATCTCAAACTCACTCACGAGTTTCGGATTTATAGCAATTGCACAGTCAGATACGAAGTCAAGTGCTAGAGAACCTCCCGAACAAGGAGGATTGGCAATATACCCAACTCCCCAATATCCCGTAGATGCAGTTTTATTGGTACCTGGGTTTGCAGGGTTATATCCGCAATACACATCTAAGCATCCATTAGGGTTACTAGCATGGCGGAGATAGGTATCCCAACACTCATTAGGAGGTACTCCATTTACGGGCATGGCTACACCTATGTTCGTATAGTACCAATATCGTACATCAAGTTCCTGCCCAGTCTCAGGATCTTCCTCATGGGCAATCCAACCTACCTGAGTTCCTGGTGCATGAGTAGATAAGTTGTCACCTAACCAAGTTTTAAACTGTTCATACTCCGAAAATCCTGATCTGTTGTAATCGTAAGTATTTTCATCACTTCCAACAGGCACAAATACAATATCAGACGCATTACTTGGGTCACGATAGCACCTACCCTCAATATCACCTCGTTTACATGGCCAACACTTGCTATTTCCACCTGGTCCTGAGTCTCTAGTCCAAGTTAAATTGGGTTCTGGTAAATTCCTTAGGAAGTTCATGAAAGCTTGCCCCTGAGGACCAATTGTATGCCCCTCTAATGCCATCGAAACCCTGAAACTAGCCTTCTCTGCCTTCGAAGCACAATATTTGTATACCATGTACCCATATGCCCTCTGTTTACCCTCTTCATTTAACTCAATATAGGGGCAAGGTATGTCAAAGAAACGTGTAGCGGTGTATAACTTAGGTTGAGGTAGTTTAATACAGTTGTCTTTGTTGTTCCAACCCCATAAATCGGAGAATCCGTCACTTCTATCGTCTGTTATCCTCACTCCCTTTAACATTTCGGGGTATTGGTTATTCATCATCTCATTAAAACGTGGAGATGCCTTAATCGGACCTGATAAATCCTCCGCAGTAAACAATGCGTCCTCATATATCCTTGGAAATTCGATGTTTATGCAACTTGCGGGGAAGTTTGAGCACAAATTCGTAGTCTCATCATCATAATCCTTGATTCTGACGTAACCAGTAGGGTACTTTGTGGTAAATCCGTTCATCATAGTGTTAAAACCGCCTATGATACCGTCATCCATCTGGTCTATCTGATCATCTGAGGCATCTGCACGCCCTTTGATGCTCTCTTTTAGTCCATTCTCTGCTCTAATGTTATCTTTAAAGGTTTTTGTCGATAAATTTACGTTAGGACCACGCATTTTATACGATTCCTTCTCAGTATCGACGATATAAACGTTAGGTCTATTGTTTGGGTCTGGATCATAACCTGATCCACGGTCTTTTATGAGCACTTCTATCACAGATCCGTCCTCATTGATCTGTGCAATCTCTAAAACTGCCTTTTTGAGTGGAGTTTTACCTTTTCCTTCCCCACTTGCTCTCCGTAATTGCTTTGCTCCTGTGTTTATACTCTCGTTTGTACCTTTTATCTGCACATCTCCTGGTGCAGCACCCTTACCATAGGGCATTAAGTTCTCTCTTTCCTGATATGACTCACTCATATCCTCTTCTAGCACCGCAGACTGCTTCTTTTTGATATCTTTCATACCAAAATTGTTCTTACTACCGTCTGGATTGTTAACTGGGTCGTTCGGAGAGTTCACAAATGTCTGATCCCAACCTCCCATGTTGTGAAATACCTTCCTTGCATTGTCATTAGCGGATCTTTCGGTCAAAACTGCAGGTTGTTCGATCTCAATCTTCGGTGCAGCATACCCAAATCCACCATTTATGATGTCTATACTCTCAACTTGTCCTTCAGAATTGATATTTGCTCTTATTTCTGCTGTATCTAAGGTACGATTTGCGATTAATTGTGATGGATCTATCTCAATACGGTAGTAAGTGATCTTTTTAGGGAACTCATACACTCCAAAGAACGCACCTTTGTCCTTAATACCATATCCTGCAAGTACTTGGATCTCTCCTAAGTCCGTAGAAGTGAATGCTTGCTGATATGTGAACTCATTTCCTTGACCAGATAGCTCCATATACCCAACTTTTAGCTCATCACCGAAGTATCTGACCTGTGTGATGTCCCATCCGTTGATTTGTTCACCTATAAAGAAGGAACCTGTGGTAGTTGTGTATCGAAATAGTATTCTTGTACTGGTAGTATCCGCAACTAAGAACGATTCATTGACATTTTTCGACTTCATGTCGGATAGAGACATCTTAGTTTTGAGTGTTTCCCACGAATCTGACCTTATTTCATAGAATCTACTGTATTCTACAGGTACAGGAACGCAGACAGGGCACCCTGAATAGTCAGTATCGTTAGGGCAACACGCTGCATCACTCAAACTGAAGTTAATTCCGTAGATTGGACCGTTCCATGGGAACGATGTATCATACAGATAGTACATAAACTGCGAATCATACGACTGTTCGTATGAAAGATAGCGGGGAAGTGCTGCTTTTACTGCACCATTCCTACCATAGAACCACTCAAACAGTGCATCTGTGGTATTAACACCAGCTACATTGTCAGGATTACCCCAACCTTGGATCGAAGGTACGCCATTTTGCTCTCGAAGATACTTTAAGAGTGTCCAGTCGTTGTTCCACTGGTACCAATTTGACCTATTTACGTTACATTCTCCCGTTGGACCGATAGATCCGATGTCAGCATACTGGGTAACTGCACTACTTGCCTTGTTTAACTCAAAACAGTAACCAACTATACCTACATATCCCCATAATTGATCTCTAGGATCCTTACAATCTGGCACTCCACCACCAGGATTCTGCAATCCAACCTCATTTTGAGGAGAAATAGTGTAGAAGTGGTCTCTCTTCATTGTATTTGTATTGTAATAATACTCATACAACGGTCTTACCGACTCACCAGGTGCAGCATACGGTGCTGCGTTCGCTGCACTTGTCCAAATATATCCAATTATCTCTCTTAATGCATATCCAGAAGGAGGAGATGCAGTCGTAGACAGCATTGTGTCGTTCAGAGTTGCATTGTAATGTGCATACAACGCTGTAGAACCTGCTGCTTGGTCTCTTGCTATATGAAATACTGGTCTTCCATCACGAGGTTCCTTGTTATAACCCTCCATGACCTTCTTTGCATTGGGGTCATTGGGGAAATCACTCCTGTGATCTAATACTTTGTTCCTTGTATAGGTATGATCTTGATATTTACTACGATACCATCTATAAACTCCTGAACGAAACCCGTCACAAGTTCCCACACAGGTCTCATCATCATCTCCCAGATATAAAACTACGTCTTTACCCGCAATCATAGATCCAGGACCGAATCCATTAAACGTTATATTGTAATTAGTTCCTGGTCCGCTATGGTTATCGTGAGATTGATACCCACCAAAAGCAGGACGCTGAAACGTCTGTGAAAACGTAGACGATGATACAACGTTAGGATAACTTCTTCCAGTCTCTATTATATAAGCTGGCATTACTCAAGTTCTTTGATACGACCCTCCAACATATTTAGTCTCGTATACAGATCGTCAAATAATTGACTTAAGTTTAAATACTCTTCATACCCCTCAGGTTTGTATTTTACCATATTAGCACCAGGCGGGGGTATCTTACTAAATGCTTCTTCCAATCTCTTGGATCTCTCGGCAAGGTTTTCGAGTGCCTTACCGATCATCTCCATATGTTCTTTGTACTGATCTAAGAATTCTTCCATAATGAAACGACGGTATTTTTTTTTACGGTAATTTTTTTTTAATCCTTTACCTTATTAAGTATAACAGACCCGTCAATATCTTCTTCGAAATCTAACAAAGTCCCTTCTATCCATCCCAAGTCCTCAACAAGTGCCTCAGGGAGTCTCATGAAGAAATCTCCTTCATCGTCCAATTCTACTTTCATAGCATATCTGTGATCCATTAGTATTTTTGTATCTCTAGACACTTTATATAGTGTTTTCTTTTTTCCGAAGTACAAGTTCTGTATAACTTAAATACATCTTCCCATCAGTATCTAAATCCACCAATGTGGAATTGCACTGGTATGGATGATGTAACATATAACCTCCCTCAAGGTATATTCCGATATGATTCGCTAAACGATGCCCTTCAGCGTTCCTATACCCTCCTTGTAGAGGTTGTATGTACAGTCTCATGATCATGACATCACCCTCTTTCATGATATGATGATCAAAAGATTCCATGTTGTTTCCCTGATATATTACAGTACTGCCACCAGGTGCAGCAGCATGTATATAATCTGTTTTAAAGTAATACTTCTTCTCTGAGGGATAGTCATATAAAGGTATACCGTATTGCTCCTCATAGAACTTAAGGATAACACCATAACATCCTCCGATGTTCTGTTTTTGTTTCCACCACGGTAAGTCCATATAAGACTTCCACTTCTGCCAAGTGTCTGAGTAGGTAGGTCTCATTTCTTTTTAGGGTAGTATTGGAAACCTTCTGTAACTTCCTCAAGTTCAGAAATTCTAAAGGTAATCATCTTATCCCATGGGGTATGTTGATCCATTAGAATTGCTGCTTTCTTTCCTTGTACTCTCTGTACACACCCAACATACCCTCTGTAGATTGAGTTTTCATCAATTACTTTAACTGTAGTACCTGGTAAAATCATACTGATATAACTTGCTGAACTTCTGGAAATCTTTCCTTAACCAACTTCTCAATACCCATTGCCATTGTCTGAGCACTCATAGCACATCCTGCACAAGCACCCAACATTCTTACCATTACTATAGGACCTTCCTTAAGATAATCTATAGCAACAAACTCCAAATACCCTCCATCTGCTTCGATGTAAGGACGTATCTCATCGAGTACGTTGTTCACGTTAAGATCAGTTAGTTCCATACTCTCCTCAACTGCCTTACATCTGTTACACCAAAGAGTGATTTACATTTGTTTTCAGCATCCTCTCGTAGGTTACTCTCACAAAGAAACTCTACACTAACTAAACGGTTGCTAGGGTAGAGTACTTGTGCTGTCCATGTTGTAGGTTTCATGCAGGTGTTACGTTAAATGTCAATGTGATTCTATTATCTGTCTGGTTACTTTCATATCCATGAGTCAGATTACTAGGATAGATTACCACATCACCTTTCTTAAACGGTACTGTTGCTTCCTGTAGATTAAAAGCAGTCATCTGTTTAAACGGTAACATCATTACAGGGAACATCTGAGACTGTACCTGACGTTTAAACTTGAGAAAACTATGTGCTTCCTGATCATAGTTAATAAAGAACGTACCACTAAACACACAGTTAGCATGTTCATGGGGAGCATAGATAGCACCTTGATGTGCAACCTCTACATATACATCATTAATACGAAACTCAGAAGCATAGTTTAAACCTTCATTATTATGAAAGTGTACACATTCCATTAACTGCTTCTCTAGATCAGGCATATCCTTAAGGATCTGATTCGTTTTACCTACCTGTTGTACGTTATGACATAGAACTGCTCTCTCGTTTATCTCAACGAAATCCTGATTCTTCATCCATTTCAGTACAGGATCTACAAACTCTTCTATATTAAACTTACTCACAGGAGTCATAAAAAGACCATACGTCTCTCTATCCAAGCGAGTATGTTCACTAAAGTCCTGCTTGATGTCGTGTATGCTAGTGCTCATTGTGTTTCTTGGTAGTACGCTTTATTAATTTAGCATACTTAACTTCTTCTTTAGTATACCACCCTTTATGCTCTTTAGCAAGTTTGATGATTTTCTTTGCGGACTTTCTGTCCGACTTCCTCTGTGTCTCATCCATATGAGAAATTTTTATATACGAAAAATATTTTTAATATAACATAATATAACGACCCCTCTGGGATACGTTTATAGCTTAGAAAGACGGTACTTTTTTAATTATAGACAACGAACGGACGAAATTAACTGTCATAAGTGTTAATAACTGTGTGCGTGCTATGTATTACATAGTGTCCTCAATATATCCCACATCATAACATAAACCCTCTGCTATGAAGTAGTCACATAACTGTTGTAATTGTCCATGCAATTCTTCATTTAAACCTGTGTCAATTAGACCCTGTGCTAACAAGATCTGTTCATCAGGTGGACAACATCCAGACTCATAAAGTTCCAGGAGAAACTGTAAAGAATAGGGAATAGATTTCATGCTAATTGTTTACTATAACTCTCAGCATCTTTGAGTGCTAATTGATAAGATTTAAACGCTCCGTTAGGTTTACAATTTGGGTAATCATATGCCCAAAAATGTTTACTACCCTTTGTCCACAATTTAATAGTAACTGGGGGGTTAGTTTCCAAAGTAATTGTTTTAGTCATTAGAGGCAATTAAGGCAAAAAAGTGTTAAGCAATTAAGGCAATATAGGCATCTAATTCTTGTTACTTAGTGGGCATATTAGGCAGGTCATTGTTAATAGTTTTCCACAAGTCTGTGGATAACTTGTTAGAAACTCCCTTATGATTAGGTCGGGATTGTTTCCTCTTTTCTCTCAAACTTTTCGCCTTATGTGATACATAGAGGTCGTTTCGTTTGTATGTCCTACCCATTGGTAATTAGTGTTATTAATTAACACTTAAGTAACTGCTAGTATTATATAGCAAAAATGCCTATGTGTCAAATTGTGTTGACGTGCTGATAGTGTTGACAATTCGGTGATGATATGAGACAATTTGAGACACCAACAACTCCGTACATTCCGAAAGGTATAAAACACTTAACTATGTTTTTTAAAACATTTATAAAGTTTTCCACAATTTCCCGTAACTGTGGATAACTCTATACGCCCACTAGGTTATTTCTACCCAATTCTCTCTGGGGAACTCTGGTAACTCTGGGTCATTTGCTGACTTTAGTTCAGTTGCTGTGATGCCCTCTAGTGCATCAAAATGGGGATAAAACAGTTCATCTAGAATTTTCTCTGACATGACTTCCTGTTCATCATCCATAAAAACCCGATAATGCTTAAAGGCATTGTAGATTAGTTCATACTCTTTTCTGTTCATTGGTTTCTGTCCTATAGTGTGAATAAATGGGGGATTATCTCAAATAGAGATAACCACCTGCCCAACTAGCACGATTTAGACATAAATTCCTGGAATTCTCGTCTAGTAGGTTATAGCGTACATGTTTAGCGGGTGCTTTCCATGAAGCAGGTTTGTAAACGTCACCTGTTTTTTTATCAACAAATGCGTGTACTGATCTACTGGAATACTCGCCATTTCTCTTTTCGCATTGGTTGATTTTAAAATACTTTCTACCTGATTCGATTCTAAACTGTAAATCTTGCCCCTGTGGGTACTGGTGGTTATAGTCCTCTGTGAGTGCTGTGCATAACTGTTGAGCGTAGTTTAGAACTGGGTTTGTTGCTGTTGTCATGATGTTTAATAAAAAAAAATTTGCGTGCTGTGAGTGATTGTGAGATTTACTGATTGATTGCTCTTGTGTTGATTACGAGGTCTCTGACTCTTTCCCTGTCTAGTGAGTCTCCGTTGCCCCAAGTGACGTGAGTTCCCTCTTCGCATAAATCCAGATAATTTAGTGTTGCTAGTGCTAACTCTTGTCTGGTTAACCCTTGGATAGGGTAGAGGGCATCAGGATGACTAGGTAAATAGAACATTTCGCAATAGTCAAGAAAGTCTTTAAAATTAGTTGGCATTGTTCCATCCTCTGTAAATGTTTAAAATTGTCATTAACTCGTTGTATTCTTGAGTTGAGTATGCTCTTTTGTCCTCTGGTATGAAGTCTGACCAATCTGTGCCATCAAACTTGATTTCGAGGGTGTTTTCTGGTGAGAGTCTTGTTTGCAATTTTTGATGCTCCGTAGGTGTCTATAATAGTATTATAAAGGATTTTCTGAATAAAGTATATACAGAATGTGCGGAAATTAATCCGTCACATTGTAGTGCTTTTTGATGAGATTTCTGTATCTAACTGCATTGCTTCCTAATACTGATTCTATCGCTACCTCGTCAAATTCGATTCTGTCGATTTCCCACTTATCATTTTCGATTGCTCTAATAAATGCGTACTCGTCAGAATGTGCATCATGATCGAAATTGTTATATGTTAATGTGCCACCATATAGATTTCTGGTTAAATCCTCTCTTGAGTGAACATAAAAAACTGTGCATATGTGTGCATCATTTACTCTGATCTCTGAAGTGAACTCGTTACCTGTGTGAGTTGAGTTCCATACCATTACGTTATTTCTTAAGGAACAGGTGTTTCTCTTGTCGATTGCTTCGATTACTCTTGTTTGGTAAGCATCCATTTTTCGTACTCCGTAGGTGTCTATAATATAATTATAGTCTATTTTGGTGCTTATTCTATACTGAGTGTGTAGATATTATTATTGGCACAAGATCGGTTTACAAATCTGTGTTTCTCTGCTCTTCTAATAATTGAGTAATACAATTATCAATACATTCGAAAATTGTGGTTTCTGTTCCCTCGTTATCCTTAGGTAGATTTCCAAAATCTGTGAATTCTGCCATCCTTCGAATATCGTAGAGATCGCATAAAATGTCTTGTATGTTCATGAAAGTTCCTCCAAATTAAATTCCTTTTGTATGTCCTCAAATATAATACTATCCCAAGAATTCATTTCCTCAAATACACTTTGCTGTCCTGTATCTTGTCTTATGTTCTCGAAATCAATATGACTTGACTCTGCAATTAATTCTCTCATCTGATCGGGTGTAAGGTTATTTACATAATCGTTAACAAATTTCCTTACTACCTTATCATATTCCTTAATTGATAATGTCATCATGCCACCTCCAAATCTGATAGATAGCACTCAACTGTCATCATTTCATATTCGATAATGTCTGTCATGATAACTGCATAGTTATTAATTGGTTCACATATAACAACGTGACCTGTTAAATCGTCATGTATTTTTGACTTAACATTAGTTCCAATTTTAATCATTGTGCCATGTCCTCAAATAGTCGGTTAGTTAGTGCAATTTGCTCATCCTCTGTGAGTTCGGGAAAATCTGCTTGCACTTCCTCAAATAGATTTTCCAGGATTTCGGTGTTTACTGAATGTGACATATTAAACTCCAACCATTTTTGCTATATCTGCCATGAACTCTTCATATTTCCATTGTGCTGATTGAGTTAACATTTTTGCTCCGTACATAGGAAAATCGCCTGTGTCCTTCGCTTCTGCTACTACCTCGTCATAACATGCTTGGAAAATACCTTCCTGTGTTACTGGGTATGCTGTGATGTCAATGTATAAGAATTGCATTTTTAAAGTCTCCGTAGGTGTCTATAATACTATTATAATAAAAAATAGGACTAATTTAATACTGAGTGTGTAGATTTCTTTTCTGTCCACCATTTGCTTTTAATTCTCTGAATCTATGGTAAGTAAACCATCATGTAATATCTGGAATAAATCAGATAACTCATTTACTAATTTTTCATCATCATTACCTTGCATATATCCCTCAATGGTATAAAGTAAGGTTTCGATTTGATAATTAGTGAAATCGTATGATGCTGTTGTTTTAGGTGTGATAGTTACTTTCATTTTCTTATTTCGTAGTAAATGTTAGTGATCTCATAACCTGATTTATCAGTAATTAGATCGATTAGGTCATTTTCGTTGTTTGCTTCGTATTGTCCTAAATGCCGATCTCTAAGTGCAATTTCCTCATCATAAGTAAATTGTAAATCTGGGTCTCCATCCCCTATCTCATCTAAGTAAAACTCAATATCAGTTACTAAGTATTTCATGACTCAATTAACCTCAATTCTTTATAATTATGACACATAATCCTTTGATTATCGTTATTAATTAATACAGTACGATTTGATGCAGGTGTATATCCTTTTGCATCAATTTGTCCTTTAATGTAGTTAATTAACACATAATAAACTCTATCATTAAATGATACTAAATCACCTACTCCAATATGGTAAGGTGTATGATATTGATTATTTGGCATTGTAAACCTCACCTGATAATACTTTATCAAATACACTTCTCTGGAGATCGGTCAATTCGAAATCCATATCCCTGAGAATGTCATATAATTTGATGAGTTCATATTGCTCATCAAATGTTATCGCAAATAGGTTCACTTCATCACCTCATCAACTAAGTTATCATATGTTTGGATGTCCCATCCTTTTTGCTCTGGTACATCCATTTCATAAGCAAACATAACTAAGTCCTGTAAGTACTCAAGTTGTGAATCTGTCAATTTTAAAGTTTTCATGATCTTATACTGTTATAAATGGTTGATTAAGTTGGATAGGGTCGGTTTCATTCGCTAGAAATATATTACTAGCAACGTGGTAACCCTTATAGGATTTGTTGTAAACTATTACATCCTGTAATAGTTGGTCATCAGTTAAATTACTGAGTTCGGTTAATAGGTCGAGATACTTCATTAATTACTCCTTATGAAAATGCTAGTTCGAAACCATTTACAAAATCCTCGGATAGATTTTTGTAACCTACGAACCACTCCCAGTTCTTCTGAAATACTCTTGCACCATAAGAAAACTCATAGCAAAGTGCATTTAGTCTGGATTTGGTGGTGTTGCTCTGCCAACCACCATCAAAGAGAATTAAAGAGTTGTTTGTAACAGTTGCAATATGGTTACCATGTAGGTAAACGTTAGCACCTTCTGAATCATGAGTAACTTGTGTGTTACTGTTGCTGAAGTTGCTTCCGTTGCGGATTGCTCTGTTCATTGCTCTTTCGATTTGTCTCATGAATTCTCCTTTGAGATTGATTTGGGTTAAGGGTCAGGTGACGTGAGAGGCATAACCCATGACTCCGTTTGACCCTTATGAATCTATTATAGTCGATCAGGTCGCTTATTCTATATAAAATGGACACTCTTTTAACTGTCCACTCAATATTTACTTCGTTCGCATTGTATGGTAGGTGATATGCTATTGTAGTTTATGGTAAGGTTTATTGTAGATAACAATACCAATAGTGTTAAACATATATTTCTATACATCTTCTAGAAATATAATGCTATCATTTTGTCTAGACCAATTATCAGGTATTGCATCAGGTGGTGGGATGAGTGGTTCATATAATCCTCTACCTTTTGGAATAGGTACTAATTTTAATCTATTATTAAGTGAAAATCGATCTATCAAAATATCATTTAATACATTAATCGATTCATTCATTTGTTGATAACCTCTACCTACAAATATTTGACCACTAACTACACTTATTGTAGCAATGCCCCAAAATAGATAATAAAATCTGCTTTTAACTTGTGCTTTAATTTTAGTCTTTTTAGTTGTGTAATCCTTAACCATGCTTAACCTCGAAATGCTTTTTAATTGTTAAATGTCTGACTATCTCAAATAATTTGTTATAGTCAACTCCTTCCCACTCTGTCCACTCTGAAACATAATCAGATTGAGATTTATCAAATCCTCCTTTTATTAAGGTAGGTGCTGACATTAATTCATTATTAGTATCGAACCAAAATGTTCTTCCGAACTCTTCAGATACTATATAATTCTCATCATTATAAAGTTTTCTGTTCATTTAATCTGTCCTCCATTGGTTTTTTAAATTTACTGTTTGCATAGTCTTTAACTTCATTAACAACGTCATCAAAATGATCTTCCCAATAGTTAATACAATCATCTATAAATTCTGTTTCTGATTGAGAATCTACATATCTATTCATGTCATCAATTACATAACTAACTAAATCTTTTACTGACATATTATCAACAATTCTATCAACATAATGATATTTTAATTCTTGTAATTCTTCAGTTGTTAGTTTTGGATTTGTCATTTAATTGTCCTCCTCTAGTGATTGATCTAATTTAGTTTCATCAGGTTGTTCAGTAAGTGATTCATCATAAACTCTGATTGATAATTCACCCATGTGATGATCTGGAAATCCGTTTCTATCAAGTGCTTCGCCCACTATTCCCCAGATTTTATGAACTTCGGCATCATTTAGATAGAGTGCCATGTTATAATAGAATTCATTTTGCATTGTCAAGTCTCTCCATAATGTGTGAATCGAAAGGGAAATTTGGATGTGTTTTTCTAACATCCTCTGCCCATATTTTGAGTTGTTTATCTGACATTAAACTCAATTCTGGTTCATGTCTGTTAAGCACTCTAGGCAATTTAAACCTATGAAATTGCGTTGTGTTACACATTTTCATCCTCATCTACTGTGAAGCGAACATATGTTAATCCTTCTGTTTGCTGAACAAATGAAGCATCTAGGTCATGCTCTAAAACAAAATCAGTAATTAAACTTTCTAATTTTGATCTGGTTATGTAAGAAGTCATGTTACATCCTCTGGGTCAAATTGGTCATAAACTGTTGCTGTTAGTTGCATATCCCACAATTCTGGATAGACATTTTGGGCATTTAAGGCATCTGAAAAAATCTCTGAGATCAATTCTAGTTTCTCTACTGTGAGTAGAGGATAGATGTCAAATTGTATTGGTTCTTTAGTCTGCATCTTCATCTACCTCGATTGATCTCATGAACTGTGATGTAAACTCATCTAGTTTTTCTCTTGTTGTTATTCTGGAATCTGTTACCTTATCATCAGACTCACCAAAATAATAAAAGTATTTGTTTAGATTATTGATGAGATTTAAGAGTGCTATCTCATTTGTTGTGTAGTCGCTCATTAGTCTGCTGTTCCTCCATAATACTTGTAGTGGTCATCAATAGTTTCATCATTGTGGATGTAACCCTCGTCATCAACATAACCTGCATCCATGTAGTAATCAAGTTGTTCTCTGAGAGTTTGTTGCTCTTCATTGGTTAGTTTCTGAATGAAACCACCAACAACATCAGCAAGGAAATCTGAATCTTTATGTGCTTGTCTTACTGTGTCTCTTGTGAGATCAGATAGATTGATTTCAGATTTGGGTGTTCTAGGTGTAATCATAATTCTGATAGATTTTGTAAGAGTAAGAACTCATACTGGATGTCCTCATCTTCTGGGTCAACACCATCAACTACCCATTCTTGGAATAGAGCATGAGCATTTTCGTATTGCTCATTGGTTATTTGATGTGTAATAGACTTGAGAAGTGAGTCACCCATGTTGTCGATTAATGGTTGTCTGTCAATCATGAGTGGTAGTTCTCTTGTGTATGAACTAATTATAGTCTATTTTATGGTAGAATTCATTGTAATATGTGCGGTATTATTATTGGCACACTACCGAACATCCAAATTAAATGATAGAGTGGTTCTCTTAGTATCATTCTTTTGTAGGTGAACTCCATGACGTATGAAACTAGGAAATACTATCATATCACCTTGACGTATGGGTGGGTACATGATAGGGTCTTGTTTCATGATATGAGTATAACCTGAGATAGTATGATCTAGATTCATATTCTCAAAATAGAATTTAGCATCCTTCTCAGCATCATAGTTAATGAATATCACACCACTAAAATTGATGAACTCTGGAAATTGTATATGGTGATGTGGTTCTTGCCAATTACCTTGATTATATACATTTACCCAACTGTTAACTATTTTAATATTCACCTCAGGTGGAAAATATTGATATAGATATGGTGCTAAGAATTGTCCTAACTCATCAGGTGGTATTATGTCATTCTCATCAAAGAATGTTGTAGTTGTATCACAATTCCATTTATCCTTACTACTTGATAATAGATGAGAACAAGAATCAGTTAATTGTCCAAAAATATCACCATGATCTCTAATATGAACATGATGATATTTGATAGGGAATAAATCGTATGTATTCCTCATTAAATTGCTTCCCTTAGTCTTAAGTATGTGTTGGTAGAGGTTGCTAACTCTTTTGATTTAGCAGGTCTTCTCTCTCCCCATGCTAATAATACTTTCTTACCTTTATCCTTCTTCTCTCTTAATCCTTCGAACCTATCCTCATTTAATGCGTGCCATGCTCCATTTTTCTGAAGTGTGCAGGGTTGATTGATAGTTAGGATCACACCTTTTGGATCGCATATTTCATAGAATACTGATTGACCTCTAGCATATGTGTTAACATTAGTAGCATTGCCTAGTCTCTCTTGTAACTTAGCATAATCCTTATTTGTTATGCTGAATAAGTAGTTTCCTTTACCTATGCACAATAAATGCTCATCAGATACAATACCAGTTGCTTTTAATAGTCTCTTGAGTACTAACTTATTATCAATCTGGTTAACTGCTTCAGATATAGTTTGAGCAACTTGCTTACCAATAGATTTGCAATCTGACTCCCATTGTGTCTTTACATCATCCCAGTATCTTGCTTGATCGCTATTGATGTAGAAATTACGAACTGCATCATTAATAGCATCTAATTGATGATAATAACCCAATAATTGTGGTGCAATCTCTTCTACTAAATTATCTCTTACTTCTCTCTTACTACCTTTAAACTTCTTACCTTGAGCATCCTTATAAATTCCTGGTGAACAATTAGTATTGTCAAATAAGAAATTATTTAATGTGCTGTTAAATGTACCTGAGCATACTTGTATAGAATCAAATCCATTTTTGTAGTTCTTAACTGATACTGATAACTGTTCACAATTATCAAATGTGATTAATAGATCACCTTTTAAATTCTTGTTTCTATACTCTGCATCTACACAAGTGAAGTAAAACTTTCTGTTAGGGAACTGATTAATAAACTCTGGTAATAGTTGATGTACTGTCTTATCAACATTTGTTTTATACTTAGAGGATAGGAACTTGCTTAATACTCCTCTCTCTGTACAATATGAAATCCACTCCTCTTCCTGAGTAGCAGAGCAATGTGAAATTGCAACATCATGATTCTCTGCGTGCTTTTGTAGTTCTGAAGCAAGATAGATTTCAGCAGCATCTTGGATGTAGTGATCTGTAGATGAACCTGCTCCTCTTTTTGTTTTTGTCATTGATTCGCCTTTGCAAATAGTGTTTATTAATCTAACCAAGAATCGTTTTCTGTAATCTTGAGTAGGTTGGGATTCTTTCGAACCTCATGTTGATAGTCTAACTCTTTATACAACTTATTGAGCAACTTTGTAACATAAGTTGATCTCTCTAATTTGTGTGATAATGAGAGTAGTTCCTCAACGTGCTGTTTACATTTTACAAGTGTAAAACATTCTTGGGTTGATACATCTATTTTACTATCCATTTGCAGAATAACCTCCTTGTGTTGTGATACTAGGTGAACTGTCCTTATGGTCAGCGATTGCACCTAAACTGATTCTCATTTTATCATGCACATAAGGTGGATTCCCCTTATGTATCATGCTACTATCAAATACTATTATTCTACCTTGTCTAAATCTAACTCTATCCCCAGTTATAAATTCTGTATCACCTGATTCACCAAATGCGTGGTATATTATACTTGTTGCAGGTATGTGTCTATCATCATGTAATTGTGATTCCATATCAGGTGATTGAGCATTAACTAATAACCTATGGATATGTGATATGGGTTTATCCTTACATATATCTTTCTTTATACATTCACAAAAATAACTAAAAAACCAATAGAATGGTGATGTATCACTAAAGTTATCATCCCTGATAACAGTATTTCCCCAAAACCTAGTCTCTTTATAATCACCATAAGGTGCATTATTATAGTACATAGGGCAATATTCAGTTATCCATTGTGCCACGTCATCAACAATCCAATCAGGAAAATATCCATCAATGACCTTGACACCTTTAATATTATATGTCATGCTATATCTCTCCTTATCTCTTCTTGAGTTGGGATATACTTATTACCTGTTAACCTAAAGTTAGCAGATATAGTAATACGTTTATGTTCTGATTTTTGCATACTTACTTGATGATGTTGGTAGGCAGGGAATATAATAATATCCCCTTCTTTGACCTCAGGAAACCATGTAGTATGTACTGGGTAGTATTTACTAAAGTTACCTAAATGTACCTTTTGGTCAGGATGATAAAATATAAAATTAGCATCCTCCTCAGGTATATAGTCTAAGAAATATGCACAACTAAATGTACAATCATCCCCACCTGCGTGAGTATGTACATCTTGCATATCTCCCTGATTATATACATTAATCCATGACTCAAACATACTTATTCTATTGTTGACATCACCACCTAATTTCATGTGCATATCCATGAGACTATCTTGTATTGCCTTCTCAAAAACATCCCATGAAAAGTCTGTTAGATTTGTATTACTATCAAAACTGGATGATAGGTTACAATTCCACTCACTTGGATTATTTAATTGTGCATCATCTAATTCTTTAAGAAATAATCTCTTAAGGTATTGATGACTTGGCACTTCTCCATGATAATAAAATCCTGGAAATAGTGCCTTAATGTCTCCCATGTTATGTTACTAAAGAAACTGGTGGTTGTCCATCAACAAATATAGCATCAACAACTTTCTGTAGTCTCTTGATGATATGTTTAGTCTTAGGATGTACTGGTACTGTTACATAACCTGTTGGTTTATTGTATAGTTTCCAGTTCATAGGTGCTAACTCACCTGAGTTGATTCTATTACGATCATCACTATCTAGTCTAATAACCCGACCTATAGTCTGTGCCATTTCGACAACTGATAAGTAACGTAACATAATAGTATGAGTCAAACCAGATACGTTAATGCCCTCTGAAAGTATGCTGTAATGAAAGCATATAAAGGATATTGTAGCATCTTTTGACCACTCATGCAATGTTTTAAGGAACTCATGACGTGAGACTTTCTTGTCATTAACGTATGCACCAAATTTACTGGTAACGTGTAATACATTGATGTCTCTCTCTTTTAGTTCCTCTAAGAGTGAAGTATGTCCTAACATATGACCTAATACCTTAGAACTAGGAACTGATACTAATACCTTAAGAATACCATCATCATAAGCATTATCAATGATGTCTATTATACTATCTTGTGCAGGTTTTTCTGTATTAAATGGAACAATAGTAGGTGGTAGTATAGTTCCACTCTCTATTAATTCTTGTGCCTTTACATTGCAAATAGTATTACCATAGACATCAACATTATTCATACCTCTTTCATGCTTACGAGATATACGAGGTGTTGCTGTAAAGAAATAGTTGCGTGTAGCATATTCTGAGAAGTATTTGGTACTCTCAAAGAATGATCTCGCTACACTATTATGTGATTCATCATAATATACTGTATCAACCTCAACATCTAAACACTCTTGTATCTTGTGAAGTGAATGATATGTTGTAAATATCAGTTGATTATTGATGCTATTGTGAAACCATTGTGTGATCTCATCATGCTTAGTAGTATTAAGGTATTCACTCTTACCACTATGAACATGTAATACATCAGCATCACAATATTCCATGAAATCTCTGCATAGTTGTTGTGCCAATAATATACGAGGGGCGACTACAACTAAAGTCTGTGGGATGCTTTTTGAGAACTGGTTTAGAGCATCCTGTATCATAATATATGTTTTGCCTCCACCAGTAGGCACTATGATTTGACCTTTATCATCCGATACCATAGAGTCTAATGCCCTCTGTTGATGTGGTCGTAATGAAATAGTCAATGAATTAATAATGTAATAATTTAATTGTACCAATAAAAAAGCACCTGTGTAAAGGTGCTTGTGACAGTTACTTAATTGCTACTCTGTCAGGAACTTTGATGCCTGTATTCATAACAAAGTTAACTACAAATGCTTCTAGGTATATTAGAGGTAGTATAACAAAATCAATACCTGATAGTTTGGATAGATCAGGGGATGTTGTCTTGGGTTCTACCTTAATAACCTCAACTTTAGGTTTCGCAGGTGTTGTCTTGCGTGTCCTTCTTTTGCGAGGTGTTGTAGGTGTTGTCAATGTAGATAATAATAAATGACGAGAGAAAACAAAACGATTAACTGAGAGGTTCGACTTAAAGACCTGTTCCACCTCGTTTTAACTATGCTAGTTAAATCTTTAGTCATCTAATGACTTAAGGGATGAGATCACCCATGCCTCAGTAGGTGGTTTGTTTTCCCATTTATATATTACCACAAGGTCAACCCATTGCAATCATGCTTGTGCCAGTTTGTTGACCTGTCCACACTTACAATCGGGGCAATCGATCTCTGATCGGTAACCTTCCAGTTTATTCAGTAGGTTTCCCAGTTCTAAACCATTTTGACAATAGTTCCCCATTGTCTTGCGAACTGTATCAATCATAAGATCAGTTTCTTGCTGACTAAAAACATATCTCATAGTAGTATTGCTCCAATAATAAATCCTTTGCCAAATGCTAGGCATAACATTTGATAGTCTGTTAGATTCCACTTAACTTGTATCTTCTTAGCAAGTGCTTTATCCCAATCTTTAATTTTAGTCAGGGCATTACCCAAGTTAAAATTATACATAAGTGTCCTCCTAAAATACTATTTATTCTCAGGTTCTTTACCAGTTATTTCTTTTGGCAAATCCTCATTTCCAGGATGTTCTCTTATATAACCAGTATAATTTTTCTTGTTGTGGAAATGGGTGTCCTCCATCCATAAATCATCCCATTGATGTGCATAAACTAATACTTTTACCTGTCTCTTGCCGTTCATAGTCTCTGGGTCATCCCACTCATGTGTAACGACAGTAATATATTGATCTGATATGAAATCAATATAACCTTCCTCTCCGTCAGGTGTCTTGACTCTCATACCCTTCTCAAGTGACTTGAGTATGTTTCTTAATTCCAATCTTACAGACTCCGATAGAAAAATAGGTGTACTCATAATTTTAGTAGTGAAGTTGGATTACCAAAATCACCCTTAAGAAATATATTAAATGCTAGTGAGTATCTCTCTCGCATTATTTGATTAGGTGTAACTAGATGCACTAAAGAACTGGGGAACATTACCACCATGCCATCCTTAGGTTGTATTGTCCATTGCTTACTATTATATAGATTACCTGTTTTGATACGAGGTGCAACCATACAATAAGATTGATCTCTGAATACTAAATCACCACATCTTTCATGTGTTTGTAGATAACAAATACCACTAAACATGCTGTTGCGGTGGGAATGGTCATGTGTTTTCTCTTGGAATTTATGTCTATTAATCCATGAGCAAGTATATGTTATTTCATGACATCTTTCATCAATTCCTAATACTTTCCATACATATTCTTCCACATGATATTGTAACCAATCTCTAAATTTAGGTAGTTTATTCAGAACATTCATTTCGAATGTCTGACTACCTTCTCTTGGTGCTTTGTGATACTCCCATCCCTCAATGTCTCTAATAATATTAGGCATTGATGGGTCTTCTGCAACATATACAGGGGATGAGAACAGAGGTAGTATATCAGTTCTTACTGAAGTTCGCATTGATTAGAATCCTATTCTTGTGTTCACTTGGAGAATGACCAGTATGTTCTATCTTGCCATCAAATAATAATAGTCTGTTCGCTTTCGGTTCTACTTGCCATGTAATTCCTTCTTCTTTTAGTAGGGTGTTGCCATCACTATCATTAACATAGTATATACACACCCAATGTGGTTCTTTCTCATCAACGTGCCACCCATGTCTATACCCATTTGGATTAAGTATTGTCATGTCTGCTCTAACCCTCAAGACATTTCGGGCATTTAGGGCAGATTCCATCATTTCTACGAGGTGTGCAAATATGGGGTGTTCCTCAGCAGTTAACCAATGATTAAAACCAAATGCTTGTAGGTCATCATTACCATAGGTTAAAGTTTGTTGCATAAACCAAGGGAACTCCCATGATGTCATGTAATCATGTAGTTCTTTCCATTTGTCATGATCGAGGAAGTTATCCTCAATCTTCATGCTTGAGATGTAAGGCGGACGCAATTTCATCTATCAGTTCACGTTGTTCTTCTGGAAGTTTTCCCAACTTATTATACCATTCTTTTTGTAATAAGAAAAGTGCCTTAGTTAATGTTTGTTTATGCTTCTGCTGTAGAGTCAAACACTCTACTGCTATTGATGTCATGATGCCCCCACATGCGGATTAATACTATTTAGAATAGTTGATACGATTCCCGATCACTACACTCACACCTCTTAGGACACCAGATAGGTACTGATATTGAGAGTCTCTTCTTAGAGGGATATGCTTTGTGTAGTTTCCTTTGTGGCAAGTATAGCACATCTCCCGCTTTAAGCACAGTATCCAACTGAATTGTTAGTTCATCCTGACTTGGTACATGTGGGTACTCTTCTGTGCTTGGTATCAATGCACTTGCTCTGTTCTCATACACTACCCATCTAGTCTCACCATCCATCTGCATAATATAAGTTGGACCTTGATCCCAATGTGGATGAAATGATTTTGCTTGTGGTCTTGTACCTAAGTTCATAAAGATATGACAGTCAGCACACCCATCAAATCTAGTCTCGAACTCAGTTAATAGTTCTTCTACCTTACTATTACCATGACCATACTGTGATATATTTACTGTCCATCCATCCTTTGCATACGCAAATAGATCAGTCTTCTTATATACTCCCTTATAAAACCATGGTTCTTCTACTGTCTCTAAATCTATTCTCTTACCATCATCACCTAATACTGTAGTGATGTAATTCCATGGGGCATTTAGGGCATTTTCTGCATCCTCCCATGTGACTATCTGACCTACAGCATTATGCCATACTCTAGGTTCATCATTATATTTGTAGACCTCAGGGTCAAGAAATTCGTAGTTTAAAATTGACATTCATTGCAATCCTAATACCCTGTGTAGGTGATGATGAAGCATGGATCTCTGATCCACCGAATACTATCATCTTACCTTTAAGTGGTGACTCTCTGTGAATAATTTTATGATCCTTATCAAAGAAAAATGTATCACCCTCTGCTTCATTGACATAATATAATGCAGTAGTGTGATCGAAATCATAATCTGTATGTGGTGCATGATGTAGCATACCATCAGGATAACATAGTCCTAATCGTACACGATATATGTCCTCCACTCTTGCATCACATTTCTCTGCAATGCAATATAATGCACTCTCAAATAATCCTGTCTGTTCACTAACAGGTTGATACTCATCTATTAATTGATGAGAGAATGACTGTGCCTTGATACCATCATGACTGTCTGCAACTTGATATGTAGTATCATCTAACCAATACCATGGAAATGTAGGGTTACGACAAATACTGTCCAGTTGATTAACTATAGGTTCTGGTAACGTATTAAAAACGGATTTCATACTGTCTCCTATCACTTGGTACATCACGAGGATATGCACATGGTATGCTCATACTTAATCTCTTACCACCTGGAAATGGTTTATGGTATGTCCTCGCAGGGAAATACATTACATCACCTGCTTCTAGTGTAACGTCAAGATCAACTGTTAGGTTATGTCCTTCATTATCAGGACTATATGGGTTGTCATCCATCTTAATTAATGCACTACACCTCTCTTTATATACTTGCCAGTGTGTTTCTCCTTCTAACTGACATATAAAATTGGGTGGTAAATCCCAGTGTGCACCAAAGGATACACCATTTGGTTTAGCATTACCAAATATATGTGCATCACAATTACAATCATATCTGTCCTCTATATTTTCTAATAGATTATCTACTGCTGCATTAAAATGTCCATACTGTTCTATAGTAAATGTTAACCCCTCCTCAATACCTTGGAACAGTTCTTCCTTAATAGGAAACTTATCTTCATACCATACCTCAAACTTCTCAGTAAGGTCTAGTCTCCTACCATCAGTATTGAGCAAGCAACATCTATAATGCCATGGGTTATTCATGCACTTGGTTACATCATCCCATGTACAATACTGTTCGGGATTCTTTAATGCACCTTTCCAGACTCTTGGTCTATCATCTGTCTGGAATATATTTGGATTTAGAAATGGTAAATTAAGAACTTCCATAGTCTCCTTCACTTGGGTCTAGTGGGAACCCACTAAAATTTATACTAATAGCAATGCGTTCATCTTTGCCATTTGGTTGTGTCTCATGATATAACCATGATGGGAATATAACATAATCATATGATTTTGCTTTATATGTATAATGTTTCTTATCGTTAATAAAACTAGATTCTAGAGGTGACATACCCCAAATAGTTTCTAGTGGATCACGAAATAATAAATGACCATAGTCAGGGTTCTTCTTAAGATAATATACACATGATACATGTGACTTACCTCTACCTGCTGAGTGATTATGCTCTGATGTAGTATCTCCTTCGAAATGCTGATTCGACCACATACTGTCAATATACATGTGGAAGTCTCTGCGATAATCAAGAGTATTATCCCAGTAATCATGTACTTCATCTAACATAGGCATGGTTAACCAATCAAATGTAGGTGATTGATACAATTCCATTCCTTGTTTTAGTTCACCAGTTGATTTACCTGATTCACCTGCCCATACACCACGATTAGCAACTGACCATGCTTCATCTAAGAATGATAGTGATGCTGTCAGTTGTTCATCAGTTGGTACTATCGTTCCCGTCACTACGGGTACCGAGAATAGTTGTTCTATCATGACTTTTAATAATATCAGACATATCTCTTTTGTTCCTGTTCGGAATCAAATTAAATGAGATACTAATACGATCTTCATCAGTATGGTTCTCTCTCACACCATGAGATACCCATGATGGAAATAGAACTAATCGACCTTCTTTTGGTGGATAAGACATAGTTGCATGAGTATGTGGTGCTTCTGCCTTACTCAAATCCTCTGCTAATCCGAGAGAATGAACTACATATCCCTCCATAGGATTCTTATGGAATGTGATACTACCACAATCCCCTTCCTTAGGAGTCTTGACATAAAATGCACCAGACATTATAGAACCTGGATGCACATGTACCTCATTGTATCCTCCCTTATTATTAATATTAATCCATACGTTAGCAAATTCCAACGTAGTAGCACATGACTCAAATGAATCAAATGCTTTATTACCCCAGTGTTTAATTTGTCTGCATAAATTAGCAAACTCATCATCCTCTGGTTCTTGCACTAATTCCTCACCAAAAAAGTCAGGGGACTGATAATTCAGTATTCCCCTGTTACTTCTTTCTTTTGTAGGCATACCCTCAGCAATACCATAACATATTTCTTGCATTGCTGCTACATCAATATCTAAATCCAACCACCAAATAGGAGTGGGGAAAATATAATCAAGATTGAGATCCATTAGGTCAACTTGTTAAGATCGTCTCTTACTTCTCCTTGCCAATCTGATAATTTACTATAGTCTTTCTTCTTAGTTGCACTATCTGAGTACTTAGAGGAAGTTGCTACCTTGATATTACTTCTCTCCTTCGCCATTTCAGATTCTAACCATGGTTGCTCAGGTTCTTTAAGTACAAACTTACGATACATGTTGATAGTCTCAAGACCACCTTCGATCTTAACCAAATCATCCCTCATTTCATTGAGTTCAGTGAAATTGATTCTAGTCTCAGGTCTATCGAATGACATGGATGTCATACCTTCTTGCATCTCTTGATACTTAAGGAACATTTCTCTATGCTGATAGATAAGATTCTTCCATAAGTCATCAAGTGTTTGCACTGCTTCATATGCAGTTTTTACTTCTTCTATTACCTCAGGGGGCAATTCGGGCAATCCTAGGTCTTCTAAATCCTGATTTATATTTTCTGGATCGAGATTAGTTGGTGCACCACTGGGGTTAATACCATCTACCTCAGCATCCTCAAGGTTAGTTACCTTTTTTACATCTTCTGACATTTTACTCCTTATAAATGGTCTGGTTTAAAAACTCGTAAGACGAGGGTAAAGTCTCACAATATTCTAGCATGTGTTGGTGCCACTCGTCAATGATCTTCTCTGCGTTGGTGAGTGCTTGCTCATCCTCCTCAGGAATTATCTCATTGCACATCCTTGATAAAGGTAGTGTCACTTTATTTATAGGATTAAATCCCATACCTGCTGCACAATATCTGGGTCCATCATTATACTCTATGCTACCAAGATTTGTTAAGAAATCAAAGTTTATGTACTTATGTGACCCATAACGCATGAATAGGTTGTCAGTACCACAGAAATCATAGTCCACCACCTCTGATGCTGTCCTCCAGAAATCTGTCTTACGTTCAGAGAAAGCATAGTGAGCAGCAACGAAGTTCTTATGTCCTTCTATCTCATGGTCTGCTATCTGATTAATCATTTCCTTTTCTACCTTAGGAATGAACCCCCTACGTCCTGATAGTGCATTACATAATCTAATCACTTGTTCATGTGTAACCAACAGACCAGTGGACTCTAATGGTTCTACAAAACAATTAGATAAACCAACAGCAATAACATTACCAACAAATGATTTCTTATGCTTACCCATCTTAAATGGGATAGTTCTATATGATACCTGATCTGCTCTATACTTTCCTCTTGTCTTTACCAAATAATTATGCAACTCTACTTGTGCTTCATCTTCTGATATAAAATTACTAGAGTAAACATATCCTAGTCCACCACGTTCCCACAATGGTACATCCCACACCCATCCATTATCTAATGCTGTACAGTTGGTTGTATTAGTAACTTCTTTCTCAGGATTTTCATGTGGTACTGATATTGATATTGCTTTATCATTTAATAGGCAACCTCCATCATTATAATGGAATGACTCAAAGGGTACATCCATTGCTTCTCCTAATAGCAATGACTTAAACCCACTGCAATCTACAAATAGATCAGCACTTAATGTCTTACCATTATATACTACACAATCAATATCACCATTCTCTTTTTTAATTACTCCCGTTACTGTACCCGTAATATGTTTTACTCTCTTACATACATTATTCTTTAACCACTGTCCAAACTTAATAGCATCTATATGATATGCAGTATCAACCCATGGTTTCCAATAGGTAGTATCATATGTGAGTTTATTATATTTGGTGAAGTGTGCTACTGGATTAAATGTAGTAGCAAATGTATCGTTAGTATATTTTCCTGGTTTAGTTGCATTAAGTACGAACCATGCCATCCATGGAACTTTACTTTCCATCTCATCTGGTGATCCAAAGGGATATAACCAACTCTCTCCTTTCTTCCAAAAGTCATTAAAACTAATAGCAGTTTTATAGGTTGCACCTATATCTTTCATCCAATCAGAATCTTTGAGTCCTAATAATGATATAAATCTACGAATCTGTTGTAGTGATGACTCACCCACACCTATAACACCCTGATTTGGATCCTCAATTAATGTGACGTTAACATGAGGGCATAGCACATCCAATGCTGCAGCAGTCATCCAACCACTACTACCACCACCAACAATAACTATGTCCTTAACTTGCATAAATCTTTCTTAACGTATAATCGTATGACGATTCCATATCCTTTGTCCAATCATACATGGTCTTCCTCCATTCGTCAAATGTCCTATCTGCTTCATTTAGATAGAACTCATCATAATCCTCAGACAGATTATTCATCAGACGCTTGAGGTATAGAGTATGGTCACAAATAGGATTAAATCCCATACCTGCTGCTATATATCTGACACCATCATTATGTGCAGGATCACCGATCCACTCATATGATACATGCTTCTCTGCTGAGTATTTGACAAATAGATTATCTAATCCACCCTCTGTGAAATTATATGATATATCATCTGTTACTGTCTGCCAATATTTACCTTCTCTTCTACTGAAAGCATAGTGAGCAGAAATAAATGTCATGAAACCATCTATCTCTAGGTCTGCTACTAGATTCATCATATCTATTTCTGCTCTATTAGTATATCCTTCTCTACCTGCTAGAGTTGTACATAGTCTAGTGATCTGTTCATGTGTAGTTACTAAACCAGTTGCTTCTAATGGTTCTACAAAACAATTAGAGAGACCAATAGCACATACATTCTTTACCCATGACTTCTCATGCTTTCCATTCTTAAATGGAATAGTTCTCATGGATGCTTTGTCTGCTCTCTCCTTTCCTCTTGTCCTAACCAAATAATCATATAGCTCTTGCTCTGGATTCTCTGCGAAATCCTTTGAGTACACATATCCTACACCAGATCTCTCCCATAATGGTACATCCCAGACCCAACCATTATCTATAGCAGTACAGTTAGTGCTATTGGTTATCTCTGTAGATGGGTCTACATGGGGCATGTGACACGCTACAGCAGTGTCATTTAGCAATGAACCCCCATCATTATGGTGATAACTAATAAATTTAGATCCACATGTCTGTTCTAATAGTAGAGACTTAAATCCTGTACAATCAATATATAAATCTGCTTCGAACTCTCTACCATCATCCGTGTATAATTTCTCAATATAACCACGGGCATCTTGGGCAAATTTAGCAACATTACCCGTATGATATTCCAATCCTCTTGGCAAACAATAGTTATCCTTTAACCACTGTCCAAACTTAAGTGCATCAAAATGATATGCACTGTCCACCCATGGGTTCCAATGGGTTTCATCATCACTTAATTTATTATACTTAGCTAATGCACCTACACTATTAAAACACTCAGCAAATGTACCCCTGTGATATTTCTCAGGTCTAGTTAAATTTAATGAGAACCATGACATCCACCCATGTGGTACTTCCTTCAGTACTTTCTCAGCACTACCGAATGGATAATCCCATGTCTCACCTTTCTGATAGAAATCATTAAATCTTATATTTACCTTATAAGTTGCACCAGTCGCTGCCATCCACTGTTCATCTTTTAAGTCCAATAACTTAAAAAACTCGTTGATCTGTCCGAGAGTAGATTCCCCGACACCACTAACAGGGTAGTCGGGACTCTCGATCAACGAGGTTTTAATGTGTGGGCATAATTTTAGGAGTGCTGCAGCAGTCATCCAACCTGCAGTTCCACCCCCAACAATGAGGACATTACGAATTTTCATAATAAAGGATTAAATTTATCCTACATCAGTAGTTATACGATCATCAGAGTCAGGTGCATGTGATGTTGGCACATCAGATCCACTTACAACATCTGGATTAGTATCCACTGCTTCTGTGACAGGTGCTTGAGTTACAGGTTGTGCATCAACATGATCTGAACCTGTTGCTACATCACCACGATCAGCAAATTCACAAAGTTTAAACTCTCTGCGAACACCAATTTCCATTTCCTCTGGAGTATTCCAAGCGGGCATGTTGTCATCATGTGGGAATGGTTGATCTGGTTCTTCTGCTACTCTTTCAGTAACAGTTGCAGCAGGGTCTGCAGGGTCAACTACTTCTATCTCTTTCCATGTGATAGGACGTGCTTCTGATTTAACTTTCTTAATGTGCTGATAGAACTTACCTTCTTTAGCTTTCTCACCAAAGAGACCTGCATCTATATCTTTCCAGAGCATTCCTAATTGAGTACCTGGTTCACCATAGGCAATAAGTTTCTCTTGCAATGGATCTGTGTATAAGAAGTCAGGGATCCACTCTCCTAACATCATTCTCCATTCGATATCTACCTCGTCAGGTGCATCAACCCATTTAAGTGAAGATCCTGGACCTGTGTAGACTTCGAACTCTTCGCCTTTCTCGACGATATCGGTAATGAAACCGTCTGATCTAATTAAACAACTTTTCATTTTAATCGAATTCGTAAACTACTACAATACCCTGACGACCATCGCCACCTCTCTCACCGTTTCTTCCAGATGAACCACCTGCACCGTATGCAGCATGTGATCTGTAACGCTGAGCCCATTGCTGTCTCCTGTGGGTAGTAGGAGACGAACCGCCCCAGAAACTTGTACCACCATGTCCTAAACCTGGTGGGTTTCTGTGTGCCTGACCTGAACCACCATAGATTCTAACAGAACCTTGATTAGGGTTACCACCCAGTGATCCTTCATGTTGTTGGTTCCTGTTAGCACCTTGTCCACCACCTGATGAACAATAGTTACCAAAGGATGAAGTACCTCCATTACCACCACGAGACTGGTAATTAGTACCACCACCACCGCCACCAACAGAGACGGAAATGGAGTTAATGTTTTCTACATTAACAATACTTTCGGTGTGTGCACCTGCGGATCCAGATTCACCATAACCTGATCCACCGCCACCACCTGCAGTGCATTTCACCCATATACGCTTAATTCCACTGGGTTTGTTCCATGTGGAATTAGAGTTATATACACTGATTGATTTTGGTCCACCACCTGCTTCGATCTGACCCCATGACATTGATGATCCGTTAGTAGTAAGAAACTTACCTGACTGACCCGATACTGATGGGATAACCTGTGATGAAGAACCTGATATGGTTCCGTTGATGTTGATGTTGGATACGGTTAGAGTACCATTCACTGTAATAGAACCAGAACTGAGGTCTAAACCACCAGAACCAGAAAGGTCTCTAATTGCCGATACTTTGAGGGTACTCATTGATTACTCTGTCTCCTTCCTTGTTATTTATACTATAAAAATTCATAGACAACTATGATACCTTGGCGACCATCGCCACCTCTTTCAGGGTTCTTACCTGATGAACCACCTGCACCGTATGCAGCATGACCCCGATATCTTTGTGCCCACTGTTGTCTTCTATGGGTTGTTGGTGAAGCACCACCCCAAAAACTACAACCACCATGTCCTAAACCTGGTGGGTTTCTATGTGCTTGAGAAGAACCACCATAGATTCTAACTGAACCTTGGTTGGGATTACCACCTAATGCACCTTCATGTTGTTGGTTACGGTTTGCACCTTGACCACCACCTGATGAGCAGTAATTACCAAAGGATGAAGTTCCTCCGTTACCACCACGAGATTGATAATTGGTACCACCACCTCCACCTCCAACTGATACTGAGATAGAGTTAATGTTGGTTACATCAACGAATGATTCGGTGTGTGCACCTGCTGCACCTGACTCTCCATATCCTGAACCACCTCCTCCACCTGCAGTACACTTAACCCAAATACGTCTGATGCCACTTGGTTTATTCCAAGTAGAACTTGAGTTATATACTGATATAGAGTTTGGTGCTCCTCCACCACCTGATACAGCAGACCATGATATGCTTGATCCGTTAGTGTAGAGAAAACTACCTGCTTGACCACTTTGTGAGGGAATTATATACCCTGAGGATCCACTTATAGTTCCGTTGATAACCAATTTATTGACTGTTAACGAGCCATTAGCAGTGATCGCTCCACCAGAGAACGACATACCGCCTTGGTTAGATAAATCCTTTACTTGTGCGACATTTAAACGAGTCATTGGTTATGATTTAGCTCCTTCCTTCTATTTAGCTGAGTAGGACTTATATGTTGTAACGGTTGTACCTTAAAAGCATATTTACCGTTATCTATAATTTCTGGTAAGAAATTCATACTGATAGTTCTTCTACCCTTCCAAAGATTATATATTGCTTCATATCCATGGAGCATCTCAGCGTTCCAGATGAATAACATACCCTCTTCGGGTGAGGATTGGTGAACTTCCTTTGTATATTTATTACCTTGATTTGCTATGCGTGGTTGACGCATCTGTGACAGACTGGGTACACTGTCCTTATATGTACTTCTGTAGAAATCTAATGGTGCATGTAATTTTGGATCGAAATCCACAAAGTATGTACCAACTATCATACAGTTATTATGATTATGCTTGATCTGCCAAGTGTGCTCTGTCTGGCACATGTTCATCCAACAGTCTGTGATCAGCATATTAGATTCATTTAGATCATACTCTAATAATTCAGTAAAGAAATGAGTAGATGATTCTAAAAGAAAATTCTCAAAATCATTTAACCTATCATCAAACCTTAATAAACTACTATTAGAAATATTAAAGTAATGATGTAGATTCTCTTCGGCAACGTTGTCGTTCCACTCATCATGTCCTTTAGGTATTTCCTCAAGAACACGATCACATACATCTTTTACGACCTGTTGGTCACCACCATACCTATATTTCCCAATAAACTTGGGAAAAAATTCCTCAATCTCAAAATCCATAGTTTAGAAATTATGTTGATTAGTCGATAAGAGATAATAGTTACCTATCGAATACGCTCCACCATCATTAAATCCGATGTTAGAGAGGTTTTTAAGGTTATTACGAGAACCTCCGTACATATTTAGATACCCGTCAGCAGAGTAATCCCCGTTGGGTTCTGAATGTGTATTGTCTCTTAACCACCATCTACCACCATCTGTAACTCTCCAGTCATGAGTATTGTTACCACCATAATCAGCAGATCTCATGATCCTTCCAGTATAGTTGCCCCCGCCACCAGTCTTGTAGACATCACCACAACCGACAAAGAAGTTTGGCCAGTTGCCACCATTAACTATTGTAGCATAGTTTGCTGCTGCTCTCCATGCATACTTTGATCTGCCATAGAACATATCAAGTCCTAAGTCAGCACCAGTATGGTATTGTCCATGATAATTAATGTTTCTACCACTACCATTAACAGGATAGAAATCATATCCACCACCATCTTCAGTAGCATCAACATACATCTGAAGTGGATTAGGCATGGAATGTGACTGAACCCAATATTGTCCACTGGTCTGTACAGCACCATATGCCACACCAAACTTCCCAGATTCCATAGCGGACTCTGGACTGGATCCATTTCCGAAATTTAATTCTGAGGCATTAACAACTCTAATACGAGAATGGGAAATATAATATGCTTCGTCTCCTCTACTCTGGTTAAGATCCGTTCTATGATCCACCTGCACACTTGCAGATGTATGAGGAATCCATCCAGATGAAAATCTTAGATAACACATAGTGCCATCATTAGAACCGTTCCATGGTTCATAACTATAGTCATTATCACATCTACACAATAGGGTTGCACCACCTGTTACTGATCTATCATGGTTCCCTACTAATTCTCTAAATCTATTCTCATTCCACTGCTTTCGCCAGTTAGCAAATCTATTACCATCAATATTAATATGCTGATACTCATTATCCCATGAGTCTACATGGTGGATAAGACAATCATAAGATAGGTATTGATGTGCAGGGAGTCCACCTACATTAAGTTGATATGTACGTCCTGAACCACCCCAACCATGCCAGTATCCACCACCACCACTATATCCTGGCGGTGTAGGACTAACTGACATCGAGGAAGTTTCAGAATAATTCCAGTTACTTATATAATTTCTTACATCATTTCCTTCATCATATACTGTCTCTCTTCGGACTGATCCTCCACCAGCTCCACCAGTTACAATTTTCGCAATTCCAATAGGCATGATTATTCAGTATATTGTACTTGGTTTCCAAATACGTTCCAACTTTCGCCATCAACGTAGAAGAAGTAGTTTATAACATCCCATCCACTTCCAGAACTAGGTGGTGATGCATACATTGTAGTAGTATTCTGTCCATTTATATTTACATCATTTACAGTACCAGTACCATTTACCTGTTTTATAATTATCTGTGCAGTATATACGAAACCACCGACATTAGGAACATTGTTAAAGTTAACTGAGAAGTTACCATTATAACCTGAGGGGTTAGTAGTAATAAAAATTGTTCCTTGACTATGATCTAGAGTAACACTACCACCCTTACCAAATCCTATGAAATTTTCTTTTGTTTGTCCAAACTCAAGTGTAGAACCTGGAATTAACCTTAAGTGTTCATTGACACCAATGTTGTTAAAATATCTGTATGCAGTTAGATCTTCGTCAGGACCAATAATTGTCCATGTTGCACCATTCTCAATAGTAACAGTGTAACCGTTTGCAATAGTAATAGGAGCAGCAGTGAAACCGTTTGTAAATTCTACACCACCGTTAGCTGTTGGACCAACTGTAAGATTCTCTGATATTGTAGTTCCGTTGGTTCTAATAATAGAATTCTCACCAACTGAGGGACCACCACCACCTACGCTATCCCAACCAGGTGAACCAGATACATCTTGTTTCCATATCTGTGCTTCATCTTCTGTAGAGTTATATACTAACGTTCCATAAGCAGGAGTACCAAGTGCATTAACTGCTGCTTGGTTAAGTTCTGGCAGATTAAGTTGCTCTGTAACTGTTAGAGCAGTAACAATCGCTCTAGTTGCAGCATCAATCTGGTTTCCAATAATCTTTGTTGACATAATCCCCTCGTGATGTTATATAACCAGTTCACGAATCTGAATAACGTCACCAGTTGCAGGTGGAGCAGATATACTAAAGTCAACAGCATTACCTGTTACTGTATAGTCCACACCAGGAACTTGAGCGACACCATTTAGAAATACTAAAAGTGAGAAAGCAGTGTGTCCAGGCGAAATGTTAAACGTCTGTGTTGCACCATTTCCATTATATGTAACACCGTTATTGCTATTTGCAATACCAGTTGCTAAAGAGTATTTATCTGCACAACCGTATTTACCAGTAACATCTAAGTCACCAGAAATATAAGTGTTACCACCAATCTTCATCCTGTTGGATGCGTCAGGTGACATACCAATACCATAATGAGTTACACCACTGTATCTGTTAGATGTAATAGGTGTAGTATCACTCAATCCAATCTTGTACCATACACCAGTATCATACACCCATCCGAGTGATTGACCAGGTGCCCAGTCAATGTTATAACAAATGTCACCATTGTTAAAAGCTAACCCTGACTGTAGGTCTGGTAGTCCATTAAGTTCTTCTGCTAGGAATGTCTGCTTCAGAACTGTACCATCAGTGTTAGAGTAAGTGTACTTAAGTGACTGTATCTCATCTGATGATGTGACTTTCTTCTGGAAAGTAACAGGACCAGAGAATACTGATTCTAACTGGTTAGACGCACCACCGATTACGGTTAGTTTGTCAGTTAAAACCAATTCAGAGAACGTTTCGATAGTTGTGTCCTCTTCACCCAACACGTTAAGTTGAGCAATATCTTCGTTAGTGATCTGACCTGTAACTGGGTTAATAACCTGGTTACCAACGAACAGTTCACCATCACTGTTAACACCAGAGTAGTATGCCACACCTGCTGCTTCCTTAAGTGACTGTGATAGTCTGACCTGTTGTGGTGATAGAACCTCAACCTGTGTAGATGGGAATGCAGTAGAGTAGTTACCTGGACCAAATCCAAGATACTCAAACGTGTGACCTGATGCTCTCAGAATTGAGTACCTTCGTAACTCAACCTGTAGCGGAGCAACAGACTGGTCTGGATTTAATTTCAGTGCTATCTTTCTTTCTTCCTCATCACCTAAACGTGCAGTAACAACTATACTATTCAGTACGTTAGATGTAGTGTTATATCCTAAGTTATTTTCAGTCTCTAACAGTATAAACTGTGTAGTTTCCTTCGTAATAGATAACTGTTTGTTCTCATTAGGTGTTGGAGTAGCACCATCAGTGGTCTTAACTACACCCAATACTTCATTATCAGCAATAGAAACAGCAGGTGCAGGGTCAGCAACTGGGTTGTCTCTGTCAAATGCAGGGTAGATATCTACAGTCTGTTGTGAGAATGCGAAGTCATCAAAGTTAGATGTTGCAGGTGATACTGACGCTGATAGTAGAGTCAAATAATATATACCATCCTGTACACCTCGAATAAACTCTTGGAATGTTTCTACGTCGTAGATGTAGTAAGTTTTGCTATACGAAGGAGAGTTAGTTTCACTAGAGCGAGGCTGAAGTACGAAACCAGTAATGGGCGGTCTAGGGATTGGGAAAGCGTCCTTATCAAGGATGTATCTAAATCTGTATGTTCTGTCATTTAAGTCACGAGCGTCGGGTACACGACGGATAAAGGTAGTAGGAGTAAATCCTAGGTTTTGATACAAGTTATTAGCTTGTAGTGTGGTGTAAATGGTATTAGCGGAACTATCTACCTGAATATACCACTGTCCCCTATTAGTATCATACTTAATAGGTGATTCATCATCACCTGCTCTAGTACCTGTAACTTCAGGACCAGCAGGGTTGATGTCTGCATAGTGTGTAGTAGGTTCACTAGCACCTGATGCAATCAATGCAACATATAATCTGTCGGGAGTATTAACGTCATCTCTTCTTGCACCAATAGTATAACCCTGAATCTTAGAGGGTGGTCTTCCTAACTGACTGGTATATCCATAAAGATACAGTCTAGTGGAGTCTGCCTGTGATCTTGTTGATGCAATATCAATAGTAACCCAGTTAATTGAGATCTCATCTACATCACTAAGTGATTTAGGTGGTATAACATGAGTTAATTGACCTGCTTTATCTTTTGTAAAAGCAGTTGCTTTAAATCCTTTACTTCTGAGAGAAGTGTTACCAAAGTTTGAGTTTGAGTTGGTGATAGAGAGGTCACCGCCTGAGTCGGAGAAGAAATGATCACCGAAACCAACAGCGAACACCGAGACGACTTGGATAAACGCATCATTTGATGCTTTAATGTGACGATGCCTCCAACTCTTTCTGTATTCGGCAAGTCCATTAATATGAGCACCAGATCCCGCAGCTTGGGGTTCATATGCTCCAGTACTTTGGTTGTATAGTACGAATGCTCTGTCATCTTTCTGCAGAGAGATACCAGTGAACTGAGCAACAACCATGGACTTAAATCCAGTTGCTTCAGCACCATCTGCGTGCATACCATTGATACCCCAAACTGATCTTAGAGAACAGTTAAAGACATATGGTGATGCTGAGTCAACTGTGTCAATTTCGACCTTAACCAGAATATTGGAACCGATAGCATTACCTGACGGTTCAGTTGACATTTGATAAGTGAATTGGTTACCCTGAGCAGACGTTACCAAGAACGAACCATTATAGAGGAGCTGATCCTGCTCAGTAGGACCAGTAACCCCAGATATATTAACAGCGACACCCACGGAGAATCCATGATTCTTCGGATTACCGAGTGCGTCAACTGTGAATGCTGTGGCGGTTTGTCCATTTCTTATGATTTGTGAGATAGCAAATTCGTCAGATATAGGACCAACAATTCTGTTTTCCTCAACCCTTACCTGTAACTGGTCTTGTGCGACAACACCTGATGAGTCAGGTATAGTAGCGTATGCTTTAGATATCTTCTGATAGTATAGTTCTAGGTCAGTAATATTAGCAAACTCAAAACACGTTAGCTTATGGTGTGAGAAGTTTGGTGCAATAGTACTTATATCGTCGCCTCTGTAATAGACTCCGTTAGTGTCTCCATCAAAAAAGGATTGCTGCCAGAAATAGCATCCACCTGTGAGTTTAAAAATCGCAGCAGTAAGAGGCTCGTTAGTAGCAGTAATACCGAGACTACCCTGAACTGTGGGATAAGGGACGTATTTCGGAATGATTTTGGTTCGACGTAAGTCCGAACCAACAACAGAGACACCACGAGGAGCAATGATGCCACCAGCAGCTGCATTAAATTTATAAAGAACATTGCTAGAAGAAGTTAAGTCAAAGTTTGAGTTAGCATCAAAAGGTTGTATTTCATTATAATCTGCTACACCAGGTCTATTGTCAATAACATAATCTGACGGATACAAGTATATACTGAATGCGTCGAATTCGTCATTACTTAGACCAACTCTGTATGAAAATCTTGCTACTTCTAGGAATGCACGCTGTAACGTCTTAAATGGACGTAACGCTGAGTTACCTCTGTTATCGTAAGCATCCGAAGCATCAAAGTCGTCGGGGTTGACGTATATAATACGACCAGTCCTCGACGTGATGATATTTTTAAGACGGGTTAGTGCCATTGGGATCTGCTACCTATTTTATTATTTATCCAGTGGTCTTACTGTTCAGTATTTGTGTGTAATCATCTGACTGAGACTCAAAACCAGTTACATTATATGAGATATCAGCAGCAGAACTATAAACTAGAACGTTTTGTCCTGGACCGACTACGATACCAGTTGTGCGATCAACAGCATTTGCTGCAATCGCTTTACCATAAGCGAAATAATCTTCATCATTAACATAAGTTGTTGCAGTTGCACCTATAGACTGTCCTGTACCTATAGTTGCCACATCAAATGTCAATGATGCTCCACCTCCACCACCAAGAACGGAGTCTGTAAGAGTTACAGTATCATTTGCTTGATAGTTCTTACCACCATTGATAAGAGTTACAGTAGCAGCACCTGATCCATCGACTGTTACATCAACTTTCAGAAGTGTTCCATTACCACCTGTAGGTGTCAATCCAGTGTATGTACCTGCAGCACGAGAACCGTCAGCACCACTTACACTGTCCAGAGTTCTTCCTTTACCTGCAACAATAGTTGCCATAACTCTATTTTCATTAGCAATAGTTGGTGTATCATATATTGCATCACCTGCTACAAATGCTGCAGAAGCACCATCAAGTGAAACTTTCAGTAAGTTAAGTGCCTTATCAAATTCATGAACATAACCCCATGGACCTGCAGTTACACCAGCTGGTTCGATAGTGTAAGTTGTCTCACCTAAAGTAAACTGATCAGCAGCAGCGAAAGGTGCACCTCTTAGTTTATAGATAAAAATCTCTTCATAAGCAGGAGCAGATACAACGTTTAGTGACCAACCAAATCCTGCGTTACTGTCAGCAGTGTTTGCTACTGCAGGTTCTGCGTATGAAGATAACGATAGTGGTGAGGTAGCAGTGATCTCAATCTCCAAATAACATCCTGCTTGTCCTGCGGTTCCTACCTTAGTTACATTAGTGGTATACTCTGTACCACTTAATGACTGAGTACCATCAGTCTCTTCAGATAATCTGAAAGGATGTCCTGTGTTAGAAGCATCTGTCTGCCAGAATCTATATGTTCTTTCATTATTAAGGTTCTTATTCAGATATAGTTCGTATGTATTACCACTAGCACCCTCTGCAACAATAAATCTATCTTGGTTAGTGATAGGGTTAGAAAGTTGAGAGAAGTTTAATGGTAAAGTAGCATTAGATGTACCACCAGTAATAGTCTCACCTTCAGTAAAGAAGTTAAGATGATAATCACCTGCATCAGTTAACTGTGTAACTGTAGTACCATCATTATGGTTAACAGCAGAAGTACCGTACATACCACGAACAACAGTCAAGTCGTTACCTGCAACAGCAGAAACCTGAATTGTCTCGTTACCAATCTGTATGAAACCACCTTCTAAGAATCCAGTTGCATCTGCAAGTGTAAGAGTTGTATCACCTGCAGCGAAAGTAGCACCTTCGTTGATAGTAGATGTAGTAGCAGAGTCGATAAAGCACTTAGCAAATGCTCCTGCAGGGATTGCACTTGCGGTTGTACCATATACTCCTCTTGTTACTGTCAATACATTGGTAGTAGTGTTAATACCAGAAGCATTAATAGATATAATTTCTGTACCAGTATTACCTGCAGTATCAGAGATCATTAACCTTGCAGCATCTGCAAGACCTGTGTTTCTTGATACGTTAACTGCTGTGGCCCCCGAAGCTACATCTGCTATAGCGACGTGAAAAGTTCCAGACTCAGTGTCTAGACTTCTCAATGTACCTGCAACACCTGATGTACCACCAGTAACTGTGTCAACACCTACTTGGAATATACCCGTTAAACTTGCGTTATCACCCGTTGTCTCAAGTAATTTCTCTACCTTAACCCATCTCTCTAAAAGAGAAGTGTCCTTAAACACATCAAGGAGTTTTGCTGTAGCTCCATTCTGGGTCGTAATATCTGCACCAGGTGTAGCATCAGTGAAACTGATACCTGGACTAATTTTTAATTTATATTCTGATACTGGGTTCCCTTTCTGAAACTCTAATGCAGTCGTTTCATCACCATCAAGTGTTAAAATCTGATCATAGTCACGCAATGCTGCACGATATGTCACACCTGATCCTGAATGATTTGCTGCTGTCAATACTACAGATGCACTATTGTCTATATCAGGACTGTATAGTATTGTTGATGTCGTTGCCCCTGGTTTTGAGGCGGCTAACCTTCCTGCTGTCATTTTAATTTACCACCCTGCTTGGAAAAAAGATTGGAGTCGGAGTCTACCACCGAATGTAGGTGCTGATAAAGGACCACCAAAGCTAACACCAACCGCCTCGATGTTGTTAGTAGATAGTAATGTAGCATCCGCACCTGGAAACTGAATATTAACTCCTTCAGTAATGTTAGTCGCATCAATAGTAATTAATCCGTTAACATTCTCTGGGTTGTTAATCTTCATAAATTCCATAGTCTTGTTAGCAAGAGTCTGCGTTGCTTTCTCTGCTACAATAACGTTGGAATCAGTACCATTATTTAGAGGTTCTGAAAGAGAACCTTCTGGGAAAGTGAACTGTAAATTGCTGTTAGCATTGAGGTTAGTTAAGTTAAAACTAATCTTCTTGGTAACATCAGCACTGTCCTCAAAAATGGCACCCTTATAAACTTTGTTTGTTAATGTCTGAGTTGATGCTTCACCAACTACCTTAACGTTAAGATCTGGCCAAGTAACTGTACGGTCTGAAGTTAATCCAGATTGATCGAAGATAATATACTTGGTTGGATCATTCTCATCTGTAGACGGTGTAGTAGAGAACGTGGGGTTAACCATGTTCTTGTTCTTAACGTCTTGCTGAGTTATATCATCAAGTAATGTTGATTGCGTAATGGTAGTACCATAGTCAGGAAGACGATAGATATGCTGACCAGGAGCATCCCATGCGTCTGTCTCGAACTTTGCAATCTTAGCAACATTTGTAGAACCAGTAATACTAAGGTCAGCATCTTTGATGATAACTACCTTATTAGTTAACGTCTGGAAAGTATCTGCTGCAACAATAGTTGCTGAAGTATTTGCTCCTACATTTGGAAAGTCGAAACGACGTACACCACCTGCAGTAGAAACTGTATCTACGTTAAAGACTACCTTCTTACCTGGGTTTTGATCACCCTCAAAGAATACGTTAGAGTCTGTAAATGTAGCAGATCCATTAACAGTGAAATATCCACTACCTTGAGGAACTATCTCTACATTAGAGTTTGCTGACGCTGTATCAACCGCACGAATCTGCAATGTTGATGAACCGTCTTGGTTCGAGTTACGTTGATTATATAATGATGCACTACCGAACGTGAGTCCAATTTCATTAACTGCACTCTGGTATATTCCTGTATCCCTATCCAAATCGAAAGCCAGTCCTGGAGCGGCTTGGGAGCCTGCAGAAACTGACCTAAAAAGTTGATTAACCTTTGATTTTCTATTCGGAATAAGTGGATCAGAAATAACAATAGGAAGCACTGCTTCCCCTGTCACCAACGCATCAGCTATAGTATCAAGTTGTGATATTCTTTTAGTTGCCACTATTCATCTATATGGGTTCTTCCGAGTTATTTATACGTCCAAATTACTGTCTCCCTGTAATAGTACTTTTAGTTTCTTTGCTTTCTCTAATTGTTCTTTATGATAGTCTATCCATGACTGCACTTCAGTCAATATATCCTCATAGGTTTCGTCTGAAGAGGTTTCGCTAGTAAGATAATCCCCTATAACATCGTTAAGTGTATTAAGACGATGTTGTGACTCTGGGGGTGGACTACTATTGTAGTTTTCTACATGTGGACCGCTCATTTTTGGTATTTCTTGATAGATTCTTCCCACTCACTCATTGATGAACTACAATCAGGTGGTTCTGGATATTTATATCCCTTTACTTTCATCCATTTCTGGTGTAATGCTTGTAATATCCATGATTGCGATAAACTTTTAGGACCATTTTCCAATAGTTCCAACTGTTTCTTGTTAGAAGTGTACGCTTTGTACTCTTCCCTCCAATTACTATCGTCCCAATCTGTTGTCATAGTTACTCCTCTATGTCGAATGACCACTTAATGTGTTTAATGTAGTCGAATGTACATGATATATCTGCATCACAACTTATATCATACTTACGATCACACAAGAATCGTCTCAGTTCCTCTACTGATGCAAAGCAACCTTGATGTCTTTCTTTGTCGTCGTAAAGATGATACTTCATGCTTCCATTTCTTTCTGCATTTCGTTTAGGGTTTCTGACACATAAGTCTGTACACCAAGTGGATCAGGTTTCCAATCCTGTGGCATAGGAATATCTGGCAGTTGATCTTGCTCGTAAGTTTTTACGAACTCAGGAACTGGTGTCATTATGATAGATGGTTTCCCATCTTGCACAATCTTTATTGTATTACCTCTTTCACATAATGTCAAGAGGAAATCAAGGTTGCTTTTGATCTCATCAGTAGAGACCTCTAGGATTTGAGATTTCATTAGAATACAAATGTAAGGTCGTCTGGGTCTAGGAAGTCTTGTAATAAGGATATAGTATCCTCAAAACTACCCATACCCTCTTCATCAAAGTTAAACCGAACTTCTTCGGTATAACCTTCTTCATCCCTAAGAATAACTTTTCTAGTAGACATGTGTATAAACGCATGTTCTACATAATCGATTAATTCATCCATTAATTCAGCATAACAGGCAGTCCGTAAATCTGGGTTGCTCCCAAAGCAGTACCAAAGGCAGAAAAACCTACCCCGACACCGTATGAAATTATACCAGAAGTACACTGGTTTATTATAGCACCTTTTCCTGCAGTTACAACCTCCCCTATGCCACCAGTCGGACTGGCTACTAGAGTCATGTGACCACCTGCACTAGCTCCTGTTACTATGTCTGCCATCGCTGTGGGCATTGACTGCCCAAGAGAAAGACGAACCTGAGCTGGTGGTGATGCACCTGGGAAAGGTAGATCCATTGTAACATCAACAATAGATCCTTTTACTATACTATACTGTCCTGTTATAACTGGCATGAACTGGAATATGCCGATAATATCGAAACGTCCGCAGTTAAGGAATGAAGTAATCCAGTTAGCTTCGTTTATGATCTCACCATGTGCAGTATTGTTAATTGCACCTGCCTCAACGTTATAATTCTGACCCTTCATGTTGATTGCAGATATGGCAGTGAAGTTAAACTTGTTAGCTTGTACTGTCCAGTCACCTTGATAGTTACAATCGTGGTCACCTGCTACCGTATGTACTGACTTGGATTCTCTTTCTCCTACCTCCACATCAAACTGTGGTTTAGCACGTTTTGCTATCTTATCTTGTAGAACTGCTTGCATTTGCTGCACTCCAGTTGCTGCACTACCTCCAGCCGCTTCGAGAGCCTCAAATCCATCTTCAGGATCTAGTTCTTTATAATCTGCTGCTGTAAATTTAGCACTTTCACCTGCATTTTGTAATGGTTTTTGATCACCCCATGTACTACCTGAGGAGAAACCACCGTTAGCATCAGATGCTTGAGCACCAGGACCATTTGATACATGAGTATTCATGGATCCTGAGACCTCAATATGGAAGTCACCCATAACTTTTAGGTGATAATCACCTTCCACAGTATGAACATGATTACCTTTAGTATCATGTACCAAGTCACCACCATAGATAGCAGTCCAGTTTCCAGGTGTATTTAAGTGCTCATTACCTCTCTTATCTTGGAAGTAAGTAACACCACCTGGACCTGAAACTACAAATTTCTCCTTACCTGGCGTTGCATCATTAAGTATTCTAGTACCATTGAGTGATGTCTGAGTCTCCATCAAGAATGGGTTAATATTCTTATAGAAGTCATCAAAGAATGAACCAGTTTCTGCAGTACCACCAGAGTTTTGAGTAAGACCTGGTGCATTAGAACCTGACGGTGGTGGGCAATTACTATAGTCTCCTCCACCTGGACCTGAAATTCCTGGTGTATCCTCAGGGTCGCACTGTGTAGTACCTAACAATGGAACCCATGCTTGGGATCGGGGTTTTCGACTTGTCCTATCACATCCTTTATTACCAAGGATCATAGCAAGGATTGCCTTAAGGATGCTAAGAAGTGAGTTAAAGTCTAACTTAGTAAAATCAATAGAGAATATACTTTGGATTCCACTTGCCAGATCTGCTATACCCTTAGCCATGGATATTGCTGACAGTATTTTATCCGCAGCCTTATTAATACTATTGAGTGCCTTACATATCTGATTCTGAATACCAGACATTGCGTTCTCAACCCAATTAAGGATTTTGGATTCCATCTCACCAATGAAATCCATTATATTATCGAAGACTTTATTCAGATAACTCGTTATGAATCCCATTATGTTCTTCATAACACTGACCCACTGTGGGGTAGGTTTACAGAACATAGCGAATATAATTTCTAGGATAGCACCGATTGCTGTCACTACGACAACAGGAACCATATTAGAAATTAGCTTTAATATAGTATCAATCGCTTGCTGAATCAGTCTCGCTGCCAACTCCTTCAGGGGAGCAAGCATACCTGAAACTGCATTAGTTACATAGTTGGTTACATTAGATAATTGATTAAGTATTGCTTTACCTTCTACCACTCTGCCTGAAATAGCAGACATGAAATTACCTGTATCACTATCCTTTGCTAGACCACCTACCTGTACACCAATATCAGATAGCATCCTCTTCATGTCCAGTTGGAAACCTTTGTTTGCTGGACCTGTAGTACCATCAGCAATACCACCTGGCATTCCTGACAACTTGATAGGGTTAGTATATACGTTAGCAGGTGTATCTACTTCACCTTTAGAAACTGCACCTCTTGCTACTTCTTCACCACCTTCTGCAGATCCAGGTGTCTGACCCTGAACCTTAGCAAATGGGTGACCACCAAGTGCAAATTGATTATTGACTGCTTTCTGCTGAGGAGTATTAGTTGCTAATTGATTACCAATTTCAGGATCAGCAATAGTTGTACGTCCTAGCTGGTTAGGTGTATCACGTTCACTACCACTTGGATCATCACTATTCCTTCTTTCAGCATGTTTAAAACTACGGAAAGCACCCATAACACAAGGTAACTGACCTTCTTCTCCATCCAAAAAGAAACCAAGAACATTAGAACCTACCTGCAATTCAGTAGTTGTACCTGCGTTCTTAGTCTGTGGTTTATCTGTGGGTAATAAGACAGTTGCCCAAGGTAATAGTTCCCTAGGTAGTTCTTGGGTGTGAGCTGAGTTACCATCCTTATCGGTTTTATTACTCGTATACCATCCAAGCACACGAACTTTAACCCTTCCTAACTGAGAAGGATCCAGTATATCTTCTACTTCACCGACCCACCAATTAAATCCATCACGACCTGTAAAGTCAGTCTTAACTGCTACCATTATGTTAAATTTAGTTTCCTGCTGTTATTTAGCTTAGTAAAAGTAAAGAAACCTTCATGCTTTTCTTTACCCCAAGAAAATTTTCCTGTCTCTATATTATATCCAGTGTCCAATGACCTGTAGTCTGTGCCATTAAATTCTACATGACTTTCGACTCTTGTATCCCTGACTATACATTCACCTTTTACTTCACCATACCATGTACCTTGGAAGAATCCCCACTGCATTTCACATCCCTTTTTATCAATCAAAAGGTTATGTGCTTTAGTGAAAACCGTATCAGGTGCATCATATGAGAAAGTTATATGGTAGTGTCTGTACGGGTCATCCTCCCCTGCATAGTTATACCACTGCTTGAGTTCTAATACGTTAGGTTTTATTTTGGTATAGAGAATGTTTACCCATGGCCACTTAGTAGGATTTGAGTATGCTTGTTTCTTATTCTCATAATGACCAATAATCAATTCATCGAACAAGGTTATACCATCCTGTAATAATCATCTTCTCTTCATTGGGTGCAGGGCATCCCTTATGAAAATGTGTCCAGTCACTTGGCCAGATCAATGTCAACCCCTTCTTGGGTTTTACCTTTGCTTGTTGTACATCAAATAATGTTTCTCCACCTTCTTCTACATCATTACAGTATGTCATCCATGCCATAACACGAGTGACCGCTTCTATATCTGCATTGTTTCTCTCACAATGCATCTGTTTAAATCCTCCACCTTTGGGATACCACTGCAAGTTAAAATCACTCTGCAGATCCCAATGGATAGTCCTAAGCATTGGCCAGTAGTTTACATATTCTCTCGTAATCTCTGCTAGACCATCTATGTAATCACAAATTCTTTTATCTTTAATATACCGAGGAATGGTCATGTCAATGGAGTCTTTGACCTCCTTATTGACCTTCTCTCCCATACCACCACAATGACCTTCTGTTTTCTCAAACAACTTTTCCATCGCAGGATCATTCCAAAAGTCCCACAATCCATCAATAATTTCAGGTTCCATCACCCCACCCCCTATGAAAGAGTAGGGTGCATCTATATCAATATAGTCACCAATCATAATATGGTTTTAATTGTTAGTCGTCGTAAACCAAGCACTCAGGCTCGTCGGGATGCATTTCGCAAAATAGTTCTAATGCATTAGGATCATGATGATCTCCTGCATCTATTTCTGATTTATGATGCTGCATGTACTCTTCGAGTTCATGTAGTTCCTCTTTATAATGTCTGCGTGCTGCAGGATTAGTTTGAGGATCATCAACTATCTGCTTATCTTTTTCGATGTGTTCTTCTATTGTATGCATAATCCGTACCTTATATAGTACACTACTATTTAGGTAAATTATAGCACAAAACCTAAGTATTGGGTACTGAATCCCGACATAACACCAGTTGTGTCTGCATTCCCTCTTTATTGTAACTGTGTTTTAGTCCTTTTATTAGGTACTTACCACTATATTTCTCATCTCCTTCGACTGTATTAGTACCCTCAGTCTGTTTAGATGAAGGTATAACACATGTGATAACTCCTCCTGCGTACAATGCAGTATTACCTGGCACGGTAATAGTTAATGATAATGTATTCAGTAATGCCACTCTAGCAGATGCATAATTCATAACTGCGAGTATGTCTTCTGGTGCATTGTCAGCACCATTATTAGTTTGATTATTCGTCTGTTGTGTATATTTTGGAAGAACTTTAACCTTTATCCTAGTGGGATGATCTTCTTCATATAAAGCAATCTTTTTCTTATCATATGGAAATCCCTCCTCTAAGGTAGATGCTATCTGAAAAACTTTACCAAAGAAAGTAATAGCTGGTGGTAACTTAGTTCCTCCTGGTTTTGTCTGATTCTCTGCAGTATTGATTTGAGTTTGAGTATTCTTCCAGTTTAGGAGATTGGCATTAATATCCATACTGAATGAACGATTTGCTTCTCCACCTGAGTTAAAGAAATTAATCTGTGTTCGTGCATCTGCTAGGTAATCTGAGAACTCTCCTTCATTAACTGCAGTAATAGCATCCCCAACAATCTCTGTAGTATTATTGTATATCTCACCTAATCTATCAAATAGACCACTGCTAGTAGCAGATGTATTAGGTACAGCACTCTCAGAAAGAGCAGGAACGACAAGACCATAACTAATACTCTTATATAATCCTGATCTCATTTTATCCAAATGATTCATTCTTTCTGGATACACAATACTCTCAATACGATAAGCACTATCACCTGTAGTTTTACCTTCTACGTTAGCCTGCATATAAGTATAGGTCTCTATGCTGTCCTGTTCACAGAGTTTATCGATACTATGGAAATTAAATCCAAATCTATTTTCATAGAAGAAAAACCCTGACTGAGATATCTTCTTACCACCTGTTCCACCTTTAGGTTCCTTTCTAACTACCTTATCAGTCAAATAACTGATGCAGTCAACAGGTCTCCAATTAGGTGATACAAAATTAATATTACTATGTGCTTCTATTGCTTCATCGTGCTTTATCTTTTGAGGTGCTTTAAGTTTATTAACTATGACATCCTTTACTACCTCTGCTTTCTGAGCATAAGGACCATACCCACCGAATGTTCTGTTTGCTTCGTTTAGATATACTTCTGGTGATGCACAATGGAGTATATACGCTTTCTTCCTTTCCATCTTAGATACTGATCCAATCTTATAGATCTGTAGATCATGATCTATAATTTCTCTTTCTGGATCTCTTGTTCCCCTGTTCTCAGGTTTAACAGCTGCATAGGTCTCAAAGCATAACTTTAACATTTCATCGCCAAATAGATTATCACCAAACTGGATAGTATCTAACATAGTAATATCACAACGGATGAATGGTGAATCTATAGTTTCATACCACTGGAATTCAGCAATCATACCTGTAATGTCGTACTTATCATCATTCATAAGAATGTACGCATCATGTAATCTATATTCTTTAGCGGATTGTGTAGTTGACATTTAGAACATCTCAACGGGAGGAGTATTTGATTCTGCCATCATTCCATATCTAGTACGGAAATAATCATTAGCTGGTGGTTCATATTTATTGTCAATGAATATAGGTTTAGCAGGTTTCATGTCAGTTTTATTTTGACCACTACCTAGATTTATGGGTGCAAGATCACCGTTAGTTACATTTACTTCATTTCCTGCTTCTTCTTCCTCTTCCACCATACTATCAACATCTATATAATCACCTGTACTCATTCCACCTGTATCCTGATGTGGAGTTGGTACTACACCACCCATATCTAAATGAACAGGTTGTACTTCACCACCCTGAGATTTTCCTCTTCTATTCCATAGTCTTGCCACCTCTTCTGGAGGAATTCCTGCTTTGATCGCAATATTCTTAGGTGAATTTTTAGCTTTCTCGTATAATCTATATGCTGCTGTACCAGGTATCTCTCTATTAAGATTAAATGCTAAGTCTGACTTAAAGTGAGGATTATCTAGAGTCTGGCTCCTAATCCATGCCATTTTCTTAAGTAATGCTTCTTTAACTTCTGCCTCTATTGCTTCATTAGCCTCTATCATACTCACACCTTCATTAAATGCCCATTCACTCATATTAGCAACAGTCTTACCAAAGTTAGGCATCTTACCGTCTCTATCCATCTCAATTCTCATATGAGTTCCAAAGAACTCAGGATCACTATCAATCAATTCATTATGCTGTTTCATAAACGCTATCAATGAAGGAGCAGCAGCTTCTACTAATTCTTTGGTGCTCATGTTACCTAGTTCAGGTGTAGGACCACCTGCTGCCATACCTTTAATCAGTCCACCACTACTAAAACTTGGTAAAGCATACCCTTTATCTGCTGCTTCTTTCTGTCTTCTACCTGTCAGAGCTGAATTTCCTCTTGTTGCAGGGGTGTCATATGGTACTACAAATGCACCACCACTCTTCTTTCTTGCAACATATTCTGTACCATGACCTATAAATGAGGTACTCCTTCCACCATCTAATGATACAGGATATCCTGTTTGTGGTCCTTGTATCCATCCACCTGCTGCCATCTGGGGTAAAGCAACTTCACCACCAATCGCTTTCTGATTGTTTTTATTCATCATTTCGATGAAGCTTTCTCTACTCTCTTTTAGTGCTTCCTCAAAACCATCATCACCTTCCCCTAATTCTACACCCTCTTTTGTTTGTATCCTTGTATTCGAAGCATCATAATTTGCTCTCCATTCATCATAACTTTGTGGTTCAGTTTTTTGTTCATTGTTTTTATTATCTTTCTCTTCTTTCTGCTCTTCTTCTTGCTCCTCTTCTTCATCCTTCGTCATTACCTTCTTTAATCCCCATGCTGCAAGCAATGCACCACCAATCATCAAAGCAGCTCTGGGTCTCATCATAATGAATCCCAATATACCCCTAAAGACACCCATCAGTCCTTTAAGCATTCCTTTTATTAATTTAAAGAGTTTACCCCCTTTAAACAATGACATCACTGCTTTTAGACCAAACTTAGCCATCTTAGCAGGTGCAAAAAAGATTGCTGCTGCAGTGAGGAACTTAATAATTCCAAATATACCCTTAAAACTTACGGGATTTGATATAAAATCTACAAGACCACCAAGTCCGAAATCAATTAACCATCCACCCAACGTGAACAGCCATTTTCCTATTCTAGCTATACCTGATATCAGTTTCTTTAGTTTCTTCTGGTTTTCAGGATTACCCATCCATTTGAGTAATGTGAAGGTAATTAACGTCTTAAAGGCATTACCTATGAATTTTGCTATACCTGAAAAGAATCCAAATGCATTAGAAACAGCAGTACCAACTACCTCTCCTGCAGTATAAGCGAGTCCTCCTCCCTTTTTCTTCCCTTTTCCTTCCTGCAGATTTTCTGCAGCTAAATCATCTTCTAGATCTTTTTGCCTTTCTAAATCCTCTGCTTCTTCTTTTCTCTGTGTAACTAACTTCTCTACTCCTGCTTCTCTTTGATCTGCTAAATCCTGTTGCTGTTGTATCTGCATTTGCATACTGTCAGCAAATGTCTTGTTCATCTTCTCCACAATAATAGCAATACTATTAGTAGTCGCACCTATACTATTGGTTGCTTTTATCAATGAGGTCATACCCTCACTAGCACCAGTAACTGTCTTACCACCAACTTGTATAGTAAGTCCACCCTTTATCTTGGGTGGTGTAACCATTTTGTATAGTCTTGCTTTTGCCATACTACTTCATCTTATCGGATAACATCATTGGAGACTGACCATACACAACCGTTGGAGCAGGTGCAGATACTGACTGACCAGGAGTGAATATTTGTTGCCTTGCAACAATTATATTGGTTATAGTCTTTTTCTTAGGCTTTCTCCTAAAAGGTTTACCTATTTTACTAAGTATTCCACCAAGTTTATCTTTAGTATTTATGGCAAAATCTTCTATTTTCTCACCCATAGGTGAATCTAATAACGCTTGTATCCTTTTATTCTGTTCTATCCATGGAACTACTCCTCCCCTAGAGAAATCATAAGGATTATCTTCATTATTCATGGATAAATCTTCACCAGTTGTTACCTCATTTTCTGATAGTGCATCGTCTACTTCTGAGTCACGAGCAGGTGCTTTAACACGACCACTCTCAAGAATATAGTTATTAGGATTTTCTAAAATTAAATCTATATCACCCTCATATGCAGGGTTACCATCCCAATCATTATTTGATAAACCTGCACCAATACGAGCTCTATAAAGAGCATTAGATATACGATGACGTTCTCCAGACTGGAGTTCTGTCATTATTGCAGGTTCATTTCTTTGGATTACTGTTGTCTGATTATTTGTTGTAGGAGTCTCGTCCTTTACCTCTTCTTTCTCTTCTTCTTCACCACCACCGAAAGGATCTCTTACAAGCATCCTACCATCATTCATTATAGGATCTGGTATCTTTGATAATCCAGTCTTAGCTAACCCTTGTAGTAATTTACTTGCTATAAAATCTCCAACCATTGCACCTGCCATACCAGTGATGAAACCAGGTGCACCACCGAACGGAGCACCAATCGCAAAACCTGCAGTATATCCTACAAGTCCACCTATTGCATTTACAATAGCGTTGATAGGAGATTCCTGAAATACAGTATAGTCAAGAAGACCCATAACAGCAGCAATAACTGCATCAACACCACCAATCTTTGCTGCTTTAGCTGCTTTAAGTCCTTCTCTTAGTTTTAAAATGTTTTTATTATTCTTCGCACCCTTTAATAATCCTTTTATTGCTTTTCCTGCTTTCTTGGGATCTTTAACCATCCCCATAATCTTTGCTACTGTCTTATTCTTCTTAACGAGATCATCCATTGATCCCTTAAGCATATTCTTAACTTTTTCTCCTAATAATTTAGGATTCTTAGCAAGTTCTACAATATCACCAATCTTCTTAGCCCAAGTAGCAGCTTTCTCTTTTATACCAGCTACTATGCCATTTATTCTCTTACTAAATGATTTACCAAAGTCATCTGCCCATTGACCAAATTTTTGACCTTGTTTTCCAGCCCACTCTACACCCTCCGATACCAAGTTTTTAGTTTGATTAATCTTCTTACCCGTAAAGTCTTTTAGTCTACCCCACAATCCCTTACCAGTTTGTCCTGCTTGTCCCAGACGATTTTTGATACCTTTCCAAAGACCTTTACCCTTTTTCCAAAGATCTTTACCAGTTTTTAGTGCATTCTTTCCAAAATTTTTGACATTCTGTATCGTTCTACCTGCCTTTACCTGTAGTTTCCTACGCATGGTACGAACACGGTCACCAATATTCTTAAACCTTCTTGTCTTAGGTTTAGGTGGTTTTGGTGGTTTATCTGGCATCTCCCCTTTAGTTAATGCCTTACCGATGTTTTTCATCGCTTTGACATCACTTAAAAGTTTCCATGGCATCATCATCCTAGATGCTAACCAGAAACTTGCCATTCCACCTATGATCTTAAAGACCCCAAACATTGCTTCGAATGCTTTCTCAAAGTTAGTTTGACCTGGATCTTTATCTCCGAATATATTACCAACACCCGTCAGAACATTATCCATGCCCCAACTGACTAACTTAAAGACCATCTTACCCATTGCTCCAAAGAATTTGAGCAATGTTTTTATAGTTTCATTTTGTTTTTTATCTCCCAGAAACTTAAAGAACTTATATGCAACAAATCCCTGTAATAGACTTCCTAAGAAACCTGCTATTGGTGCAAATGGTTTTAGAAACTCCTCCATCCAAGATAATTCCTTCTTAGGAGTCTGTTTCGCTTTGTTTACACCTTCTTCATTTGCTTCATCCTCATCTAGACCCTCTTGTGCTTCTTCTGCTTCTAAATCTTCTTCTAGATTTGCTTCTTTCTTCTTTTTCTTTGCAGTAGCAGTCCTCATGTCGAGTTTCTTATCGACCTCTTCATCCTGCTCTTTCTTTCTGTCTAAGAAATTATCAGAGAGAAACTCTTTCTGAAACTCCATCATATTGACGATATTTGCCAAGTTCTGACCAATACCAGTTAATGTACCACCAAGTCTATTATAAGCAATAGTCTGAGCTTTAATCTGCGTCCCAAAAGGAGTACTTCCTCTTTTGGGATTAATTGAGATAAACTTTCTTACTGCTGCAGTTGCCATTAGAGACTTACTCTGTTCTTATTCTGTGCTTGTTTTCTTTGCTGCTCAACCTCATTAATATGTGCAATTAGAAGGTTGACATAAATGTCTCTCTCCCAAGGCATCATATTTTCCAATTCAGTAAGACTATATTTGTGATGTTGCATCAATGCGAAATTAGTCTTGTACATGTTCTCAAGACTATCGTGCATCAATGCTACCCGAAAAAACTTGCAAGTCCCTCCAGTTTTAGCTCACTCTTTTTCTTAGTCTTAGGATTAAATACGGTAATCGTATGCTCAAGTTTAGGCATAGTCTCAAAGAAATCTTGGATCTTAGCAAATTGATCCTGATTCATATCACCAATGAAATCATGTGCTTCTTTCGCTGTGAAAGAGTCATAGATCTCTTCTCCCTGATATACTTTGTCAATACATGATGCAGATAAGTCAAAAACGTCTTCCATAGTAGGGTCGTTCTTCATATTACGATCAATAAACGCATTTAGAGACGGATATTTCATCTCAATCTTAATATCATCATCTATAGTAAGGATTCTTTTATGTTCCTTCGGTACTTGTACCTCAATTTCTTCCAAGTCGAGTTTGACATCGATCTTTGTCTTTTTATCATCAGGGCATGTTACTTTAAATTCACTTGATTCACCGACTGCTTTAGCACGGATTCTCAAAAACAAATACTCAATCTCAAAGGTAGGCAGTTTATTGATATCTTTCACATTGGTACATGCTTTAAGGATAGTCTTAACTGCTTTTGCCATTTCTTTCTCATCTTGAGTTTCCATTGCTATGTAAAGCAATTTCTCCTCTTTCACAAGAAATGGTCTATAACTGACTTTTGTACCAGTAACAGGTAGTACGCAGTCATAGTCAGGCACTGCAAGTTTTGGTAAAGGCATAATTTAATATATTACGATATTTTTATTTAGACACCATATTTGGAGAACTCTCCACCAGAAGGGATGGTGCTCGCAGTTACATGCTTAGCTTGTGCTGTAGTCTTGAGTCCATCAATATTAACTGTGTCAAATCTATATCTTTCCATCTGAAACTGAATATTCAGTTCTAGGAGAGACCTAGCGTCATTATTTAGGGTGATTGTGCCTATGTTCTTTGGGAATACCCCAAAGCACTTATAGACAGCAGTCGCTTGATTCATTCTAAACTTGTAATCTACTCTATCGCTTCCTTCACCTATTTGTTTGTTTAACCATGTATTAGATCCACTCTCCCACTTAACTATTTGCAACTGTGTTGTATATTGATCGTAAAATCCTACTGTATTATCTGCATCAGAAGCACAGTTATGCATCCATTGCTCAAAAAATGCTCTATGTTGGTTATCTTTAGTTACCAAAAAAGTAATATCCAAATCAGTTGGTGACTGCCCACTAGCATAACTACGGTTCATTCCACCCACATGAACTTCTGTAGTTGCTACATTTCTCGATGGAACAGTAACACTGGTTGCAAATAAACTAATATTCTTTCTTATATTTCTACCATTAGCATCCGAAGACAACCATCCTGTAGATGCCTGACTAAGCTGATTAACAGGTCCCATAACTACTGGTATACTCATGACAATCTCAAATAAGTTATTGCGTGCGGGTTCCAAATGACCCATTGCAACAGCTTCCTGGAATGTCTGAAAATAATTCGGACTATAATTAAGTTCATCAACTACAGTCGGTGTCTCTTCGAATGCCATTAAACTCTACTCCATATATGGCTGCTAGGAATATCCATCCACATTCCCCCTCGCTTAATCCAGAATTTTTCTAGTGGCAAGGGGTTCCAATTAACAAATTCTTCCCTAGGTACTATTTTAGGGTTAGATACACTTGACATAAAGTATTTATGATAGCACTGCATAGGATATTGATATGCACCAGTTGCCCACATTTTACCTACTGACCTTCGGAAGTTTGGTCGTAGATAATGTAGATTACCACCTGTAAATTGTCCTTTATTGGTATCTCTCTCCGTTACCTGTACCATAGGATATTGGTCATACCATGGTAATGGTGGTGATGGAGTTTGTGGACTGTATGAGAAAAATATGATGTCACCAGTCTTAAAACCACCATCATAGTCCTGTAACCCATAAAGTAGCTGTGAACGGTACCAATCTCTGCTCTTTGGTTGACCGCCCGCTAAATCCTTTACGTCGTTAAAAATGCTCATACCCTGAGTTCGTTTTCTGTTAATATCAAGAAAGTCATTCTACGATCCTTACAATATTCACCTGCAGCCTTCCATTTAGCGTTATTTACTGCAAAAGTCTTTACTTCTGATAAATAGGATCTAGTTACCTTAATCTTCTTACGTTTCGGTTGCTGAGTCTGTGCATAAGGTTTAATTTCGATAATGCTCTTTGCGAGCTTTCCTGTCTTGGTTCTTGCCTTAACGTAAAAATCGGGAAAATAACGGTGAATACGATTATCCACGGGACTACGATAAGGAATAATAATTTCTTCACTTCCCCACTCCAAAATGTTTTCATTCTTGTCACAGTATAGCATAAACTTTTTTTCCCACAAAGACCTATAAATAATGTTAGTAGGATCCCCTTTATACTTTTTGTAATTAATTGGTTTAAATTTTCCAGAATAAGACATGGCTACAGCTCGATATATGTACCCAATGGTTCCACCCAAAGGACCTCTGAACAATGATGAAGACATCACTGCAGGGAGACAGTGGCCAGCTAAAAATATAGATTATTTAAAATTAACTATATACGACCCTGAGAAAGGTGGTAACCCATACACATACATTGGTAATAGTTCGGGTTCTATAGTAGAAGGGAATAGTACCTTTGGTCAGTTTGGTGGTGGATCAGCAAACGAAGATGCTATTCATGGAAGTATTTATCTCCATATGCCCCATCAATTAAATGAGAACTATCAGGTAAGATATAATAAAGCAACTTTAGGACCATTCGGTGATGCTCTAACTCAAACTATTGATAAAGTATCAGGTGGTGGTAGCACTTTAGATTCTATTACAACTGCGTTACAAGGTGGTGCTAACACTGCTGCACCTCAAGCAGTATTTAATGCTATCGGTGGTTCATTTAGTAATTTAAACCAAGCACTTGGTACAGACGGAAATGTCAGTAGAGACCAATTAACAGGGTTAACTAAACAAAGAGTTTTTAACCCATACGAAGAAACAGTATTTGAGGGAACTAACTACCGTAGTCATAGTTTTGAGTTTGACATGGTACCTAGAAACCCACAAGAAGTTGCACAAATAAGAAATATCATATCAATGTTGAGAGATTCCATGCTACCTGGTATGGACGGTACTACTAACTCATGGTTAACTATTCCTAGATTCTTTAAAGCATCTATGGTGAGATATAGTCCACCTGTAGCAGGAGGTAATATTATTGATGGTGAAGAAACTCTTAAAGAACCTGCAATGTTATCATATATTATGCAATTCCCTGTAAAAATGGTTCTTACAGGAATGGAAGTAAATCTAACTCCTATGGGTTCACATACGAGTTTAAGGGATATGACCAAAGGTGGTGACGCAAATTCAGATCAAGGTCCTGCTGCATATAAGATGAGTCTAAACTTTGATGAAACTGCATTCATCACAAGAAATCTACTTGCAGGTGGTACTGGTTACAAATCAGATTGGGATGGAGTTGGTGAAGAATACAAAGATCTAGATCTACTGTATAGTACCTACAATACAGACAACCCTCAACCAACTGATGACGCTAATTCGGATGGTAACAAATAATGGCATATTTTAGATCCCTACCTAACGTAAAAGTTAGAATAAAAAGCACTAGGAACAATAACGTAGAACCATACGTTGTTGCTAAGAATATCTTTAGAAGAATTAAACTTGTAGATAGTATACAAGGTAATGTATTAGGATTTGAGCAATATACCATTGGTAATGACGTAAAACCCTACCAAGTTGCTCAAAGTGTATATGGTAATTCCCAATATGACTGGATTATCATGTTATGCAATAATATAACAAATTGCTATAAAGAGTGGCCAATGTCAGAACATGAGTTATACACATATGTCGAAAAGAAGTATAATGGTGCTGTAACCATGGTTCACCATTATGAGACAAATGAGGTAAAATCCGATAAAGGTGAAACTATCCTCCAAAAGGGACTACAGGTAAATGGCGAATTTCGCTATTATAACTCAGATGGCACTATAGTCCCAAATGTCACATATCCTGTTTCTAACTTCGAATACGAAAGAGACCAAAATGAGAGAAAAGCGAATATTTGGTTATTACGCAAAGGATACGTTGCTGACTTTATTACAGAATATCGCAATTTAGTCAAATATGCTCCAAATGACGAAGTTGGCGATGATGATATTAAGATGACATGGAAAGCAGTGGAAGAAGTCTTTAATACTAGAAAAGACACATATACTACTCGTTACGGTGCAATACCATCTATCGAGTTTGCTTCTTCACAAGAATTGGTCAATAGAACCGTTACTATCGAAACTACAGAATCTGGTGCACAGGTCAGAACAGTAGATACTGCAAATACTGGTCAGAACAGTAGTGGAGTTACAGCAGGTACTACTGATTCATCATCAACTCAATCAGGTAGTTCGTACTAGGTATTAATACTTAAGCGACCCTACAGACAAAAAAATACCCCGAATTTTTTATCGGGGTTTTTTAGTTTCTAAAGGCGAATTATATATCACCCTCCGTCTATATCACATCCAATGGTAGCACCAGTCACCACACCGAGTGGTATTGCCCACCATCTTCCGTCTCCTCTTGATAATGCTGCACCTGCTGCACCACCTAAGATACCACCTGCAATCTTACCATCAGAACAATCGTTAGTATCATACTCTATGGTTGTCCGTCTTCTGAATACTTTATCCTCAGAACATGGTACTTCTATGTTCTCTCGCCATGATCTAATATGTCCTGGTCTTTTTGCTGTGCCAGGAGTATACTCTTCTCGGTATTCCTGACGATAACATTTCCTGTCTAAACTATGTCCAGTACTTGATGATTGAGGTGCTTGACTTGTATGTCTTCTGTTCCACAATCTATAACCATTATTATAGTCGTGATGTTGATATGTTGGTCTATTTGTATCCCAATGTCTAGGTTCCATATAGGAACCTGCTGACACTGGACTAGCAAATAATAAACCTGCTAGTAGTAGTTTCATTAGTCCTCCTCTGCTAATCGAGAGAAATATGCGAGGTCTGGATCCTCGTCTGTCTTTAATGATTCTACCGCACTTCCGAACCCTCTGCTAGGGGTAGGGGTCTCTTCTTTAACTGTCACAGGAAGTTCTAATTCTTCCTCTTCCTCACGAGATACTACTCTCGCTTTTCCTTTACCAAGAACAAGGTTGAGACGCTTCTCAAGATCCTCGTAAGACTTAAAGTTCTTAGGACTTGTGAATTCTACCAAAGAATATTCTTGGTTGTAAATCTCTTCCAGTTTAGCATCATCATAATCACCTAGTGTTGATGAGGAAGCGAACTCAGAACGATCATAGTTCCAGTATCCATCTTGCTTAACTATCTTTAATTTAAAGTCAGCACCCTTCCAGAAATCGAATGGGTTGATGGGTTCTTCATCCTCAAACTGAGGTTTCATTGCTTCTACCAACTTGTCATGGATCTTCTTACCATACTTGTATAAAAAGACACGACCTTCATTCTCTGGGTGTAGTGGGTCTTTGACTACTAAGATGTTACTGAAGTAAGAGAGTTTTCTCTTCTGCTTTCTTGCTACATCTTTATCAGAATCAATACCACTGTTCCATAGTACACGGTTTAGTTCACCGACAGGATCATTTTGACCTAGTGTAGTCAAACTGTTCTCGATGTACCAACCACCAGTTCCTTGGAATGCATGACTCCAGACCTGTGCCCATGGTAACTCCTCTCCTGTAGGTGCAGGAAGGAATCTTATTACAGCGTAACCGTTACCTGCTTTATCGACTTCTGGTTTCCAGAGTCTATCATCAGGACCGTTACCGCCTCCTTTGCTGCTAAGTTTTTCTAGCTCCTTAGTTAGTTTTGCAACTGAACCTGAGGATTTCTTAAGCGATGCAAATGACATTTGTATTCTCCGTATGTTTGTATTTGGCTTGTTTGTACTTTGTTATCGTACCTTATTATTTAGGCTTTGTCAAGTAGTCCCTGTCTCCATGTCAGCAGTTTCTGTTCCATGGCATCCAAGACTGCCATTAGGTTTTGACCACCTGAGTACACGCTACTACAGGCATCGATCTTGTCCTTGATTGCTTTGATATCATTGTCTTCTCCCTCTGCTTCCAACTCAACGTGCTGCTGCATTAGATTGAGTCTAGCATAAAATACTTTCTGTTTAGCTATGAGTTCTAGTGTCTTCTCAATGTGTTCTAACTGTCCGTTCTCATCTAGTGTCTGAAAGTTCTGTGACATTCTTAACAGATCAGTATAAGTCTGCTGAAGATCATCTAACTCCTCTGCTATAACTTCTGACTTAAAAAAATCTTCTGCTGAATTTGTCATAGTGGTAACACTCCTCTCGTAGTTCTCTTTATACAATTAAGTAGTTGTGCGTTTGCTTTAATCTTATCCTTCAGTGGTTTAGAAATGAGTTTGTTTACTACCTCAACCTCAATATCATAGTCATCACATACAGTTGCTACTGCTTCTATGTAGTTTATCAATCCATTTGATTCTGCTACACAGGTCTCAACTAAACCACTAAACTTTGCTTGTGTCATAAAGTTTTCTTCTAGTTCTTTCACGCACCGACCTCCTCTTTCACCCAGTCAGTTAACATACTCATCTTAAACTCTGTGATCCATTCACATAGTGTATCAATGTAAGGTGCCTTGTCGTAACGTTGTTCTACCTGTGTCTGTCCATCTTCTGCTACAGATAAAGTGACAAGTTTATCAACCTCAACACCAGTTCTTTCCCAATACATGTAAGCATATGCTGCTTCCTGTACGAAATACTTTTCCAACCACTCTACTTTCTTAATAGCATTGGTTGTTTTAAAATCTATTATAGCAAGTTCGTTATCAAATTCAGCGATGCAATCAACACGACCAGCCACACCAAGGTCATCGGAATAAAGAGGAGCTTCCAAGAGATGAATATTATCGATCCGATCAAGCACCTCACGAGAAGACCCGAAAAGGAACTGGGGAAGACCTTCGCTTTCTTTAATTTTTTCAGCTTCATTGTTTAAATAATACTCCACTATACTATGGTACTGTGTACCTCGCCATGCAGATTGTCTTCTGATCTTCTCTGCCTTCATGTATCCAATCCTTTGTTCCCACTTCTTGATACCATCTATAGATTGTTTACCAACCACAGTAGTAACAGAAGGATACCACTTACCTGATGGTGACTTATAGAACCTTTGACCCTCAACGTTTTGGGTTTTTAATTCTGCTAGATCACTAGCAGCACCCACATGATTAAATGTTTTCATTAAACAAGTCCTGATTGGATTTTACTGACGAGATATTCTCTGACTAAACCGCTTCTAACGATGTCTTCTATACCAAACTCTATTATATCAAATGATGGCATAGTTTGCAAGATCTTCATGAAATCTAGCACACCAGTCTTCTCATGAGTTTTAATTAAGTCAGACTGGGAGTAGTCTCCAGAGAATATGATCTTACAATCCTGACCTACACGAGTGACAATAGAATCTAATTCATGGAAGTTTAAATTAGAAAACTCATCCACTATTATAATACACCTGTCAAATGTAGTACCTCTAATGAATGATGTAGACCAGAAAGAAATAGTTGCTTGAGTCCTTAGGTTATCATAAAGCATCTCGAAAGATGATTCATCAGGCATCTCAAACATGTACTTCACCATGTTCTTGTATGGTATCTGATACAGGTTACTCTTATCCTCATGGTCACCTGGTAAGAAACCAATCTCTCTAGTAGGTACGAGTGATCGAACCATGTAGATCTTCTCGTAAGGAGAATTTAGATCTAGTATTTGTTCGAGTGCAAGGTATAAACTAATGAATGTCTTACCTGTACCTGCAGCACCATGTAGTACAAGGTTTTTACCTGCCTTGTAAGACTCAAAGACCTTCTTCTGATTGTCCGTTAAAGGCTCAATCGTCTTGAGGTGGTCAATGTTAATAGGTTTTGCTCTTCGGATTTGTTTCGATGACATGGCCGCTATCGGAGTACCACCGTTCTTTCTTTTCCTTGGCATTAAGTATACTGGGATAGGTTTGCTTTAGGGTGTGCGTTCTGTATTTTAGACATCACATCCTTAAATCCATCGGATTGTTTTGGTTTGCCATAGATGGCAGACGTTCCTTGATTGCCAAAGTATCTTTCTAATTCTGGGTGATCCTCTTTATATTTATCTAGAGCAGTCATAGACATGGATACTTCTATGATCTCACCAGTTTCTTTGTTTCTAAAATCGTAGTTGGGCATTAGTCTATCCTCAGACATGGTTGTAGGTCATTCCAATAGTCATCACAATCGCAATCTTCTACAGTAGGACACCACCCCATTGCTTTAGATACTGTGGGGAAGTTACAGATGAAGTGGTCACGACATAGGTTTGCTATGTCCATGTGCTCCTTCTGTGTACCGTTGGCAGTTCTTAATGTTATGTAGTGCATCCAAGAACGTGCACTTCCTGTCATGTATATTCTAGTAGGTGTTGCTAGTGGGAGAACCATTCTCGCACATTCCTTCGCAATCCCCTCACGAATAAGTTCGCTGTATAAATCAATTCCTTCAGCGAAGTACTGCGAGATCCTCCCCTGTAAGAACGCAACTTGTTTTTCATCTAGGTCATCAATAGAGTTTTGTCTGTTCTTTTCATCCTGTCTCCTTAAGTCTGGAACTTCTATGTTACTACCAAGTAGTTCGGTATTAGCATAGCGTTGTGAGAACTCTTGGAAAGTAAATGATCTATGTCTGAGAATTTGTGCACCAATAGCACGAGAAGTATTAATCTCTAGTGTCATGTGTGCTTGCTCAAAGATAGACCAATGTCCATGCTCAATACAATACTCCAACAACTTCTCAACCTTAGGGTTGTCTTGGTTGTTGGGGTTAGATACTCTTGCGATGTATCCTATAGTTTTTTCAGCGTCAGGAGTGACGGAAACGAAACAGACTTTACTCATCTAAGAATTTTAAATAAACAATACAGTGCTAAAGAATAAACATATCCTATAGGTGGTAGTCCAAACAATGCAGGAATACATATGTTCCATGCTCCCCATACTATAAAGGGTGCGAATATTAAACCGAGAGTATTATCAACAAACTTGGAACCTAGTTCCTGATATACTTTGTCATCCTCTGTACCATCTTTAAATCCCTGTTTAAATTGATAGAAAGGACTCTTCACTTCTTCTTCCTTACTTTCTTCTTGCT